AGGCTCAGTAGAGTGAAAACTCTCTAAGTGGTTAGAGTCTGTTAGTTTCCCTACTGCACGTTTGTCCATAGACGCTACACGAGCATAAGTAAAACCAGTTAACCCAGGAATTGTTTGAATTGCCATTGTTATTCGTTTTTATTAATTATTTATTTGTTGTTTTGTTATAAGAACCATGATTTTGAATTAGTACCACCATTACCTGATGGTCCACCTGTTTTAGCTTTTGTAACTTGTCTTGCAACTTCTCCAAACAGTTCGTTAGATTTCTTTGTAACGCCTGTTCTTTGTATGGTTGATAATGTAGGATCTTTTTCTAACATTTTTAAAAGAAGACCTATCTTAACTTTCTGTGCATGATTCTCTGGTCTTTTAAGATCCAATATAGCACGATCAAAATCAGTTAAGGTTTCTCCTGTTGGAGTTTTCCACTTATCAACTAATAAGAAGTCTTGTAGTTCTGTTGCTATTTTTGGATTGATAGGAATACCATCAAACTCTTTTGCTTTCACCTTATCATTTAAGATGGATTGCACATTACTTATATACTGATTTCTAACTTGAGCTTTTTGTTGTAACTCTTGTTCAGACTTAGCTTCTAAGTCTTGTAACTTAGCTGCTTCTTTTTTAACCAACACCTTGTGATGTTTAGTTGCAACGCTTTCTAAATCACCGTAGTTTTTAAGTCTTTCGATTTCTGTTTCTACATCATCTGGATCAAATCCTTGATTAGTCAATGCTTGCTTCATTATTCTTTCTTGATTGTTCTCATCAGAAAGATCCATCTCAGCAAATCCAACAACATTGTTATATGTAGTGAAGTAATCTTTTGGATTAACTCCTTTTACAAATATGGCATCAAAAGCTTCTTGATAGTCTTCTCCAAATTGTCCAATGAAGTTTTGTACTATTTCACTAGCACCTTTTTTCTTCTCTTCATTAAATCTTTCTAGAAATTCTTCTGCAGTGTTTACTGGTTCTTTATCATCATCATCAGATGTAAATACACCTAGTTTGTAAAGATCATTTGCAAGAGCAGTGAATTGTGTTCCTTCAGGAGCATCATCTACCTCTTCATCATTGGTATTTGATTTTGCAGCAGTTTTTGTTGGAGCAGGTGTGTCATTATCATCATTATCCTCATCTGGATCATCACTTAAGAAATCCGAGATCATTGATTGTCCTTCTAGTTTTTCATCATCTGTTTTACCATCAACACTTAAAGGAGGAACAATTTCCTTACCTTTTGGTGAATCTGGTTTAGCAGGTGCAGCAGGAGGATTAGCTTCATTAATGATAGGAGTGACATCTTCTGGATTACCAGAAGCAGTTTCAGGTTCAAATAATCCCTGAAGTAATTCTTGGTTACCCATTCCCATTTCCATAGTACCTAAGATACCAAAGTTGCTTATATCTAAATTATCAGCCATATGTAGTTGTATTTGTGTTTGGTTTATTAATGTAAAAGTATTATAAGTGTTTGTAATATCAAAGGGTTATGAGTCAATGTGGTTCAATTTTCTTGATAATATAGCATTAAGATATTCTCCTCCTCCGAAGAGGAGAAGTTTTTTAACCTTTTTTGTTATTACGTCCCTTGGCATTCTCTTTTGCAACAGCAAGATCGTTTGTCATATTCTCTCTAGCCACTTTTATTTTTTCTTGTTCTATATTCATTTTATCATTTGCTTGTTTGCTTTTAGATTGAATATCAGCTATTTTTAATCCATATTCTTTAGTAGCTTTATCTTGATCATGAGCTAGTCTACTCATCTCCATTACATCAGGAATTTCATTAGAATTAGTGTCTTCAGAAGCAACATTGCCAAATCCTGTAGCTTGTATAATAGCAATTTCTTTTTTAGATAATCTATCAAGTTCTTTTTGATAGTTTTCATTAGCTATATTAGAATCATATTGTTGTTGAGCTTGTGCTAATTGTGCTTGAGATTGTTCTTGTTGTTGTTGAACTTTTTGTTGTTCAAGTTCTTGTGCTTGTTGTTGTTGAGCAACTTGTTGATCTCTGAGATCTTTAAACACTTTCTTCATCTCTCTCATAGACTTGGTAGAATATAATTCTATTACATCATAAAGTGTGCCACCATTTTGGATAATAGCTTGAGACAATTGTCTAAGTTCATTAAACATTTGTGTATCTTCTGGTCTATTAGTAAGGAACACTTTCAAATCACGAAAAGAAAGATCTGATCCATTTACTTGTACAAATGCAGATTCTCCTTCAGATGTAATATAAGAAAGAGTAGATTGTGGTTTAGATGATTCTACATAAAGTGCAGCATCTATAATACTTTGATACAGCTGTCCAAGCACATACTCGTGAGCCACAAATAAGGGCTCTGTTTGAGAGTAACTCTGCTGCATTGCAGTGTTGGTCCCTGTAGCTGATTCAGAGGCAGAAATAGACCCCATACGTTGTTTAGACATACCTACAAGTTCCCAACATTCTTGTTTCATTTGTTGTGCAAGAGTGTAACGAGATTGTATCTCTTGCGTACGTGTAAGATCAAGAGCTGTAAACTGATTAAATGAACTAGGACTCTTTAAATTCTCAGGACTATCATCAATAAATACCACTCCTCTATTACGTGCTTCCATTTCCCAAATGTCAAGAGCATCTTGTGCATCTCCATCTTTAGGAATAGGAATATGTCTCAATGACATAAGTTGCACCTTACCTACCTCTTTCTCAAGAAGCTTGTATAATTGATTCATACACACATTGTATATCACCTGAAAAGGTTTCATAAGATCTACTAAGCTTTTTGCTTCTGTATTCTTCACCTCATATGTTGTTCCTATAATAGGACAATAGTTTAATAACTTGAATGGTTTAATATGGTAGATGTCTGGTCCAATCTTAGTTCCTTGGTACCATTGGTTAATCCATCCCCATTCTAATGATTGTTGTTGAGGATGTGTTCCTGATTTATAATCTTCAGTAACAAGTGTTGATTGCTCATTACCCATATCATCTATGTAAATCAATTTGCCTATTTTCTTTTTAGATATCCAATATGATCTAACAACAACATACTTATATCCAAATGAACTTACGTTATTGGTAAGACCTAAGAAATCTTTTAAGCCATCATTGTTTTCTTTCATTTCTGATTCAATGATCATTCTTGTCTGTAAAACAAGAGGGTCAAATGTATCATACATTACAGAATCTTGTCCTGGAACAGCATCTGGATTACCTAGATTGGATTCTCTTACATTGATTAATCCATAATCCTGTAAAGAACTTCTAAGGTGATCTATTTCTTCTTTAGTTAAGTCTGGAATAGATTCAATAATTTCAGACAGTTCCATAACTTGCACAGTGCCAGCAGCATAAGCTCCTTGTGCTCTTCCTGTAGGATCTGATATATATTTTCTATCAGGTGTACTTAAGAACCAAGTGTTCTTTGGGTTAGCCACTTCAATGTTAAATCCAAGCTTTGAGTTATCTTCGTATATGTGATAGAACTCTCTAGCAGATATTAACATATCTCTAAATGCATCTTCGCTCTTTTCTTTAATGTTAAACTCAGCTTTCTGACATGTAAGAACATGATTGGCCCATTTCTCAGCAATAGATGTATAGCTATCTAACTGATCTTTAACTTGTTCCATTGTCATTTGCTCCAATTGCTCAGGTTCAATTTCTTCTCCTTGCATTGCTGCTTTAGCTGTAAGCTGTTGCTTCACTTGACTAATAACATATTGTTGAAGAGTGTCTGTTTTGAATTGTAGTTCTTCTGATTGACTATCATCATCAAAAGCTTTCACTCTAAATGTATCTGGTCTTTTAGATATCTCTCCTACAAGTTCATTAATAGGAGTGGTGATAATTGAATACATCTTTACATAAGCAGGAAGTTCTAGATCTGATGTAAGAACATCTGTAAAGCTTCTTACCTCTGGTTCTTGATAGAAATCTTCCATACGTAAGATTCCTTTCATAAGATCATAATTTGGAACAAATGTATCTCTATTCTTTATGTATTCAGCATATGCTTTATTGGAAAAATAATCCATTGTATTCTTTATCCAACTTTCATCTTCTTTTTCCTTCTCTGTTTTAAACTGATCAGGGAATATGTTTAAGTATGCATACCTAATGGTAGCGTCTTTTGTATATCTAATTATTGCCATTATATTGTTTATTTTTATTTATTAAGAATGCATAAAATTACATAAGTTTTCATTAGGACATTCAGGAATAAAATCATCTACTGATAAATCTTGATTTCTAAAATATAATAATGCACTTGGTTTTTTGTATTCTTCTAACATTATTTTTCTATCTCTAATTGGTAAACTTAAATACCAATCAAGAGAAAAAGCTTTATTGTGTTCTCCAGCAGATTGTATATTATTGTAATATTTATCAATCCAATATTTTCTTGTTGCCATGTTATCTAAACATTTTATGTTTGTTACTATTAAACATTCCCTTTGATTCAGAGAATAGTGAATTTTTTTTCTTTTTAGAATAGAGAGAAGTTATCCTTACATCTTCAACTCCACCTGTTCTTCCCATTATAGGATTTAATTTCATCGCCAAAGATACAGCTAATTCTGCAGCAATGATTCTATCAAAGTTGCCTGTCTCATTATATTGTATCATTTCTTCTAATAATACAGGATCAAATATCTTTGCCATCCCTTTTGTTTCAGAAATGACATTACCCTCATCATCTTTTTCTACATGTATAACTTCTTCTGTGTATGTCTTTAAACATCCATGCAGAAAGTCTCGTATTTTTTCAGCAGATCTATGTATTCCATAATCCCTTCTAACTGTTGTATTAGGAACTATTTCTTTTAACCAATCTGGTTGTCTTTCTAAATAATGTGCATCTCCTTTTGAGATCATATAATCTATAAAAGAGATTTCATCGTTTTCACACAATGTTCTAGCATTGTAGTACTTAATCAATAATCTTGCCTGCTCTTCCCATGTTTCTTTCTTGTCTGGTCTAGCACAATAACTAGCAACAAACATATCTTGATACTTTTCTCCTGCAATAGCATGCATTCTTTTGTATATATATACAGATCCTAATGAACTTGAATAAGCAGACTTACCTTGTCTATAAGGATCGACTCCTGCAACATATAATCCATAAGGAGGTGTGTCAATTGGAAACTCATATATAACTACAGGAGCATCTTTTTGATCACTGTTCTTTAATGGGAAATTTGATATAGGAAGCTTATCTGTAAACTCATGTTTCACACCTTGTCCATCATCATATAAAACAACAGGAGTACCTGTTCTTTCTTGTGCTAATAGCTTGGCTTTCTGACGTTTAGCTGCTTCTATATCAAATATGTTTGTATCTTCATTTAAGAATATGTCATCCACCTCTTGTGGATAATACATCTTTTCTTTTAAATATGCAAGTCTATCACCAGCTTTTTTTAATCTGTCAAGATTATCATTTGTAATCTTATCTGCTTTTTCTAAATTAGAAACAAGCATCTTTACATTATGTAATTCAGAATCTTCTGGTTGTTCTAAATAAGCTCCTAATGTAGAATCTTCTTTAGCTTCCATTCTATATTTATGGGAGATGAATAGTCCATGGATTCTTTGATCATCCTTTGCACTATTATATTCCAGGAAGTTGAAATTGGCTACATCAAACATTAAGCTTTTTGCATCCATGAAATTCTGCATATCTCCACCTGTACCTGTAAGTATAGGGCTACAGCCCCAACCAAATGGTGTGGTGAAACCTGGTGTAGCAGCTTGTAATCCTCTGAGGAAATTACCCTTACCTATCTCATCAATGATAAGTCTTCTTGGTTTTGTACCTGCAATAGCCTCTTCATTATTACCACCATCTAAGTTACGAATAAGGATCTGAGAAAAGGGGATTCTCTCTCCTGCTTTTGTCTTGATCCCTAATGTAACTTGGTTTTTCCAGTTGTCTTCCACTCTCTGCCATCTCCAGGCTTCAGGTAGGAAGTTTAATCCTTTGTCAATCTTATCTGTGATAAGCTTTATATCGGGAGCATTCAATCCTGCTATAATGTTCTGGGAATTCTCATCGAATGTTGCCCCATGACCTATATAGGAACTCTCAATTACTGACTTAGCCAAACGTCTAATACCTAGTATCACTAGGCCTTTCTTTTCTGTATGTGCTCTATCTATTTCATTTGTGATTATCCACTCATTATCACGTAGATATGGATTAGCATATTTTTGATTAATCCTTCCACGATCATCTATAATATCCACCTCTGTATTCCAGAAGTTTAAATGCCAATATAGAAAAGGGTTAATATAAACTCCTCCCATTGTACAGCCATCAATACATAGTTGTTTATGGAAAGCATAAAATGCTTTATACTCTTCTGAGTCCTTTGATGGAACTCTCTTTTGATTGATAAACCAATCTCCGTATTCAATACTCTGTAAGCCATCTATTATCATTATCTTCTACCTTTTAAGAAATCTTCTGCCATACTACCAAGCTCAACACCACCTCTTACAGGCACCACCTTTGCTTCTTCTTTTTCACGTAGCTTCTCAACTTGTTCAAGAAGGGCAAGATAGTTTTTCATTGTCTCTTGTACAAACTTTCCTTGAGCTTCAATACTTGCAATTACCATAGGCATAGCACCACCAGCTTTGGTTTCTTTCCATTTGATTCTATCCTCTAATGTATGTAAAGGATTAGCATCAATATAAGCTTTCCAGCTTATTAATTGTTCTTCGGCCCAATTTAATTCTGTTGATATATATGTAGTTTTCTTTAATGCCATTATTCTATATATTGGTTAAATGCTTCATCCAATTTTTGTTTATACACTTGTATATCTTGTATCTCTGCTCTGATTTTCTTTTTACATTCTTCTATTCTATTTTGGCATTGATAAATCTCACTATAGTATTCATTTTGAATGTTACGAAATATAGCAAATTTATCTATACCATCTTCTTCTAAAAAGTCTTGTATAATATCACAACTGTTTTCTGGATTACAAGCTGATATATCTTCATCTTCCAGAAAATCTTGAATCACTTTACATCCTTCGTCTCTTGGACATGGTTCAAATATTGATTCATTAGTATCCATTGATTGTTTACTAAAAGGATTGCCTTTCCAAATAGCTTCATCCATCTTTTTCATCATTGCTGTTTTATCTGTTAACTCAGCAGCTAAGAATTCTTCTTCTGTATGATTGTATTTATCTTTTTCTTTATATATAGAAAAGATGTATTTCCAATCTTCTATAGTGTAAAGATGGTAAGCTTTTCCATATAGTTTATAAATATGTTCCATTATGTAGTTAGTATTATATTAGTTATTAATCTTCCTCTTCTTCGAACAATGTGTTCTCTAAATTCATGCCATCTTTTATAATGGCTTCTATTTCTTCTTGATCAATGTGATCAACATCTGTATTTAATTCTAATTCATATTGTTGTAAAGAAAAGAATAACTCTTTATCTGTTACTCCCCAAATGTCAGCTCCATCTAATGCTGTAGAAATATGTCTTCCTATATTATACACAGGATGATCCTTATATAATCTATTTAACACTTTAATAATTTGAAGATGATAGTTTGGATATTTACTCATACTATTTAAATTAAATCATTAATGTCTTTTTCAGACAATGTGTTGTTCTCATCATCATCATCATCATCTTCTTCCATGTACTCAGGCTTCACTGTTATCTTTATCATATCTTTTAGTTGATCACTATCGGGGTTAGCATCTCCACCAGATATATCAATAAAATTTACACCCTCTTCATATAAATCTTGAAGAATTGTTATAAAATCCTGTAATGGTATTTTTTGTATTTTAGTCATTTGGAAAAGGTTTTGCAATCCATTTACTTAATGGACATTCGCATGTTAAACATTTTGTTTTAGCTGAAAGTGTACATCCACAATTTATACAATGTGCATCAGGTCTTATTGATAAATGATTCTTAGAATGTTGATCACAACCATTACATATATCCATTCTTTCTTTACTAATGTATTCTATAAAAGCTTTTTGTCTTTCTTCAGGAAGAATGTGGTTCTTCCAGCCTTCGTATATTTTTTTTAAGCTCATTGTATTTTTGGTTTTAATGTCTTAATACTTGTCTCTAATATTTGCAACTTAAGTGTAACAGCATTTCTTCTCACCTCTGTTATAGCTGGATCTTTTAACATGTTTTCATAAGCTTTCTTAATAGCTAATAACTTATCATATTGTTTCTGAGCTTTCTTTTGATTAAAATAAAACTTACCAAATCCAGAAATCTCTACACTCTTATTAACATTAAGTGCATCATTAGCAGAATCAAACTGATATGTAACAACAGCATCAATAATCTTTTCTGATATCACCATGTTAATAGCCATCCTTTTAATCAGCCATTCCTTCACTGACATTGATTGTGGTTTCTTCATGTACCAACTGTATATCTAAGTTTATATTCTTTTTGAAATCTATAACAATAACTGGATTGATTTTCACCTTACCATTCTCCTTAATAAATATACCTATTCTTTTAAGTTTGGAGATGATGTTATTGATTGTTGGAGATGTACTATTATATGTCTTGCAGAATTCTTCTCTCACATTAGCAAATGTAATGTTTCCTTTAATAGCTGTAAAAGCTATAAGTTGTATTTCTCTTTCTGTTAGATGAAGATTGTTAATAGCAGATAGAATACTATAATACTTCTCAGCTAGTTCTATGTCTGTATCAATTGATCTCTTAAGTCTTTGTACTATCATCGTCATGTAGTTTTATCTAATTATATTACAAATATATACAATAAACATATAACTTGTATACTTTTTTATTTTCCAATGCTATATTATGACTAAAATCTACATATGAATGTGTATAGATAACCACGCCCAACCTCCACCCCAAATGTACAGAGTATTTATAACATGTGCAAATATTTTTTTGAAATATATTTTATACATTTTTTAAAGTACTTATTATCAGAAGGTTTATGATAAAATTTATTATTCTTTAAACTATTCTCTTCTTTAGTAAGTAGTTGTAAATTATGTAATGAGCAGCTTATGTTAATAGGTGTATCTTTTATAAACCATGACAATGGAATACAATGATCTATATCATATCCTTGTGGAATTATAGGAAACTTATCAATAAACTCTTGTTTTGTAAATCCTAATTTTTCATATACTTTATTAGAATCATTATTATGTAATCTTTTTAAACAACTTCTAAAAAATGATCTTGCTCTTTTTTCTGGTGTAGCATTTCTAAGTCTACTTTTTTCTTTTAAACAAGATATACACATTCCACTTAATCCATCAGAACCTCTTCCTGAATCTTTTTTAAAAGCATCTCCAGTCTTTATAGTTTTACATTTATAACACTTATATAATTTAGCATCTTCACAAGAAATACATTTTTGCTTATACTTATTAAATTCTGATTTTGGTTTTACTATTTCACATACAACACAAGGTCTTTGTATTGCGTAATTTTTTTTCTGTTCAGCACTTATATAGCTCATAATATTTTATATTTTATACACCCCAAAGGTATAACATAAATTTTATATCTACCAAATATTTTTTAAAAAATTTTTTTCCAAATTTAGAAACCCTTTGTGTGTATGGGATGGTTGACCTATCCATATCAAAACCCCCCATCAAAATTTGCAAGTTGGGGCTATCCCCTGGTTGCTGTTTCACTTGGTAGGAAATGTGGCGTGATAACCACAATGATCCCAAGTAAACAAGGAGATAGAAAGCCTTGTTATTCTTACCAAAACCTTTTGAACAACCTAATAACTTAATACATAATCATTATGGAAAAATTCACAAGAATTATTAGCATAGAAGGAAACTATGCTTACAGCACAATTGGAGAAACATTCTTCGTAACAAATGATTTGTTACCAATGCAACTACCTTGTATCATTAGTTACAATCCTGAATGGAAATCATCTATCAATAGAATTGCAATTGATACAGACGGAGAAGAACTATACTACACAGTTAATGTAAGACATGCTGAGAGAGCATTTAGTTCAACAGAAGAATTGGCTCAATACAGAAAACAAAAATGGGACGAAGAACACACATTGCAAATAGCACCAATCGAAAGACTGATTGGTAATACAGACTTCAATAAACTAATAGCCATTTAATTGGCTGTTAGTTTTCTTCCTATATATATAGGAGTGCATATTTGCCTTATTTAAAAAACTTTTCATCCATCCCAAAACCTTTTTAACATCTTAATAAATAATAATTAAAAACAGAAAACAAAATGAAAAATTACGTAATTAACAACGGTGCTTTTACAGCAAATGGTAACTTTAGTGGATACACAGCTCTTGGTGTTCGTGTTCACCTTCACAAACGTCAAATGGAAGCTCTTGAATGGAAAGCTAATGCAGACATCACTTTCCCTTTCTTCTGCATTGCAGAAGTAAAAGAAATTGGTAGCTTAAATGCAGACGGTAGTGCTGTGGTAGATGCTAATGGTGTTGAAGTTAAATCAGAGCGTCTTACAGCTTTGAGCGCATTCAAAACTAAAGCTGAAATTACACAAGCTCACGCTGATAGCAAATTGCTTGATGTGGAAATTGCACAAGCTATTGAAACGCAAGCTAAAGCTTCAGGCTTAAGCGATAGTGCTATTGCTACACTTGCCAATGCTTCATTCTAATTAGTATTATAATAGCAGGTCCTTAATTGGACTTGCTATTATTATTATATATAAGGGTGGGTTTGGAAAATATGGGTGGGATGTTAAATAACTTCTACATTATATATATATAAAACTTTTTACGAGGGAGAAAAAAACTTTTATTTAGTTAACTTATTGATAATCAAGCATAATTTATTTTTATGTTGATTGATAAGAGAGCATAAATAGGTGGTAGTGGAGACACACACGTAATAAATACATAAAATCAAACAACGAACAAATCAAATAATAATCTAATACATATAGCATTATGAACTACTTATGCAAAGACAAAGAAACAGGAGACTTATTTGTTATTACTAAATGGTCTAAAGACTTTAGTAAATACATAGAGAATAAAACTTGTGTATCATTAGGAATTAAATCTTTCTATGTATTACAAGAAATAGAAGTTAGATAACAATGGGCTCTTCTTGGGCCCTTTACAATAACATGGAGTAAATATATGGTTCACTTATAAGATATGTACATACTTATTAGTTTCTGCGTACCATTAGTAGCACAATCTCTGAAGTAAGGTAAAATCATCCCTTACAAATAAAAAACTTAATAACTTCACAAGTCATTGAGTGCACCAGTTTCTTTAGTTTATAGACTATGATATATATAATAAGAACGATATGAGTGAAGAAACTCTTATTATATACCATAGCAATTAAAGTTTTAGGTGTAAAATGCAAATTTAAATAATAGTTAAGATGCAGTCTAGTCTGCCATAAATAAGTGTGATACATATACAGTGTATGAAACTAACATCAAAACTATTATTTTTTAAAACAAATTATTAACTGACTAAATAACAAAATTATGGAACAATTTAATTATGATGAACTATCTACATTACTATATGTATTAATTGTACACATGAATAAAAATATTAGTGATGAAGAGCTTCGTGATATTAAAAAGCTATCAGATAAAATTATTTTATTAAGAACAGAATAAAAACAAACATTAGTCAGTCAATTACAGGTAATGCTGGGTTGACTGATTATATTAAACACTGACTAAATTATGAAACAATTTTTAGCAATCTTTAGCATCCTATTATTAGGAGCTATCATTGGAGTATATATGAGTAATCTATATCAACCTAAATCAGAATATCACATTCAATTACTTGACTATGATCAAGTAGAGATAATGGATGATCAACACAATCTAATTAAGACTACATCTCTTGATAGTCTTTCTTATCACTTAAATCAGGATAACATTTAAATTCTTAATAACAAATAGAAATGGAAGAAAACTTAACAGGTAGATATATTAAAGCTCTTGTAAATAGTCCTCAATCTACAGGTGTTAAAATTGGTGAAACAATAAAGATTATACGTGATAATGGTAGGTGTACACTAGATACAACATCTAGTGGAATTAGTGGAATGAGCATTAACAAACCCTTAAATCTTAAACACTGGGAATTATTACCATTAGAGACAACAAAAAAAGATGTCATTAAAGTAAATGATTGGATTGTTAGAACAACAAATAGTAGTGGTGGGAATAAAGTAACTAAAGGTAAATCATATCAAGTCATAGAGGATACTCGTAGCAATGTTAACTTGATAGATGATGAAGGGAATGTAGATAACTTTGATACAAAGTATTTTAGACTTGCTGAACCACATGAAATTCCTAAACAAGAACCACCTAAACCTGATATGAAAGCTATTCAAGAAGAATGTAAAAGAAGATTTCCTATTGGATGTAAATTTATATCTAGCTGCAATTCTAAAGTTACTCGTGTTTTAAAAAACGATAGCTGTACATATTCTATATCAGAACATGTTAAAATATATGCAGGTTCTGGTCAAGGATTGTTGTACAAAGATGGAGTTTATGCACAATTAATGTCTTTACCAAAGACATCTTTAGTAGGTAGATGGTTAAAAGCTTTAGTAGATCGTCCTCAACATACTTTTGTATTGAAAGGAGAGTATGTTAAAATACTTGACGAAAAATATGCTGGTTATGAAGTAAATATTGGTTTTAATCCTAATATTAAAAATGATACATGTAATTTTGGTGCTGATCCATCAATAACTGATTTATGGCAGTTGATGCCTGAAGAGTTTAGTACTGTATCAACAATTTATCATCCAACAACTGCATCTTTAGCAGATGTTTCAATATCAACAATTAAACAAAAACCATTAATAGAGAATGTGCAGTCCATTAGTGTTAACTTACGCATAAAAAAAACTAACAAATTTAAATTTTAAAAAAATGAACAAAATGAAATCATTTGTAAAAGAAGTAGTTGCAATACTTAAAGGAGATGACGCAGAAGCAACGGGACAAAAAATCCTTAGACAAGCAGACAGTGCTTTCAAAACACAAATTGCTTCATTAACAGGAGATACAATTGCTCTTGAAGACAAATTGGAAGATGCTGTAGAAGCATTGAGACTTGCCAGATTAAACAATGGTAAAGTTATTAGTGATAGAAATTCTTATGTTAGAAATCTTCTTGATGCTAAGAACAATGTTACATCAGCAGAAGAAGCGTTGGAAGCACACAATGCTAAATTAGTTTTCTTAAAAGAACAAGCTGATTTGTTAGACGCATAAATATTACACACACACACCCTTATTATAATTTTAGGGGTGTGTGTGTTTTTTTAAATCTCCTTAATAATAAAAAACATGAAACATTTAAAAATTAGCATACCAGATGGGTATGAGATTGATAAAGCTCAATCAACATTCGAGAACATTGTATTCAAACCAACAGTAACAGCTCTTCCTAAAACATGGATAGAGTTAAATAAGATTAATGGTTATTCCATAGATGGAGCTTCAAGAATAGAAAAATTAGGTGATTCTGTGGGATGTATAGATATTAATAAGAATGTATTTGCTACAGAGGAACAAGCTAAAGCATCTATTGCATTAGCACAATTGTCTCAATTAATGCAAGTATATAATGATGGTTGGGTTCCAGATTGGAAAGATGATAACTATAAACATAATATTGAATATTATATAGATGAGACTATAATAGAAACAAGATGCTCATATAGTTCATTTCTTGCATTTAAAACTCAAGAAACAGCTAAACTATTCTTAGAGAATTTCAAAGATTTAATAACTAATGCTAAACCATTATTATAATGAAAAGACTAGTAATGTTTTATATAAGCTATAAAGGTGGCGACATAGAAGGTCATAGAATATCAACAAAGACATATCCTATCTTTACAAGAAAAAGTAGAATAGTTGATGATTTTTATGAATGGCAAGTAGAACAACTATTTATTGTAAATAAAGAAGATAGTCAAGTAGTATATATAACAAATACAAAAATCATTGGATTATGAAACCAGAAAAAATTGAACAAAGGTTACAAGACATCAAGAATGAAATACATTCATTAGATAGTCTTAGAGATGCTCACGATGATACAAACATACATGAGATAGAGCACAAAGTGGATGTATTGTTAAATGAAAGACAACAACTAACATTCTTATTAGAGAGTTGTTTTGATGATCTTATTGGATTATAATGACTTATATATTTATATCATACCTAGTTATGCTGGGTATGATGATTGAAAGTTACAAAGATGTAAAACGTACACCAATTGAAGCTTGGTTTATGTTTGTCTTTAGTCCATTTATTTTACCAATACTTATTGGTGTAATGTTAGCTGAAAATAAACCAAAACAATAAATTTATATGAAATCATTTGAAGAATTACAAGAAACAATGGATTTACTAAATGAATTAGTAACTAACCAAAGTAAAGCACTAACTCTTTCTAAAGAAATTATTGAGGGTAAGAATAAAAGAATAGAGCTATGTGAGAGAGAAACAACTATCTATAAGAAAGAGAATAAAGCTCTTAAGATATGTTTATTTGGAATTATAGTGTGTAGCGTGTTACAATTTATGATATCATGTTATGCGAATAAGGGTTAATAAAGGAACATTAGTAGCATCTACTAATACATGTAGACATATATTGTCTAAAAGGCTAATAATAGAAGTGATATATAATTTCAGAAATGGAGTTGTAAGAGAAAGAACAATAGACATAAGAAAATCAGTAGAACAATAAACAATTTAATTCCTTAATAATTATGAATGCATCAAAGTCAGGTGGTATATTCACCTTTGATCATGGTCAAAAAAAGCTTAACAAAGCAATTGGTGTAGAACAAGCCTATTTAGATGATCTTAGTGATCAAGTAAAAGAAACTATGAAGAATTTCTTATTTGATGAAAATAGAGAAATAAAAGAAGACATTTCTCCAAGTCAATTGGTAGAGATTGTAGCAAGTGAATATAGCTATTCACAATTAGTGGTAATGGCTTCTTTCTATTTACAAGACAAATTAGATGGATTTGCCACTTCATTAGAGAAGAAAATGGATGATATGAAATCAGCAATTAAAGCTATTAGATTAGATGCTGACGATATTCCACCTCACATTAAAGAGATTCTTGATGGTCTTACAGGAGGAGAAAGTAAATCTACTGCATTAGATGGTGATTCATTACCACAAGAGCTTAAAGACTTTCTTAAGAACTTAGCTGAAGAGCAAGAGAAACAAGATGGAGATGGTGATGATGACTAACATTAACAAGGAGCATTGTAATGATGCTCCTTTTATATTAAAGCTATGACGAAATATAGATTTAAAACTGAAGAAGAGTTTAAAAGAGACAGTCAATGGGATTATATTCATAATGTACCAAGTGGTTGGAATTCAAGTCGTAAAATGAATGAATACATAGGACAAGACATTGATGATGATTATAATGTCAGAATTGAATGTAAACTGTCATTTACCAATGGTAGATGGACATTTTCATCAAAAGCTTGTATTTTAAACTCAATAGAGCTATCAGAAGAAGAAACAACAGAAATTTTAAAACAAATTAAAAACAATTCCTTAATAACAAAAAGAAAAATGAAATCAACAGCAACTAAATCAGTAAAGAAAAATCCAGTGGGAGACAAGTTCGTATTTATGGACAAAACAGTTAGCATTTTAAACGTAGGATTCTCTACACGTAAGAATGTTATTCTTTATGGTCCAGGTGAATAAAAATTCTTTTTAACTTGCAGGGTAATATAATTTATATTATCTTAGCAGCATGAAAGTAATAATATATGCATTAGTAGATCCTATAACTTGCAAGGTGAGATATATAGGAAGAACTTCAGTGAGCATGAATGCTCGATTATCCAAACACATACATGATGCCAAGTATCATAAGAGAAAGACACACAAAGAAGATTGGATAAGAAGTTTACTCAAAATAAACTGTAAACCTTTAATCAGAAAGTTAACTGAGATTGAAGGTTGGGAAAAATCATATGAGTTAGAAGTTAGTCTTATTGAAAAATATAAAGACAGACTTACAAACTATTATGATAAGGGTCCTGGACATTTAAGACAATGTAGAGAAGAAGATAGAATTAAAATATCTAACACTCTTAAGTCTAAATATGCTCAAGGAACAATTGATAAACCAGTAGGTAAAACTATATATGTTTATAATAGAGATGGTTCATTTTATAATGAATATGTTTCTGTTAGTGAAGCTTGTACCAAATTAAATGTTGGTAGAACTACAATAAAAAGACATATTAATGGTCATCATCATTTATTTAACTCTCCAACTGCAGATGGCAGAAAGAGATTTTTAGGTGGTAATTATCAATTCAACACAGTTAAAGTTGAGAGAATGCATGATTATACTTCATGAAGAATACGCCGTCTATAGTAGTAATATTATAGATAATTAGTGGGCAAAAACGGTGAAAGCTAAACAGTGATGTATGCCAATACCGTGCTAAACATAGATAGTAACATATTTATGTCAGTGTAACGCATAGTGGGTGAAACTAGAAATAGAATATAAACCACCACGAGTGTCCGCCATCCTAACAAGTAATGTTGAGGATGAAAATATATGCTAAACTGGGTTGGATTGACCAACCGATGCAAATGAGGGAAACCTCCAGAGGTGAAGATAAAAAGCTTCACGTTAATAACTATTGGGCCATGGTAAATCAGAAATCACTCTTGATTTCTTAAAAGCTAAAGGTATTGATCCATTCATTCAAACAATGGGTACAGGTATGACAACAGACAGATTGTTTGGTGGTCTTGATATACCAACATTCGAAACAACAGGTAAGATTGAATATCTTGTACATAATAGTTTCATGAACCATGAATATGTTATATTCGAAGAATTGTTTGATGCTCCTGATTTTATCCTAGAGCAATTGAAAGATATTCTATCATCTGGTATATTCAGAAATGGTACACAGATATTTCCTATTGAGACTAAATTCATCATCTGTTGTACTAACAGAACTCGTGATGAATTCTCTAAGAATATGTCATTAAAAGCTCTTATGGAACGTTTCCCATTAGAATTGAATGTTATATGGGATAACTACACAGAGATCTCTTATAACAAGCTATTGGAGAGTAAATTTGGTGAAGGAGAAGTTGATCCTGTTATTCCTTATTTATTACAGGAATATGCTAAGAACAGCATTACCATCAGTCCTCGTGTTGCTGTAACAGCATATCAAGTGTATGATGAGTGTGGTCCAGAATCATTAGCATTCATTGCTGAATTTGCTAAGAAACCATCATTGATTGCTGAAGCTATCAAGAAGTTTGAGAGCACAATGAAGTTTAGAGAGTTGTCTTCAACTATTACATATAGCATCGAAACTCTAAGTCACTTACCATTAGTGTCAAGAGAAGATGAGAAAATGTACAAAGAAGCTCTTAACAGTCTTAGTATGCAATTGAAAGACATTCAAGGCCTAACTGTAGGTGATGATGTTGCTAATGTGCATGCACAACTTGTTAAAGCAGCTAAGTCTTCTGTAGACAAGTTTACTAAGAACTTAACTATCGCTGCATTTATCTAATGAGTATATGGGATGATGGGTATGACGATTACTATGGTAGTCGTTATGCTCCAACCTATACTACTAAAAAGAGTAAAGGTGGATGGAAAGATAAATATGGTGGTAGTGGGTGGAGTAAAAAAGGAGGATGGAGTTCCTTTACTTGGAGTTATGGTAGTGATACAGATAACAATGATGATCTTGTTGTTAAAGATCCTGTTACATATATAACACCAACCACTTCAGAGATCAGAAAGAAAGTGAGAGCTCCTAAACAAACATCTATTGATACAATCAAAGAATTAGCACGAGTGTGTTATTTCAAAATGATTGATGAAAAAGACTATCTAGTTGAGCAATATGCAGATTATGATAATCTACCTGATGAAGAAAAAGGTGCTATATCAACAAAGAAAGAATTGTACGATAGTATATTTGATCAATATATTCCTGGATTCTCTCCATTAGACCAAGCTATATCTATTTATTTGAAGTTACAAAGTACTGATAAAGAGAAAGCTGATCCTAGGGATGATGAGGATGATGAAGACTTGGATATGAAGAAAGGCTTAGACTTTGATAGAAATTTGTATTCTGATCCAAACATCAATGAACAACTAGAGCTTAATGAGCTTAGTAAAGATAGAAAGATGGAGATTATGAACCATCTATCTCTTGTTGGTCAGTTTGGTAGTGAATTCAAAGTGGAAAAGGAAATATCTGAAAAGATAGTTGCTAATTCTGATCAGTATGCTGCAATGATTATGAGAGACTACTCTCAAATTCATATGATGAATCTAATGCAAAAGGTATATCCTCATTTTAGAAGTAAGTTCTTAACTAAAGACTTGACAGTGAGTGTTCCTGTTGATAGAAAAGAACAGATTCAAAAGATTATCATCATTCTTGATTACTCAGGTTCTATGGGCTATGATGATAAACAGATATGGGTTAATGCTATATTAATCGACAGGTTTAAGTATGTCATGAGAGGAGAAGCTGAAGTGTTCTTTAGTTATTTTGTTGAAAATACAAGTGATCTTGATTTCCAACATATCAAGAACAGAGAAGATGTTATTGCATTTTGGCAAACATTCTCTAATGAACCAGGTGGTGGTATGACAGAAGTTGGTGATATGGTTGAACATATTTCTAATGAGATACAAGCTAAAAGATTATGTAATCTTGATGTAGATCTTTCTGAAGAAAAGCCTGAAATCCTAATTATCAATGATGGTCAATTTGGCCTAGACATATAGTAATATATGTCCGTAATTCCTTTAATTGCTGGGACCCCTAAGTTACACCTACGAGGGTAATATGGAAATCAGCAGCGAAATAATGTTATTTTATCTTGCATATCATTAATACTATTTGTATCTTTGTTGTATAATCATAAATTATGAAAAAATACACATTTGATACAGATTATTTTAAACAAATTAACACAGAAGAAAAAGCCTATTGGTTAGGTTTTATTGCAGCCGATGGTTATCTTAACAAAAGAGGTAACACATTAGGAATTTGTTTAGATATTAGTGATAAATCACATTTAGAAAAGTTTAAAACAAGTATAGCATATACAGGTAATGTATTTACTAGAACATCTCAATACTCAAAAGAGCATAGAATTACAGAAAAAGCTGTAATTGAGATATATAGTACAGAGTTATCAAAAGATATTAATACATATGGATTAGACTATGAAAAATCTAAAACACTTAGTACTATTAATAATGTACCAAAAGAACTAATGAATCACTTTATCAGAGGTCACTTTGATGGTGATGGATGTTTATTCTTCGAAAAAGGAAGAAAAGAAACACATAAAGGTTCTCCAGGTATAACAATAGTAGGAACTAAATCATTTTTAGAATATATATGTGAATTTATTCCAGATTCTCCAAAATCATTACAATATGATAAAAGAACTGCTGGAACTTACACTTTATATTTAAAATCTATTAAACGATATAAAAAGTTTACAGATTATATATACAAAGATGCAACAGTGTATCTTGATAGAAAGTTTTTAAAACATCAAGATATATTAAAAAAGATAGAATAACAAGAAACGTTCAACGACTATTGCTGAAATGCAAGTACACTCAAGTGAGTGGAAAAGGGGAACATCCTACGAGGATGGAGATATAGTCTGATCTTATAGGAAACTATAAGCAGTTCTTAAGAGAACGCTATTGTATTAACGAAACAATAGGAACATAATGCAAGATAGTATCCATACAGATAAATTCCCATACAAGGTGAATGCTGTATCATTGATGGAATTCAGTGATGAACTAAAAGACTTGTGTAATGCTACAGGTGGTAAACAAATTGAGATTACAAATGATCTTCGTGTGTTTACATATTCCACTGAAGCAGGTAAACAAGAAATTAAGAGTTAATTTGTTTGGTTATTTCCCTCTGTAAGTCTATATTTGCAGAGGGTTAATGACTAAATAATAACAAAAACAGTTATGATAAACAAAATCTTTTTAACATTCATAGTGGTAGCACTATGGATATTTGCATCAGTATGGTGCTTTAATCACATAAATGCCTGGATTGGGATAGGGGTATTTATATTAGGAATATACATCTCAGTAAAACAAATTTTTAAACCAAGTAAAAAAACAGAGGAAAAATGAAAAAATTATTAGTAGTAGCGTTATTAGCAGTAGCAGGATTTGGATTATTAACATCATGTGATCGTGTAGCTCCAAATTATTATGGTGTTCTTATGGAAAACTATGGTAAAGATGGTAAATCAGATTATACAAAGGTGCAAGGTAGAGTGTCTACAATGTCACCTGGAACAGAATTGTTTGAAGTTCCTGCTTGGGAACAAAGAGGTGTATTCACTGATGACAATGGTGAAGACAGAGTGTTGCAAATAAAAGCTGCAGATAACACAGCATTTACATCTAAACCATTGTATTCATATAAAGTGATTGAAAATAGAGCAGTTGATGTTGTATTCCAAAATGCTAGACTAGGTTCAGGTGGTGATTTTATGAATGCTTTACAAGATAATGTATTAGAGCCTCGTATATATGATATTATTAAAGAAGCTTCTAGAGGATATAGTACAGATCAATTAATGGCTAATGGTGGTTCATTAAAGTTTGAGCAGTATGTTCAAGATATAGTTGTTAAAGAATTTGATAAATCAGGATTGGAATTGATTAGCTTTAGTCTTAATTTAGACTTCTCTAAGAAAGTGAAAGCAAAAATTGATAGTAGAAATGAGGTAAATACAAACATTTCTGTATTAGATCAACAGATTGCTGAACAAAGAAAGCGTAATGAGCTAGAAACATTAAAGACTGAACAAAACAAAATCAGAAGTGCTGGTATTACACCACAATTGTTACAAGAACAAGCAATCAAGAAATGGAATGGACATTTACCAAGTACATATTCTGGTAGTGCATTACCATTTGTTAAAGCAGTAAATTAATAAAAAACAGGCTAAACATTGACCCTTTGTAAGTTATCGAGTAGTAGAGATGTTGCAGAAATGCGTTATGACAAATCGAGAAGTAGATGATTACATAAAGATACTATCAGAGATGGTAGAACGTGAGTTGCCTTGAGAAAGCAATGAGCCATAGCTAAGAGAGTAAAAACTAAATCCGACTTCTCTACTCACGTAATGAGTTCTCAGCAAGTAGTTAATCCAACGGAGGAAAGGTAGAAATACTGAAGGACACTCAAAAGGGATGCAGGAAACCAAAGTCTTAGAAAGGTCTGTAACTACGTGACCTTACTCTTATTATCCAAAGCTCTCTAGTGCTAAAATGTAATAAGAAAGAGGGTGCTAATACAAGTTGATCATTGGTCAACACAACTAAATGATAAGTGCCCTCACATGAGGGAAATTGGGGGTGACTGATTTTGACAGGTTACCAATAGTTAGTACAATCAGCCAGAGAGATAACTGTAAACTAAGGTGAATTATTTTAAATGGCAAAAACACAAGTCGTGTAGTGGCTCTAGGAGCAAACGCACAAATCGAAGCTAACATGAACAAAGTGTTCTCACTTATCAGTGAGGATGTTGTAATAGTTGGTTTAGCAGCCTAAATTCAATAAGGATTTCCCTGTTAGATTAAACAGGGTGGTGGATCGTTAAGCCTAGCTTGACCCTAAATAAGCTGTATAAATTGTATTAATGAACGTAGATCTGGACCTGGGTTTGATTCCCAGCACCTCCACTAGCTGATTATCAGCATGTTAAGCCTCTGTAACAAGAGGCTTTTTTATTTGTATTTTTTAATCCTTAATAACTAAATAACAATGGAAATAAGTAAGATTTGTAGTAAATGTTTATTAATTAAACCACGTTCTCTTTTTTATAATGATAAGCGAAGTAAATTAGGAATAACTTCAAGATGTAAAAATTGTATTAAAATTGCTAAACGTTCATACAATATGTCTGAAGAAACTAAATTAAAAAAATATGAATATGTAAAAAACTTCAGAAAAAAACATCCTGAAAAAACAAAACTTTATTCTTGTAATAATGTAATTAAAATAAGAGAATGTTCTAAAAAAGCATATAATAATAATAAAGATGCATATTTAAAAAGAACAGGTGCACGTTCTAAATTATTATGTTCTGAACTAAATGATGAATATATTTTGTTTTTATTACATAGAATTGTGCCTAAAAATATAATTATTTCTCAAGAACTTATAGAACTAAAACGAATCCAACTTAAAACTTATAGATTATGTCAACAATTACAAAATTAACAGAAAAAATGCTTGATAACTATGAAAAACTAGAATCAGGTCAAAGATCAATTGCTAAGGCTAAAGCTCTTAATGAATCAGCTAATATTATTATTAGACTTGCTTTGTTACAACTCACACATTCTATTCCTGCATCACAATCACCAAAGGTGAAAGTATTGAATGAAAAGAACCTATAATGTATTTTTTAATCCTTAATAATTATAAATCATGAAAAAAGTTGAAATGGAGCCAGTTGAATTCTGGCATTTTCGTAAATTAGCATTCGCAATGAGTATTGCGTTTGCATGTACAATAGCACATGGTGTGTATATTGTAGAAGCCAATATAGACCAACTACAACAGTTGGGTTATTAAGGAGGGGAATTAAAGGGCTCTGTAGTGGAGCCCTTATTCTTTTATAAATCACATTATAGTATCATTTATATACTATATATCAGGTTTATCCTGACAATTTAACTATAAAATCACATTATAATATGAATAAATTTATATGTAGTGAGTGTGGTACAACGTACAGCTCACCAGAAACAACACCACCTCCAGGAATTAAATGGAGTGATGGTCATGTATGTACACCTAAACTTGTAAAAGAATGAGCCTATTAGCAGAAACAAAGAGAGTGGTGTTAAAGAAAGACACAGGTATTATATCTTTCATCAATGAAGAAGGAACATCAACACACGTATTGTACATCCAGAAACCACATATGGTAAAGGATAAAGATTTCAAAGAAATAATGGAAGCATTAGAAATTAAATTTAAAAAGAAATAATATTATGAAAAAATTACTATTAGGAGCTCTAATTTTATTGAGCAGCTTTGCATGTATTGCACAAGAAACTTCAACATTTGTTAAGAAATATACCTCTATGATATCTTTAGAAGATAATGTAGCAGGTGAATGGGTGTATAAAGAAACTACTGTTGTCTTTAACCCTGAAGGAAGATCAGAAGTTAAATTTTATTTTCCAAATGGTAACACATACACTTATTATCAAGTGGGAGATGTCACTGAAGGTGCAACAGAAGAGGGTTCTGATTATCAATTAATAGAATGTTTAACAGAAGAAGGTAAAACGGTGATGATTCAATTGTTTAAAGATGATAAGTGTGTAAGAGTGCTTATTTCTAAGGGATATAGAGTTGAATTCCATAAAGAATAATAGTTATGAAAAACATACACATATTACCAAAGTTGGTATAATTGTTGTATCTTTGTATTGAACTAAAAATTTAATACAAATGGCATATGTGTACACTTATACAAGACTTGATAAGAATGAAATATTCTATGTAGGGATAGGTTCTGATTCTAAATACAAAAGAGCAAAGAATATATCATCAAGAACAGATTATTTTAAAAAGATTATAAATAAATCTAAATACAAATTAGATATAGTTTTTGATAATCTATCTTGGGAAGAAGCTTGTTTAAAAGAAATAGAACTTATTGCTTTATATGGAAGAAAAGATTTAAAAACTGGAACCCTTACAAACTTTACTAATGGTGGAGAAGGAAGACTTGGTTCACAAAATAGAATAACTCCAACTTATCAAATAGATTTAGAAGGTAATATTATAAAAGAATGGATTAACATAGAAACTATTTGTAAAGAACTTAATATTCATAGACAAGGTTTATATGCTGTTCTTAATGGTAAAGTATTAACTTGTAATAAGTTTATATGGATATATAAGAAAGATTATTCTATGACTCTTGTTGAAAGTATACTAAATAAACTACAAAATGAGAAGATTAGAAGAACAAACAATCCTACACCTGGTAAGAAACCCATTGCAGTATTGCAATATGATTTAAATAATAATCTTATAGCAGAGTATAATTCTGTTTTAGAAGCATCAAAGAAAACATTAACAAGATGTTCTTGTATTGCACAATGTGTTAATCCAAAATACAATAGAACAATAGCAAACAATTTTATATGGAAAAGAAAAGAAATTTATGGGTAATACCAACAGATAAACCAAGTAGGTTATGTTTAGATAGTAAAGACAAACTTTGGTTTGCTCCAAACTCTGGTTACACTATTGCAGATGGAAAACAAAACATCTACATCACTAATGATGAAGAAATTAAAGAAGGAGATTGGGTTTATTGTACCGAAAGAAGATTATTTGGTAAAGTTGTAGAAATACAGTTAGCTAAATTTATATCAGATACTTCTATGCTTTATTTTGAAATAAATGATGAAGAAATATGGTGTAAATTATTTAATTGCAAAAAAATCATCCTAACAACAGACCAAGATTTAATCAAAGATGGTATACAAGAATTATCAGAAAGATGGATTGAGTATATTGTAGATAATCCAAACTGTAACTACTTAGAAATAACAGAAAGAAAAGTTAAAAAGTATGATGGAACTACTTTGTATAAAATCATCATTCCAAAAGAAAAACCTAAAAAAGATGATTTAGTTTACTTTACAAAAGGTAAAGAATATATTCAACAAGATGGTGTAGTTATTTTAGCTGGAGAAAAAGAGACTGATGGAATGGTAATAGCAGACCCCAAAAAAACAAGAGGTATTGGTCATTATTCAAAAGATTGGAATCCAAAAGCATTTAAAATACTTGAAGAACCTAAACACCCAAAAGTTTTATCAGAAAGTGGTAATGAATTATTTTTTGATGGAAAAGCTTATCTAATTAAAGAAGAACCTAAAGAAGCATTAAGAAAATCATTAAAAAAATCATTAGCTGAAAAAAATCTTAAACAAGAAATTAAACCACAACAAATTTGGAATGAAGAAAAAATGGAAGGTGTGAAGAATGTAATTAAAGAAGAAGAAACAGTTGAAGAAGCATTAAAAAATGAATTAGAATTTATACATAATTCAGTTAGAAATTTTTATTTTGATTTAGGTTTTAAAACAGGAGGTTTAATTGGTGCTAAATGGCAACAAGAACCTGAACAATTCTTTAATGATGATAGAGTGAAAACTTTAGAAAAAGCTATAGAATATCTTCTTAAAAAACAAGATGATTAAAGGTATTTTTTATGTCTTAAAAGGCATTTTTATATGGTCTTGTTTTTGTTATTTACCTCTTGGATTAGTTATACTTTTAAGTATATGCAGTAAAACTATAGTTGATTGGAAAATATTTACATTATTTGCAATTATTTGGTTAATTGCAGTGGTTGTTATGGATAAACAATTTAAAAACAAATAAGATTATGAAATTAATTAGTATGACAGATTTTGTGTTATGTGACGATGTAATATTTAAAGAAAAAAGAAAGTTTAAAGATTTAGTGTTAAACTACGCTAACTTCCTTAAACAACCTTTAGAACTATGGATGTTTGTTCCTTGTGATGAAGATGGAAAAGTATTGGAAATGCCTATAAATTATGAAATTTGGTTAAAATTACACAACAATGATGTTAGTAGCGAAAAAGGAACTATTGGTTTCTTAATTCACGAGGAATACCAACAAGCAAAAGAAAGATGTTTGTTTGAGGGGTTTGAATATGTGAATGATTTACAAGCTGTAAGAAATCAGGATTGTCAAGCTATAATATTTACATCATTTATGAGTAGCCAATGTGTAGAAGATTTTACTCAATATGATTTACAACTAACCCAAACAGCAATTAAACAATTAGGACTATGAAAACATTAGAATTTATGGCGTGTTTAGCATTTGCATTAGCTTATGTAATTGCAATTGTTACTATACTTATGATAATACAAAAAAACTTTAAAAACAAATAAGATGGAAAATAAAAAACAAGTTACAGCGGTTGAGTGGTTAGCAGAGGTTTATGAAAAACGTGGTGGTTTATATAAATCAGATATTGTCCAAGCCAAAGAAATGGAAAAGAAAAACCTTGAAAGTTGCGCAATTTATTTTATGAATTATGCACTTGATTGTGTTGAAGGTGTAAAAGAAATGAGTGGGAAAAAAGAATTTGAACAATACTTCGACGTAAAATTTAAAAAATAACCTTTAACCACAAGATAAACCCTAAAAAATGGGGTTTATATAACAACAAAAAGTAAGATGAAATACATTTTAATATTTGTAGCATACGAATTTATAAGACCAAAGATGATTTGGTTAAAAGATTATTTAATAAGAAAAGCAAGTTAATTATGACGCCAAAAGAAAAAGCAAAAGAGTTATTTGATAAATATTATGAAATAATGATATCAGCAAATAATATACTAAATATTTCAAGAGCTAAACAATATGCATTAATAGCAGTTGATTTTACTTTAGAATTTAATGATTTTCATATTGAATATTTATACGAAGTCAAACAAGAAATAGAGAAACTATGAAACAACACTATTCCTATACAGCAAATGAAATGGGTGAGAAACCTTTTGAAGCTAAAGTGAAACTTGAGAGTAGAATAAGAGCTATTTTCAATAGAGAGAAAGTTAGAATAATGGATGTAATCATTGGTAATAGACTTATCGATGAATGGAAAAAATTAACAGGATATCAATCTAATGATAATCCATAAAATAAAGAAAACATGCGTATAATTGATGGAAAATGGCAGGATGACTTAGGTGATCCTGTAACAGTGTTTAATTACAATAAGATAAAAGAGATTGGAGACAATCTTGTAAACTTATATGGTGAAGATATTACATATAGTAGAATAGAATTAGTTTCTGTTATTAAATCTCTTACGCCTGAACAAGAAAGCAGTCTTGCTTATTTATTAAGTCAAGAAGGTGCTATTGCTAAACTAGCAGGATATTAATCATGGCAACTATAAGTATAATAGGAAAAAAAGTGATAGGCTTTAAATTTAAAGGTGGACCAGGTTGGAATTCAGAAATGGATCAACATATTGGTAAGATTGGAACAATACACAAACAAAGTCATTCATGGTGTGTAGGGTATCCAGGTGGTAACTTTGCTCAAGCAGTGGTTAATAATGATCTTAGTGAGGCATTTGGTAGAGCTGATGAGATTAATGTACATTGTATGAGATTTTATGTAATGTTAATGTATAACGTAGGAGCACCTACAATTTTATTTCAATAGTTATGGCTTGGTATATATTAAACGAGAACAACAAACCTATAAGATCAACTATTGTTGATTGTGAAGAATGGTTAGAAAAAAATCCAGAAAGAAAAGCTGTGAGACAAGAAACTATAGGTGATATATTTGTATCAACAGTGTTTCTTGGTCTTGATCACGCTTGGAATAGTGGTATTCCTGTATTATGGGAAACTATGATATTTGGAGGAGAACATGACCAATATCAAGAGAGATATTCTTCTTATGAAGATGCTCTTGAAGGACATCAAATAGCGTTAAACCTTGTAAACAAACAATAACATGGCAAAATTAAACAAAGCAATACAAGATGTATTAGATAACACAAGTGATGTATTATACAGAGAAGAAATCTACATCAATGGTGTACATGAATATGATTATCATAAGCTCAAGGTGGATGTAAACATTACAGTTCACACATTATATTATAGTGATCATGCTGAATGGGGTGATCATGTTAGAAAAACAGTGGCTATGCAATTAGTAGATAATGGTAATGGTATAGAGATTATTGGTGTTAATGCTAAGAAAGAAATAAACTATGCAGAAGCTGAACAATTACACATATTGTTAAGATTATCTTGTACGCAATGTGTATATCAAATTTCTGAACCAACACTTAAAAAAGAGTTTTAATGTGGTATCCAGTTGAAATATCATTCTCAAGCTACCTTCCTGATGAATTAGAGGAAGGTATGCTTTTTATAAACAGAATATCTGTTGGTGTAATAGAACCTTATATAGAGCTCTTTGAACTTGAAGAGATTCCTGAAGACATGGATGAGTTCATGAGCAAACATGGAGCTCCTGTAGACATTTTAATCATTGATGATGGAGATATAATTGCTTCACATGATCAAATTGGTTGGTGGGATGAAGGAGATGATACAGATGAACTCAGAGACATAACATTAGATGATATCAATTACATATTAAGAGAACTTGAGGGATGTGTTGATATTCAAATAGAAGATGATGATGAAGACGCTTTCATACCAGTTATGTATGAAGATAAAATAGTACTATCTCTGGTTCCAGATGATGATGAAGAAGAATAACTAAAACAATTATAATATTATAATATTTTTAGTTATATTTGTAACCCTTTTTAAAAATTTGATATGAAAGAAGAAGTAATAATATATGACATAGAAACTATGCAAGAACTATTCTTAGTTGTATGTATGGTGCCTGGTAAGATAGGTAAAAGCTTTCAAGTGTCTAAATGGAAGAATCAACTTGATGCTTTTGTTAGATATACAGAAGCTCATAGTGATGCTTATTGGGTGGGTTATAATAACCTACGCTTTGACAGTCAAGTTGTTGAATGGATCTTACGAAACTATGAGAAGTGGCATGAGTTAACTAATCTAGAGGTATGTGCACTAATTGCACAGAAGGCTGCAGATGTTATCCATGATGCTAATTATGATGTATTCCCAGAATATAGAGAGCATGAACTAAGCCTTAAGCAAATAGATTTATTCAAAATCAATCATTACGATAATAAAAATCGTATGGTGAGCTTGAAGAGACTAGAGTTTGAAATGGATCTAGAGAACATAGAAGAAATGCCTATACATCACACTAAGGTGAATATAACAAAAGAAGAAGTAGAGATGACTATTGACTATTGTTATAATGATGTTGATGCTACTTATGAATTCTACAAGGTTACAACAGGTAATTGTGATCATCCTCTATACAAAGGAAACAATCAAATAGAGTTGAGACAAGATATTGAAGAAGAGTTTGGTATACCATGTCTGAACTATTCAGATAGTAAGATTGGTGATGAGATGATTAAGAAGTATTATTGTTCTGAGAAAGGAATTCAATACAAAGAACTTCCTAGAAAAGGATATTTCAGAAAGAGCATTGATGTAAAGAATTGCATTGCTAAGTATGTTGTATTTGAAACTCCTCAACTGAAAGAGTTTCTGAAAAAGATTAATAAACTGCAGCTTGGTCTGCAAGATGATTTCAAAGAGCATATAGATTTCCATGGAAATATGTATTCTTTTATGAAAGGTGGTCTTCACACAGAGAATAGTCCTAAGATATTTGAAGCTGATGAAGACTATGAGATAATCGATTGGGATGTGTCTAGTTACTATCCTGCCATCATTATTAACAATGGTAAGTTTCCTGCTCATTTAGGCAAAGAATTCCTTAGGGGATACAAACAGATGTTTGAGAAGAGATTGGAGCTTAAACCACTTGCTAAGAGTGATAAAAAGATTAAAGGAATTGTTGGAGCACTTAAACTTGCAGTTAACTCTGTATATGGTAAGTCATCTGATATGTTATCATGGATATATGATAGGCAACTCACTATGTTCACCACAATTACTGGTGAATTATCATTGATGATGCTTATTGAGAAATATGAAACCAATGACATACATGTGATCTCTGCAAATACAGATGGTGTAACTATTAAGATTAAGAAAGATCAAATTCCTTTAATGCATGAAATCAATGCATGGTGGTGTGAACTCACTCAATATGAGCTTGAGAGAACAGACTACTCAAAGATTATCTTTAGTACTGTGAATGATTATTTAGCAATTATGACCAATGGAGAAATTAAAAAGAAAGGTGATTTCCTTACTGACTTTGAGTTACATAAGAATAAATCAGCCAGAGTGGTTCCTATTGCTCTTGAGCAGTGGTTTGTACATGGTGTTCCTGTGGATACTACGATACGTAACCATACTAATCTTTATGACTTCTGTTTAAGACAGAAAGCTACTAGAAGTTTCCATTATGAAGGAACTAATAGGTCAACTGGTAAGAAAACAGTGTATGATAAACTCATACGTTATTATGTATCCAATGAGGGAGACAAAATCTTTAAAATTAAAAATGAAGAGTGTCAAACTAGAGCTGCCGCAATAAGTCAAGTGGAAGCTGGTGAGTGGGTATGTAAAGTTTGTAATTTTCTACCAAAGAACAGTGCTGTTGATAATGTCAATTATGATTATTATATTGAGAAAGCTAACAGAATAGTCACAAAGATTAACACTGAAGGAAGAAGAATTAAAACAGTGTACATTCCTAACCAATTAAATCTATTTTAATGAAAGCTAAAATTAACAGATCAAACATTACCAGACATCTTATCGAGTATCAACTTGATATGGTTGGTAAAAGACTAGTGGATACACTAGATGACGACATGTGGTACTTCAATTGGACCATGACACAAGAACAACATGATAAGTTTAAAGCTTATGCTATTCCTTTATTAAAGAAGATTTTTAAATTTAACAAAGGAAAAGCTGAATCAACCTTCCAATGGTTTGATTTACAGTTTGGATTGAGAATTAAATCATAACATTAACAATTAAATTTTAAAAATTATGAATTATTATTTTATTATTTTATCAGTAATAGCAGTAGCTGTTAGTATTATTCTTCTTTATCTTGGATTAAAAGGAGCTTTTCACATGGAAGAAGAAGAAGATCCATTTATTATGCAAGAAGAGCCTAAGTTTCAACCCAGAAAGATGACTATTGTTTTTAAAGAAGAAGTTGAAGCACCTAAAAAGAAATATTACAAGAAGAAAAAGAAGAAACCAACTATTGCATTAAATGCATCAGTTGAAAAGAAACCTGTTGGAAGACCAAGAAAAACTACAGAATAATGGATTGGTTAGAAGATTGGGAATACCCAAACGATCATATTTATGCTATGGAAAGACAAAAAGATATTGAATCTTCATGGCAACAATGGGAGGAAGAGCAGATGTCTACGAGACTACCTGCAACTATACAAGTTTTAACACCTATAACAACAGATGAAGCTGAATGTAACACCAGAACAATTCGAAGAGCTCATCAAAAGAAGTTATAACCTAGACATTTTATATTTATTGAAGCTGATAGACGAGCAATATGATGTTTCCCCACTATGTGAAGGAAGCATGAGGATTGCTGCTGTCTATCAAGCTTTGATAAGAAAAGGGTTAATAACAGACACTGATGACAAGCTCACAACATTAGGTAGAGATCTACTAGAATTCTTAAACTTAAAAGGAGGAGCAAAAATTATAAAAAGAAGGCCTGCTACAACAGATTTTGAAGAATGGTGGAAGAACTATCCAGGTACTGATTCTTTTGAGTATAAGGGTAAGAAGTTTACAGGTACAAGAGCTATTAGAAAAGGTAAGGATGACTGCAGACTAAAGTTTGATAAGATCATACTAGAAGGAGAATATACAGCTGTACAGCTTATAGCTGCTTTGAATTTTGAAATCTTACAGAAGAAAGAATCATCTATACAAACTAATAGTAATAGAATGACCTTTATGCAAAATAGTGTCACATATCTAAGTCAAAGAGCTTTTGAACCTTATATAGAATTAATTAACTCAGGAGAGGAAATCAAAGAATCTCTACAAAAACCAACAGGAGGTACAGATATTTAGATTATGGAAACAGCAAAAGAAAAGGCTAAAGAGTTAGTATATAAATTCTATCCTAATGTTCAATGGAAACTTGGACAAGAAGATTGTTTAGAAAGAGCTAAAAGTTGTGCATTGATACTTTGTGAAGAAATGATTAAAAAATTTGAAGACATGCTTGAAGGAGATGAAAGACCATCTGTTGCAGTTTATTATCAATGGGAATATTATAAAGAAGTAAAACAAGAAATAGAGCTATTATGAGTTTTGACATATTAGATGCAGAAGTGAACAAAGGATTGGCAGGTAAGAATAAAGGAATCCCTATGGGTTTTGATAGACTTACCAACTATGTAGGAATACGTAAGAGTATGTATTATTTGATAGGTGGTAACACTGGTTCAGGTAAGACAAGCTTTATTGATGATGCCTTTGTTCTTAATCCTGTTGATTGGGCTATGTCTAAAGAAGGAATAGCTTCAGGAATCAAGGTGAAGGTTTGGTATAGATCTATGGAAAGAAGTAGAGCCTATAAAATGGCTAAATGGATGTCACGTAAGATCTTTATAGACCAAGGAATTCTTATTCCTGTAGGTAAACTGTTAGGTTGGAAAGAGATTATGACTAAAGATGAACATGACCTGTATTTACACTACAAAGACTATATGAATGAGTTGTGTGAAGTGGTTACGCTTATTGATGGACCAGAAAATCCTGTAGGTATAGCTAAAGATCTTAAAGCTTATGCTCTTAGTAAAGGAAGAATTGAACAGATGGATGAATGGAATAAAATATACATTCCAGATGATCCAAATGAAATCACTCTTGATGTAATTGACCATATTGGATTATTGAAAACAACCACAGCACAACCAACCAAGAAAGAAGCTATAGACAAGATGTCTGATGAACTCAGATATGCTAGAGACTTCTATGGTCATAGTCCTGTTGTTGTAAGTCAGTTCAATAGAAGTATTTCTAATCCTGCAAGAATAAAGAATGGAGATGTTGAACCTCAACTAGAGGATTTTGCAGATAGTTCATCAACACAGAATGATGCTGATGTAGTTATGGCATTATTTGATCCTATTAGATACAAGGTGGCAGATCCTTCTGGATATAACTTAGACAAACTAGTAGACTCCTATGGAGCTAAATATTTCAGAAGTCTTAGAGTGATTAAGAATTCTTATGGAGAAGATGACATTAGAATTGGTATGGGTTTCCTAGGCCAAATTGGTATGTTTAAAGAGCTCCCTAGAAAGAAAGACATCACAGATAGTGATTATGAAGCTATTATTAACAAATCATACTTTCTAAGATGAAAAAAAGACATTTACAAAGTAGTTACAACTATCGATTTCAAGAGCAATCAAAGCGTAAAAGAGATTATGAAAAGCTAAAGAAAATGAAAGAAAAAGCTATAAAACCTGAAGATGCTACAGAAGAACTTGAATACATAAAGAAGCTGTTAGGTGGAGAAGATGTTGGTGATTTTGGTCCTGAAGAACCATTAAAAGAAGATGATTCTCTTCATTGGGCTTCTGGTAACCCTTGGTTATATTCTAGTGCTCCTATGACTGGACAACAATTGCAATCACATTACAACTCACTTTCAGAACTTCTAGAAGGAAAATCAATTACAAAAGGAAAAAGATTATAACAATTAACAATTAAAAACAATTAACAATGAAAACAAAAAATTATTCAAAATTCGTGTTCTCTAAACAAAACAGAGAAGTTAAAACAAAAACAGTATTGTCTCTTAAAGAATCAATGGCTAAGTTTGGATTTATTCCAGGTAGACCAGTGTTGATTACAAAAGAATGGGTGATTGTTGATGGACAACATAGATTTTTAGCTGCTAGAGATCTTGGTATTGAAATAGAGTTTGAAATATTAGAAGGAGACTATCTTGATAAGATGATCCATTTAAATTCTACACAGTCTAATTGGACTTTAGAAGATTATGTTAATTCATATGCAAGTCAAAACATTGATTGTTATAGAAAACTTTTGAAATTCAAAGAGAAGTATGATTTAAATCTTTCTTCTGCTATTACTATTTTCTTTAGTCCAAGTGTAAAATCTGTTAATATTAAAAAAGGAGAGATTCTTAAGATTAACAGTAATGCAGATCAAGTAGCAGATTTCATCTCAAACTGTCATACAGTGGCTTATAATAAAGATAATAAGTTTGTTAGAGCAATTGTATCAGTTTATGATAAACTTACAAAATCTCAATTGAGCAAGTTAAAATCAAGATTAATCATTGTTCCAAAATTATCTAACTCAAGTGATTTTATCACAGCCTTTGAAAACATTATCAATAAAGGAAAAAGAGGAGATTATAAAGTGGATTTAAGTAAATAATTTATGAAACCAGGAATAAAAGATAAATTAAAAATTGAGGCATCATTACATGCTTTATCAGGGCTCTTATCTAATCCAAATATAATTAAAGAACTTGATGTAGAAAGTAAATTTATGTGTGATTTAGCTATGACAGCTACATCTTATGCTGATACATTGATTGATCAATTAGAAGAAGAGGAAGAACTATGGGAATAAGAGATATTAGGCAGAAAGAGTTTGCTGATGTATGGTTAAAAGAAAAGCATGGTATACTCAATCTATGTCCAAGATTTGGTAAGATAAGAACTAGTATAAATATACTAGAACATTTCAAACCAAAACTTAAAAGTGTACTTATTGCTTACCCAGATAACAAGATTAAAGAATCTTGGCAATCTGATTTTGCTGATAGAGGTTATCTTGATGCTAATGTAACATATACTACTCACTTATCACTAAAGAAATATGTTGATGAGGAGTATGATATTATTATCATAGATGAGATACATCTACTGAGCGAAGCTCAAATAGAAGTGTGTAAGGACCTGTTCAGTAACAATGGACAGGTTCTTGGTCTCACTGGTACATTATCCAGTGATACAGAAAGAACCTTAGAAGAAGAACTTGATATACATGTAATAGCTCATTATCCAATTGAAAAAGCAATTGAAGAAGGAGTGATTGTAGATTATGAAATACATGTAATTAAAGTGCCTTTAGATAATATCACTATGCAATATAACAATAAACAAAAAACAGAGAAGAAACATTATGATGGATTATCATGGGTAATCAATAAACTTCAGAATAGTGGATCAGATACAATGTTTATGCGTCTTGCTAGAATGAGAGTTATTCAATCATCCCTGGCCAAAACTAATGCTACAAAGCGACTTTTGGCTGCACATAAAGATGAGAGGGTTCTTGTGTTCTGTGGAACCACCAAAGTGGCAGATAGTCTTGGTATTCCTTCCTATCACAATAAGTCTAAAGAGAAAGAAATCTTTGAAGACTTTGCTGAAGGTAAAGGTAATCATCTAGCTGTTGTAAAGATTGGTAATACAGGAGTGACGTATAAACCTCTTGATCGAGTAATAATAAACTATTTCGATAGTAATGCAGAGAATCTCGCACAAAAAATAAATCGATGCATGGCTATGGAATATAACACTCCAGATAAGAAAGCACATGTATATATAGTGAGCTCTAATGAACCTGTAGAATTGAAATGGTTATCAAAAGCACTTGAGTTCTTTGATAAAAGCAAGATAAAATATGTATAATTAAAATAATTATTCGTATCTTTATATAATGAAAATAACTAATTAAATAAATTAAAAACTATGAGTTCAAAGCTAGTAGGGATTGTAGGTGCTACAGGTACAGGAAAGAGTACAGCCATTAAGCATCTAAATCCAGAAGAAACGTACATTATTAATGTTGCAAAGAAAGAGCTTCCATTCAAAGGAAGTGAAAAGCTTTACAACACAGAGAACAAGAATTACAAAGAAGTAGAAGATGCTAATGAAATTAGTCGTTTGCTAAAAACTATTTCTGAAAAAGCTCCTCACATTAAGAACATCATTATTGAAGACTCTAATTACATTATGGGATTCAATATGGTGGCTAAAGCTACAGAGACAGGATTTACCAAATTTAGTCTTATGGCTAAAGACATGGTGGATTTGTTTAGAACAGCTAGACAATTGAGAGATGACGTCACTGTATTCTATCTTACACATCCAGAAGAAGTGATGGATGGTCAAGATGTAATAGGATATAAAATCAAGACAGCAGGTAAGTTGATTGATAACCAAGTGTTACTTGAGGGATTATTAACTGTATGTCTATACACTCTTGTAGAAGAGAACAAAGATGGAACAGCTAATTATCAATTTGTAACTAATCGTTATAGAAAGTATCCAGCTAAGAGTCCTGATGGGATGTTCCAAGAATTAAAAATACCTAACAATCTGCAAATGGTTGCAGAAAGTCTAACTAATTATTATAATGCTTAACTAAATTAAAATGATACACGAAGATGAATTAATGCCACAATTAAATGCAGGAACAGGAGTTCAAGAAGATTGTGAAAAACAATGGAGACCTACAAGAATGGAATGTCTTAAAAATTATCAAATCAATATTGAATTCCTATCAATGGGATGCATTGTTCGAGTGGGATGTATGTCTATTCCTTTCCAATTTATAAATGATGCAATGGATGCAATAAAAGCATATACAGAACATCCATATGAGGAAAGACAGAGATGGGAAAAATTAATTGAATCAAGACAATAACAAATTAAAATTAAAAATTATGAGTAGTATCGGAGGAAAGAAAAGAGAGAACACAGGAAGTGGTGATTCAGTAAAGAAAGTAGGATTGTTTGAGGCTAATATAATAGCCATCAATCCAACAATTGAAGAGTATAAAGACAAGCTTGGTATTGAGCTTAAAGAAGACAGCAAAGCTGCTGAGTATTTAGGTGAGACTAAAGATGGGAACAGTTATGTTCGTTTAGATTTTTGGTTACAGAAAGTTAATACTACAGATAATTATAAAGTTAGCTTTTTCTTAGAAGATAAAGAACGTGAGAATAAAGATGGAACTAAGAAACAATATATCAATTCTATTGGTATGTGTTCTTGGGCAGGAGATGAAAATGATCTTGCTGAATGGTTTACTAAAGGAAGAGATTTCAGAGTGGCTAATACAGGAGAAGAAGATCTATACAACTTCATGAGAACATGGTTAGCTGATCTTGATTATCGTGATGTTGAAACTGTTCTACAATTAGAATGGAAGAAACTAATGAGAGGCAATGTAAAAGACCTTAAAGATCAAATTGGAGGTGAATGGGCCAAATCTGTTGTAGCTCTTGCTACAGTGATTGTTAAAGAACGTGATGGAGAATCTAAAGAATATCAAGGAATCTACAATAAAGCTTTTATTGGTGGATATGCATTGAAACAATTTAGACTTGTTGATTATGGAAACAAAAAGACACAAGAAGCTCTTAAGAACAAAAAACCTAAAGAGTTGAAAGCACACGAGAAATTTGTTGTGAATGTTATAGGTGAATATGGTTGTAAAGACTATTACACTCTTAAAGATCTACAAGACTATAATGCTGATGACAACTTAGTTGCTTCTGATGCATTTATTTCTGAAGATGGGGATGATTATTAATAATTGTTAATTGTGTAGAGAGCCTCATCATTAATTTGGTGAGGCTTTTTATATTTAAAGCTATATGATACAAGGTAGAAAAAGAATAAACTTGACACCTGATAGCATATTAGAAAAGATATCTGAATATGATATTTATAAGTTCTATATGCCACATCAGAATTGGAAAATTAATGTTGTTACTTATTCACCCTTTAGAAATGAAAAACATCCTTCATTCATTATAGGATATAAAGGAGGAGCATTGAGATATTGTGATTTTGGAGATTCCAGCAAAAAAGGTGGATGCTTTGATTTTGTAATGATGCTATTCAATATATCATTGCGAGAAGCATTGTTAATGATTGATAGAGATTTTGATCTAGGGATTGTCACAGAATCCTCTACAAAGAATTATGAGAGGATTATTTCTAATTATGCTCAACCAACTGCTACATCTAAACGTGAGTTCTTTATTCAAGTGAAGACAAGAAAGTTCACAAATGAAGAATTAGCATATTGGAATGGATATTATCAGGACATAGATGATCTTAGAGCTAATAATGTATATTCAATAGACACACTTTATCTAAACAAAAAGAAGTTCCCTATAAAGGACTCTGAGCTTAGATTTGGTTATCTATATGAAGGACATTGGAAGCTATATAGACCATTTGCAGACAAAAAGAATAAGTGGATGCCAAATAATGTACCTATCACTATGATGGATGGACTAGATGACATAAGAGATTGTGATGTTGCGTTCATCAATAAGAGTAAGAAGGATTACATGGTGATGAAAAAGATTTACCCATGTTGTTGTGCAGTTCAAAATGAGGGTATGGGATGTTTCTCTGAAGAGAACGTTGAATATCTAAAAGAGAACTCAGACAGACAGATCTTGAGCTTCGACAGTGATGAGGCTGGTGTAAAGAATTCTCAACTCGTGACAGATAAGTTTGGGTTTGAGTATTGCAATGTACCAAAGCTCTATCTAGGAGAAGGAATTAAGGACTGGGCTGATCTAGCTAAGACACATGGATTAAAAGTTATAGAAGAATATTTAACACAAAGAGAAATAATATGAACGACTTTAGTGATTTTTTGAAAGACTATATAGAATTGTGGCCATCTTTCTGTTGGCATTTAGATCAAAATTCTAAACAAATTACAGATAGAGTTTTATTTAAAAAAGAGTTCACTTATGAAAGATGGAAAAAAGGTTATGATACTTATTATAACAATACAACTTTTACCCACACATTATGTGATGTCACCACTAAAAGAACAGTTAGAATTTCTTATAAGATTTATAGATTTGTTCCATTTAATATTAAATATGAAATAATATGAAGTTAACATCAGAAGAATTAAGTGATGTAGTGATAGAAAGTCTTGTACTAGCTAGTGCATTATTAGAAAGGTTTGAAACAATGGATGAGAATGGTCTTTTTGTACAAAGAGCAAAGAATTCTATTAGAACAGCTCTTCCACATTTAGAACAATATGTAGAGAAGTTAATTAAACCTGCAGATGAAGATGAGGTGGTTCATTTCAAGAAAGGAGCTACAGCAATAACAGAAATATCAAGTAGAGTGGAAAAAGCTCTTGGAATGGAGAACATCTTAGATATATCTAATAGAAAGAAATATCTAAAAGAGTTCATAGAAGAAACAACTTTGTTTCCTGTACAGAAGACAGAGTTATACGAGAAAATTAGAGATTCAGGAATTTTAGATTATTAATTATGAGAGCAACAGATGACGAGTTAGAAATACTCGAAGAAGAAATTAAAGAGAACATTGAATGGCTAAATGCATCAAGAGATTATGATGTAGAATGTATAAGTGTAGAGAACTTAGAAGGAATATTAACAAGGTTCTTTCATAGAAAAATATCATTATCATCATGAAATGGGAAGCGTTTAAAGACAAGTTTCATCCAAGCTGGCATGCAAGGTTGCAGCCATTCATAGAGAGTGAAGAGTGTGATAAGATATATGCATATCTAAAAGCAGAGAGTAAGAGAGGCAAGAAGGTAGCTCCTATATCTATGCATGTTTGGAGATGTTTCTTAGAGACACCATTAGATGAACTTAAAGTGGTGTTAGTGGGCATGTGTCCTTATCACACATTTAAGAATGATGCACCAGTAGCAGATGGATTACTTATGGGATGTTCTGTAACAGGACAAGTTCAACCTTCCTTAGATCAGTTTTATAGAGCTATGGAAAAGGAATTCTACGATGGGCTAAACTTAGATATTATAGAGAACCCAGATGTAAGCTTCTTAGCTCACCAGGGAGTGTTGATGCTTAATGCTGCTTTAACAACAGAGATGAACAAAGCTGGATCTCATATGGAAATATGGGAACCCTTTATCAAATATCTCTTTGAGGAAATTATAAACCACTTAGGTGTACCAATTGTCTTTTTAGGAAAAGACGCTGCTAGATACAAAAAATACACAGGTATATTTACACATGTATTTGAAATTAGTCATCCAGCAAGTGCTTCCTATAAAGGATTAGATTGGGACACAGAAGGTGTGTTTAGCAAGGTATCACGACTTATTGAAGAAACTAACAATGAAACTATAAGTTGGGTACAAATTGACTGTCCTTTTTAACAATTATTTAACATTTTACCCATTGTTATTTAAATTATTTATAAAAATTAAAAATTATGAAACCAAAAAAAGAACAAATTTTATGTGCTGCAATATGGTTACAAGAAGCTGAAAGAGCAGTTCATAGACCTATTAATACACCAGGAGGTGTTGTTATTTGTGGATTTAGACATGGTAACTGTATATCATCTATAGTATCACTTACAGGTAAGAGATTACACGAACATGGAGAACATGTGCAAGGATTTTTAACTAACTTCAATAGATTTGTTGATAGAGAAGAAGGTGCTGAAATTTGGATTAGTAATGAAGGTAAATTAAGTTATTCTGAAAAAGAATTATATTCAGAAGATTTATATTAAAATTAAAGATTATTAGATGAAACCAATGGTGACACTGTCTTATGGGTAGACATTGATGCACCTTTTTAAACAATTAAAATTATGGAAGAAAATAAATCAATTAGATTAGAAGATTTACAAGTAGGTGATGAAGTTATTGTTACAGGAATAAGATATTTTAAAATATTAAGAAATCCTACACTTAGAACAAAACCAACTACGTGGGGAGCTAATGGGTATAAAAGTGTGAAATGCTTAGATATGCAGTTAAGTAAATTTAGAAAAGGAAAAGATAGAGAAGTGTATTATGATTTTAACTATTGTGATATATGGTTAGTAAAAAGAGGAACAGAATTTTAAATTTAGAAAAATGATATTAGAAAAACAGAAAGAAGCAAATGTCCTAGAAGAAGGACAAGCACAAGAATCAATTGGAATGTCCCTAGACTTAGATTCTGCACAAATATTGATGCAGATGTTAAGTAAGAATTTATATTCTGATGATATAGGCTCTGCTATCAGAGAATGTGCAAGTAATGCATTAGATAGCCATAGAAGAGCTGGTGTGGACACACCAATTGTAGTTTCATTTAAAGCATCTACAACTAACAATTATGAGTTTTGTGTAGAAGATTTTGGTATAGGCTTAGATGCTGATGATGTGAGAAACATTATTAGTAAATATGGTAAATCTACCAAGAGAAATTCTACAACAGAATTAGGTATGATGGGTCTTGGTTTTAAAGCTCCTCTTGCATATTCTAGTAGTTTCTACTTTGTATGTAGAAAAGATGGAATGGAACGTAAGTATATGATGTATGAAGGAGAAGATACTAATACTATTGATCTTTTATATGAAACAAAAACAGAAGAACCTAATGGTGTAAAGATCATTATTCCTGTTAAGTTTAATGATAGATGGAGTTTTATGAGGAAAATCAAAGAACAACTTTGTTATTTTGAGAGTGTGTATTTTGATGTACCAGAAGATTCAAGCATTACTAATGATTTCTTAATATCTAGACATACACATTTTCAATTCTCTGAAATGTCTACAGACACAAGATTACATATATGTTTAGACAATGTGTATTATCCTTTAGACTTTGAGAAGATAGGAATTGATAGAATTGATTTTCCTATAGCTCTTAGATTTTCATTGAGTGATGGATTATTTCCTACACCAAATAGAGAATCTTTGCGTTATACACAAGAAGCTAAGAAGATAATTATGGACAAGCTTGCTCAAGTGGCAGATTATTATGTTGAGACATATAATAAATCTTTAAACGAAGGAAGTGATATTAAATCTATGATTAATTATCTTGAGAAGAATGGACATTATATTGAAATGTCTAGTAGAAAGTATAAAATTGATAATTTTCTTAGATATGCCAGTGTTAAACCACTTATACCAGAATTAGAAGGAGTGAAGTTACTCAACTTTCCTTCTTTGTATAAAATGTACAAACAAAACATTCTAGTTGATGCTTTTCCTTCTAAATTTTCTTTAAGATATAAAAGACTGTCAAGTGCAGATAATTATGTATATGGATATAACTTAGAGAGTGTGTGTAATGGACAAGCTAAAGTTTGGGTATATGATGATAGAATTCCTCAGATCAAGAAAGATTACCTAAGAGCTACATGTGTAGAAAATGAACACAATTTCATTGTTAAAAGAGCTGCTCCTATGAAACTAGGAGTTCCTGCTAAGTTTGATCTTAAAACTTACTATCACTTATTAGCACTTAAGAGTTATCCAAAAGATCAATGGAGAGATGTCATTAAAGAGTATCAGCACATTATGTCTATGATTGAAGAAACTTTCATTGATCTTGATGCTCTTAATGTTCCTCAAGACTTTATTGATAGCAAGAAGAAAGCAAAGATTAGTAAAGCTGGTATAGCTAGTACTAAAAGATTAAAGCTACAAGGAGAAATTGTATGTAAAAAAGGTGTAGATCTACTTAGATATAATGGTGGTAAAAACTGTAAGTTTGATTCTCAAATCTACAAGTTAGAAAATCTTGAAAGTGATAAGAACTTAAAGATTTACACTCATCATGATGACTGTCTAAAACTTGATCCTTTATATGGTATGATGTCAAAACAAAAAATGGAAGTGATTACATTCTCTAGTAGAGAACTAAAGATTGTAGAACAATTAAACATACACAATTTAATATCTTACGAAAAGTTTATGGAAGGTAAAACAGCACCATTTAAAAGAATCATTACATCTGTATTAATAAATGAGATGATGGGTCTTTATAGAAGCACATTTGATAGGATTGATGCTGTAAGATATGTATCTACTGATTTAGCTAATAAACTAGATAGATTATCTCAATATAGAAGAGATAACTATGTATCAACAGATCATGATTTAAGAAAAGCTATGTTAGAAGTGGCATTAGAACATAACTTGTTTGATCCACAAATCTATACAGAGTATATAGAGATGTTAGACATCTTTGATAAGCTTACATTCTTAAATCCTGTATGTGCAAGATTGGGATACACTCGTGAAGATGATCCAATGATACCAGTGATAATTGATCTTTTCAAGTATTACAAACATAGAGTGGATCTAAAGCATTATAATATCAAAATCAATGATGAAGTGCTTACAGAAGAAACAATAGATCAATTAGCATAATTAACAGAGGGACATCAATGTCCCTCTTATTTAACAAGTAACAATTAATTAATAAATAAATCAAAATGGAACACAAATTTTTATCATTAGATTGGTTCAAAGAAACCGCAGAAAATGCAATTGCTAATGTTGTAGCTAACAAGTTAGAAAGCTTAATGGGAGAAGAACAACAAGGTTCTGATCCTGCTATTGCTAAAAAAGTTGAAGGAAAACCATATTTTAGTATGAAGATGGTAAATGACACACTTACAGTGGTATTGAACGATGGTGCTATTATTAGTAAACCTAATGCATGTGAAGATGATTTCTATGCTATATCAAAAGCTACATCTGTAGAAGAAATATTAGTTATTATATCTTCTGCTGAAGTGATGGCTAATGTAGAGAAAGCAAAAGCTGAAGCAGCTAGAATCAAAGCATTACAACAAGGTATTGAAAGATTATCTATAGTTGATGATTTTACTATAAAAGGTAACTCAGTTTATCTAAAAGGCACATCTAGAAGTATGCCTCAATTATTAGTTGAGAAGTTTATAGAAATAGTATATAGAGTACACAATACTGACTTAGAATGTGGATTAGAACAATTGCAAGACATGTTGAACGAAGATGATGATTACATGGCCCATAAGAACTTCTTTATGTGGTGTTGTCTTAATCCAAGAGCTGAGGTTGCTAATGAACTATATAGATTCTTAACAGACAATAGTTTCAAAATTACTAAACAAGGATTCTTTGTAGCTCTTAGAAATGTTGTTACTGTTCATGGATCTCCAGAACTAGTTCACTTCGTAAGTAATGCTTACAACAAAGTGAAAGCTGTGTGGAAGAAAAATCCAGCTGAGTATACAGTTTTCTTAGAAGATGGTGAATACAAACTTATACATGATGATAAGTTATTTGAAACTATAATTGTAGATGATACAACATGTACATGTTGTGATGGAAATGGTGGATGGTATACTGAGTGGAATGATGAAATGGAAGATGAAGAATGGGAAGACTGTGAACTATGTGATGGAACAGGAGAAGTGGAAGAATATGAATATGAACAAACAGTTCCTGTAGACCATGGTGAAAGAATAGGTGGTTTGACAGAATTGTATTTAGATCTTCCTAATAGAGAAGAGAATAGATTCACTGATAACTGGACTAAAACATTTGACATTCGTGTTGGACAAGTGGTCTCTATGCCTAAAGAAGAATGTAACTGGAGTACACAAGATTGTGCTACAGCAGGTCTTCACTTTGCTGGTTATACAGCTCCTTATGTTCTTTGTGGTGATACCACTGTTATGACTCTTCATAATCCTATGAAGGTTGTGGGTATTGGTGCAGTGAAAGGTAGATGTTGGGAATATCTCCCATTCATGCTAACCACTGTTGCTGAAGCAGATCAGATTATGAATGATAGAAGCTTTGATTTCTTACAATTAGATGAGCAATATGCTATTCGTGAATTAGAAAGCTTAGCTGAAAAAGCTAAAGAAGGATTTGCAGTTGAATCTAAGAAATATGAATTCAATATGCCAGCTATTTCTGCATCAGAAATCAACATGATTGTTGCCAATCTTAGTGAGATGAAAACTAAGATAAAAGACAGAGTGGTTACAATTAAGTAATTTAATTATAGTTTAGTCCCTTATTTTGATTAAATTTGGGACTAAATTTAATTATAATAATATGGCAAAGAGAGTATTGGTCCCAAAGACAAGATGTGCAGGTAGCATGAGCGAAGCTGCATTCTGGTCATTTATCAGAAGTGCTTTGAGACAAAAAAGTAGATGGTGGAAGCCCATAGCAGTGTGTAAGTTAAATGCACGTAGAGATTACAAAGGACCTAGTAAAAGACAAAAATACGAATACCAATGTAAGAAGTGTAAAACTTGGACCACTGAAAAGAATATTAATGTGGATCATATCATCCCTGCAGGAAGCTTGAACACAGCACAAGATTTACCACTATTTGTGGAGAGATTGTTTTGTGAACAAGATAATTTGCAAGTGTTATGTACTGCATGCCATGATGTAAAAACACTTAAAGAGAAGCAATCTAAAAAGAAAACAGATGGAAAAACAAATAATACTCAATAGAGTACAGTGTAAAAGCTGTGGAGAAGTTTTAATCTCATACAATAAACATGATTATAAAACATGTGGATGTGAGAATGAAACAACGGTAGATGGTGGTACAGAATATCAACACTATGGAGGTAAAGATCTAGATTTAGTTGATACTAGTTCTACTATATATCTATCAGAAGATCATGGAATGAACAGAAGTGCTGCTCATTGGGGAAATAGAGGTAAAGATGGTAAATCACCACTATCATATAAATCTATAGCAGATATGTCAAATGATCATCTTAATAATATCATTAAGGATATGGGAGGTAAAATAGCTCCATGGATAGAAGATATTATGTTAACTGAATTATTATATCGTTTCACAATTAATATAAAAATAGATGACTAACGCAATAACAATAAACAAGACACCTGCATTTAATGAGGTGTACTACGAAGGCCATGTAGAGCATGAAGGGAAGTTCCATCATTTCTGGTTAATACATCCACAAGGATTAGATTCAAATGGACACAACTATGAAATTGAAATTAGATGGTTTTTCAGCAAAGTACCAAGGGAGATACGAGCTCTGTATCCACAAATTATAGAAGCATTTAAACAAACATTATGAACGTATTCAAGATAATACCACTAGATGTATATGGACATGATATAGTTGTATCTATAGGACAATCAGATGATGATCTTTATGAACACATTCAAGAGAATATACCTAGGAAACAATTTAATAAACATATGACTAATCAAAAATCTATAGCAACTACTCACAAACTTAAAACTGGAAGTATTCTTATAAGATTTAAAGATGATATAAATGATCCAGGGATTGTAGCTCATGAAGCTTTTCATGCTGTTGTGTTCTTGTTTAAAAAAATAGGGATAGATTTTGTATATGAATCAGAAGAAGCTTATGCTTATACATTAGAATATTTAACTAATCAAATTTTAAAAATAAAAGAAGATGAATACACACATTTGGGAGAATCAGCAACTCTTTAGTATAAATAGAGAGTTAAATCAATTTTTAAATGATATGAAAGTAAAGACTATTGTATCATTTAACTTAGTAGCTACAGAAGATCCAAAAGGATCACTGTCATTATATAGTGCAATATTAATCTATAAGTAGTATGGTACACACTGTAATATCAGGAAACGAATGTTATATCTACATGAATGGTAAACTTCTACACAAGAAGTATATTAATCATAATCAATCAGGAGTAACATTTGATGTAAGAGCCTATAGAAAGAACGATAGTTTAAAATCAATTAAATTATGAAAGATGTAAAGAAACCTGTAAAATTTGTACCTTGTGATGATGATTCACAAGTGTATAGTTGGCAGAGAACCAATAAAAAATCTAAAATACGTCCTAAAGAGGAATTTCAAAGACAATTAAAAGCATTTAACATAAGAAAAAGAACATGATAAAAGGAGTAGCAAAAACAGAAGCTCAATACAGAGCAGTGGTAATGGATTCATCCAGTAGCCTAAAAGAGTTCTCACAAGACAGAAAGAAGTATTACAAGAAATATTTCCTTGGAGAGAAGGTGGAAGATAAAGAAACATCAGCAACTAATATGGGTAGAATAGTTGAAACCCTACTTATGGAACCTCATCTATTTGATGATAAATTCTATATGTCATCTTGTGCTTCTACACCAACAGGACTAATGCTTGATTTTGTTGAAGCATTATATAGAGTTACAAGAGATGCTACAGATGAATTTGGTAGAGTTAACAGAAATTTTGAAGATATATCCTCAGAGGCTTACAATATATCAGGATTTAAGATTAAATACGAGGCTGTAATAGGTAAGTTCTTTGGATCTGATGCTGAGATATACTATAATGAAATTAGAACTGTTAGAAGTAAGAATTTAACAGTGGTGAATACAATGGAAATATCCATTGCAGAGAAGATTGTAGAACAACTTAAGACCAATAGTACAACAGGTCCAATTGTTAATCTTGTAAACAGCTCTAGATATGAAATTATAGATCAAATGCAAGTGGAAGGATATACAATTGATGGACATAAGTTCAAGAGTATGCTTGATAAAGTGATAATTGATCATGATAAAAAGACTATTCAACCATACGATTTGAAATGTACATGGTCTGTAGAAAACTTCTATGAAGAATATTACTTGTACAGAAGAGCGTACCTCCAAGCATTCTTATATTATAATGCAATGAAATATCTAGCAGAAGATGAAGCTAGTCCACATTATGGATATAAAGTGGAATACTTGAAGTTTATTGTATGTGACAGCACAAACTATTATCAACCATTAATCTATACACTAGATGATGGAGATATGGATGATGCATACAAAGGATTTATACACAAAGGAAGAACTTATCCTGGTGTAGGAGATTTGATAGCAGCTCTTACTTGGTGCAAAGAAACAAACACATGGAGTATAAGCCACAAAAATTATTTATCTAACGGAATAGTAAACATCAAGGGATAAAATATGGAGATTAAAAAGAACATAACTAGCATTTTTATGGTACCTACACTCAAGGTACCTAAAGATGCTTTAAGAGGAAATGGATTTATCAATGCATATATAAAAGATAATAGAAAAGATGATGATTATAAAGATTCAATCTATCTATTATTTAAACCTACAGACATTGATAAGTTCAGAGAGTTTTTAGAAAATGAATATGAGAGAACAAAAAACGTCATAGAAGACTATGATTATGAAGATGGGTATGTTGTAGTAGTTTATCAACTTGATAAAAAATATAATAAAGATTTTATGTTAATCAAAGAAGGTAAATATTCAAAGACATCTGTTGAGTTTCAAAAATTATTTCCAAAAATAATTAAGATTGTTAAAAATGGATTGAATAGAGATGAATTATCTTTACAATATAGAATATTTAACAAATCTGAAGAGCTTATAGAATTCTGGGAAGAAAAACTTGGAATAGATCTAAAAAGCACAATAGGAAATGATTTTGAAGTGTGGGAAGGTTGGGATGAACAAAAAGAAATTTTAGAACTTAATACTATAAAAGAAAATGTATAACGAAGAAATATACCAAAAACTTCTAGAAGAATTTGGTGAAAATAAAATGGGAACCGTAACAGATATCATATCTACATTGTATGATATAAAATATAATGCCACTAAACATGTAGATGTTCTTAATGAATATGATTATGAGAGAGATTGGTGGATGAGTAAACATAAAGAAGTAATTAATAAAATAGAAAACACATGTCAGGACTAGAATTATTACAGAAACATCCATTAACATCTAATGTGATAAAAGAATGGTTTCTTAAATCAATGTTAGAATCATTTAAAGATGAAACTGTACCAGAAGAGTTCAAACAGTTTATGATTGAACAAGGAGTAGAAGAAGATAAAGTGGGAACGTTGATTGATGTTAATCCTAGAATGTTATTAGATGTATTTGATGCTAGTGGATTATGTATTAACATTGAAAGAACAGAAAATAAAGAAGTAGAATGGGCATGGGGAATAGCATCTATAACATATGAAACAGCTATTTTTAAAACAAGAAAAGAAGCAGAATATGCTGCTATAGAAGAAGCTTTTGAATTATTAGAAATAAAACTATCTCCAAAAGTAGAAGAATAATTAGGAATAACCAGGGAGATGATGTATATTTGTCTCCCTATAATTTAAAAAACATGAGAACAAATAAAGAATTTAATGATAAGTATAAAGATTACTTAGAAGAAGGATATTATGGAATGGACATAGATGTCCCAGCTGTAATAACTTATGTAGATCAAATATTTGCTGATCTTATAAATATACCAGGATTTAAATATGAGCAAATCAAAACTAAATATGGATTGGCTAAAGTGTATACAAATCTTGAAGAACTTCTTCCATTTGTAGGAAGAATTATTCAACAGGAACTTGAAGAGAAAATTAACTTCATTCTTAAAGTGGAATTTGAAGTGGAAAACAGACTAAAAAGTTTAAATCTAGATAAAAATGGAAGAGCTATTCAATCAATTTAAACACATGTTAGTGATACATCCAACTTATCAAGGATATGTTTGTGGATACAACGAAGCTCATTTTATTTTAGCTGTAGAAACTAAAGATGATAAAAACTTTTTTAGAAAACTACAAAATCCATACATCATGGAAGAATACAAGGATATTAAATATAGATATGTATACGAAGATGAAAGAGAACTTATAAAACAGTATAGTAATGTCAAAGAAAATAAATTTGACAATTAAGACAAAACTTCTTATATTTGAATATAAAGAAAAGTATCCAGAGTTATCAGCTGAATTTATGGCTGAATTATTTAACATAAGAACACACTCAATGATAGACTTATTTAAACAAGGTGAGATCATAGTGGCTTCTAAAATGAATAAGTTATGAATAATGATGATAAAAAAGAATTCATAGAAGGAATAGATTACTATTTAGAAGATGGAAGGATCCATTTTACTAAGGAGTATTTATTAAAGACTAAGAAACAATGTTGTGGAAATGATTGCAGACATTGTCCTTATGATAAGCGTGAGAAAGGAAATACATCACTTAGAACAAGTGAATAAAAAGTTCTGTTCTGTTTTTTAATTGTTGAGAGAGCCCTGAAGAAATTTGGGGCTTTTTTACCCTCAATTAACTAACATATTATCTATAATGTTCTATATATTACATAATTAGATAACATATTAATTAGGAAATAAGCAGAAAAATGACTAACTTTAAACAATTAAAATAATTAAATAATGGCAAAACAGAAAGCAGTGGCTAAAGAAACTAATAACAAGTTTCAAGAAGCAATGGACAAATTGAACAAGACTTATGGTGTTGGTTCAATATTAGCGTTAGATTCTAAACCAGGAGGAGATTATGATGTTATCAGTACAGGAAGTATTGGTTTTGATCACATTACACTTGGTGTAGGAGGATTTGTAAAGGGGAAACTCTATGAACTTATGGGCTGGGAGGGCACAGGTAAATCTACAATATGTGGACATGCTGCAGCTGAATGTCAAAAAGCAGGTGGAACTGTTCTATATATAGATGGTGAACATGCTGTTGACAAGACTTATTTCAAGAAATTAGGAGTGGACACAACTAAAATGTTAATTGCTCAACCATCATGTGGTGAAGAAGGATTTAACATTGCTATGGAGATGATTAATACAGGAGAGATAGATCTTGTCATCATAGATAGCGATAGTTCGCTTATACCTAAAAAGATGCTTGATGGTAATGTAGGAGACTCTACAATAGGCAGAAAAGCTTTATTGAATAGTAATGCTTATCCAAAGTTAAAAGGTGCTCTATCACAACATAATGTATGTGTTATCGTAATATCCCAATATAGAGAGAAGATTGGTGTTATGTTTGGTAATCCAACCACTACACAAGGAGGACATGCTCTTAAATTTTACAGTGATGTTCGTATTGAAGTGAGTAGAAGCTTAGCTAAAGATGGTGATGTAACTTATGGTAATATCACTAAACTAAAAGCTATCAAGAACAAAATGTCTCCTCCATATAGAAAATCTGAATTTGAAATAGTATATGGATTAGGTATAGACAAACTTGATGAGATGATGAGTCTTCTTAATGAGTTTGAGCTAGGACGTAAGTATGGTAAAACAATGACAGTGGATGGAACTAAGTATGACTTAGAAGAATTCAAACAACTTGTTCTTGATAATCCAGAATTCTATGATGAATTGAAAGCTAAAATTGTAGCTACAATTAACCAAACTGATCTTCCTATAGAAGAAGTAGAAGTGGAAGAAGATGTTGTAGTTTTACCTACAGCTCCATGTTCTAATCATGGTTTATTTAATGATGAAGAATTATGAGTATCATAGGTATAAATGGGAAAATTGGTGTTGGAAAAGATACTGTAGGTAGTATTATTCAATATTTAACATCTGAATATAGAGATAAATATAATTTTATAGAATGGCAAGATAGAGTAGAAAATTATGGATCAAGTACATACTCACCATTTGAAATTAAGAAGTTCGCAGGAAAATTGAAAACAATTGCTTCCCTTCTTACTGGTATACCTATAGAAAAGTTTGAAGACCAAGATTTTAAAAAACAAGTAATGTCTAAAGAATGGATACAACCTAAACATTATAATTGTGAAAATTATGATATAGAAGATGGAGGAGGTAATTGTTCTTTTTGTTCTTGTAAAGAAAAAGAAATGACATATAGAGAATTTCTTCAAAAACTTGGTACAGAAGCAATGCGTGACGGTTTACATAAAGAAGTTTGGGTCAATGCTTTGTTTGCTGATTATAAAACAACAATACCTGTAAATGATGAACATTTTGAACATGTGTCTACAGGACATTATACATTAAAACACGATGTAACTTTACCTAATTGGATTATTACAGACATGAGATTTCCTAATGAAATGGAAGCGGTTGTAGAAAGAAAAGGTATTACTATTAGAGTCGTGAGACCAAAAATTGAATCTGTTGTAGATAAAATGAGACCTTATTCAGATTTAGTTCATTATGGAATACCTATGCCTGTAGAACATCCTTCAGAAACAGCTCTCGATGATGCTGAGTTTGATTATGAAATTATCAATGATGGATCTATAAAAGATCTAATAGAAAAAGTTAAACAAATATTAATAACAGAAAAAATTATATGACATTATCAATAGACTTTGATGGTACAATCTGTGAACATAGCTTTCCAGAAGTGGGAGCTCTTAGAAAAGATGCAGATGTATACATTAGAAAACTTTATGAAGAAGGACATAAGATTATCATTAGTACATGTAGATCTGGTAAGTATGAAGGAATGGCTCAAGATTTTCTTGATGATAATGATATTCCTTATCACTATATAAATAGTAACTTACCAGAGCTTATTGAACATTATGGACAAGACTGTAGAAAGATTTCTGCAGATATATACATAGATGACAAATGCCTCATGGGATTACCAGAAACATGGGAAGAAATTTACACATTAATACAAATAAAACAAATCGTATGAAAACTTACAATGAATTAGAAGCCCTTGTTATAGTTTGGGCACATCAAAAAGGTATCCTAGACAATGGAACACCATATGCACAATGTGAAAAAACAATGGAAGAAGTAGTAGAACTTCAAGAGGCCATTATTATGAAGGACAGAGAAGAGACAATTGATGCTCTAGGAGATATTCTAGTAACAATTATCATCCAAGCGGAGATGCAAGGATTGAGCTTGACAGAATGTTTAGAAAGTGCATACAATGTAATAGCTAAACGTACAGGAGTTATGAAGGATGGACAATTTCACAAAGATAAATAATATGAAATATAGAAAAAAACCAGTCATAATTGAAGCAGTTCAATTGACTATAGAAAATGTAAAAAATAATACTATAACAAATTTTTTGGGTGATAAATTTACAGGATATATAAGTGAAAGTAAAAACTTAGAAGAGGTAATAACGTATATTGATACTTTAGAAGGTAGAATGAAAGCATCAACAAATGATTATATTATAAAAGGAGTACAAGGAGAATTTTATCCATGTAAACCAGATATATTTGAATTAACGTATGAAATTGTAAAAGATGCTTAGTTCTGACTACCCTCAATTGTGCACTAAGTGTCAAGGATATAAAACTATGCCTTATGCTTGGAATAGTACAGCACAACCAAGAATGTGTAGCTGTCCAAAAGTTTCCCTATCATGGGAATGTCATAGATGTGGAAAGATAAATGCTCCATGGAAAGGAAGTTGTGATTGCACACCACCAACTAACAACTTTCCATACGGTAATCCAATCCCTGTTGCAGGTGTTAATGCTCCTACATATGGTACAGTTACTCAAGGTTATCCTATAGGTAGTAATATAACAAATACAAATGAAGTGTAAAACATGTGGAAAGAACTCTGATGGAGAATATTGTTTTATACATAAAGCTAGAAAACCATTAGCTCAAAGTAGGTTAAAGCCAACATTAACCCCTAAAAAGGGGGTTAGTGATGGTTATATCATACAAAGAGAGATGTTTCTTAAGATATGGAAGAAGAGAACGCACCATTCAGAAGTGAGTGGTGCCTATCTTGGTAGTGAACCTATGTCTACATACTTCCATCACATACTACCTAAAGAAAAATACCCAGAAGCTTGTCTAGATGAAGAAAATATCGTATTATTGTCCCTTGAAGAACATAGCAATGTTGAAAATGATATGTATAAGTATGAAGAGGTGAATAAAAGACGTGAACAACTAAAACTTAAATATAATATATTATGAGTAAAAGATACATGTATGCTAGAACAACAAAAACTGCTGCTAAAATAACAAAACCCTTACACCTTAATAAACATATTGTTCCTGATTTATTAAAAGATGATGAAATAAAAATAATATTTGATCATGAATGGTCTAATGATGATTCTAGTTCAAAATGGTTAACAAATCAAAAAGGAGAAAGATTAGATTGTATTGTTTTTGTAGAAGCTGACAATAGAGAAAATCAATATTTTGAACATTTATGTAATTTAAATAAATATGAAAGAACCTAACAGAGAAAGAAAGAGTGACATTAAATATAATGTTACACTTAATGAAGAACAAAAGCTTGCTAAACAGCTTATAATAGACAATCAAATTGTTATTGTTACTGGTAGAGCTGGAAGTGGTAAATCTTTAGTGTGTGCTCAAGCTGCTTTAGATTTTTTAATGAAGAAGCAATGTAACCATATATTAGTTACTAGAGCTTCTGTAGAGGTGGGAGCTTCTTTAGGTTTTCTTCCTGGAGATCTTAAAGAAAAATTTGATCCTTATTTAGAAGCTTTTCAAGAAAATCTTATTAAATGTTACGATAGGATGAAGATTGAAGAGTTCATTAAGAATCAAAAGATCAAAGCACTTCCTGTACAGTTTGTTAGGGGTAAAACAGTTGATGATGTCCTTGTTATAGAAGAAGCACAAAATTTAACCAAAGCTGAAATGCTTGCTCTTTTAACAAGACTTGGTAAAACAGGAAAGATTATTATCAATGGTGACAATGAACAAAAAGACACCAAAGAATCATACACTGGATTATCTTATGCAATTGATATTTCTAAGAAGATAGAAGGTATAGAATGGATTAAACTTAAAGCCAATCATAGAAGTGATCTTGTTGGTAAAATATTAGATAACGAATATAATTAAAAATATAAAACATGATTAGAAAATTTTTGTTGTATCTATTAGAAATGAATAGTCAACACATCACAGGAGTTACAGGAAAAAAAGCTCGTATTAGTGGAATTTATAGAAGTGATGATCAATTTATTCCTCTATCAAAGTATGAGACATTTCCTCCCTCATCAAATAAACCAGTAATATGGACATTAGTAGTAAACGTTTAAACAATTAACAAATATGAACAATCAATTTATTTACACAGCTACAATAGCTGACAAGGAGTTCAAAGCTTCTTTAAATCTTAACAAGGTGATTAGATCCTTAACCAATGAAGATGGAAGTCTTATTGTCATCCTAGATGATTTCAATGAGAGAGTAACACAACAACCAGACATCGATATTAAGACTAATAAGATGAAAGGATACAAGAGTGTACGTGAAACTGTACAATCAGAAATTCTATTGAATGTAGAAGACGCAGCAAGATTTTTTAACTTAACAGAATACAAATCATAATGACAACAGAAGAAAAAGATTTTAATGCTAAAGTTTTAGAAGCTGTAACATTGGGAGTAGTTTCAGGAGCTTTTTGTGCTCATGAGTGCTATAAAAAAGGAGAACCTGTTGATGAGTATTTTAAACAAATCGAAGATCTTTTAAAACAATATAATGAATTAACAAAAAAATAAAACCATGGCAAAATTATTAGGAAACCGTATCTACTTAGAGATACCAAAGAAAGAAGAAAGCAAACTTATTGTAGATGAAAATACAAAAGAAGCTTTAGAGAAAGAAATGATTAAGAAGATGTCTAAACTAACTATTCATAGCGTTGGTACAGCTAACATGGATGAATCATTAGTTGTAGGAGCTGTTGTTCTTGTAGATCCAGAAGCTTTATCAAAAGCTAGATTGATTCCTTTATCAGAAGATGAAACTGTATTATTAGTTTCTCCATTTGACATCATACAAACCTGGTAATTTAAATAGAAACTATGATCGATATAATAACACAAGAAGTTAAAGACCACATATCTAATATAGGTGATATATTAGATAGAATTGGTGAAAGAGTAGAAGGTAATCTGATATGCGATATAACATCTGATAATCTTACAGATGTTGCAAATGAAAGTAAAATATACAACCTACTAAAACTATCTGAAAATAAATCGAAAATATGTGAAATAGGAGTTAATGCTGGCCATAGTTTATTACTTATGGTCAGTGCTAATCCTGAAGCAGAATATTTGATTTTTGATTTAGGTGGACATGTTTATACTAGACCATGTGTACAGTATATTAAAAATGCATATCCATCTACAAAGATAACAGAAGTATATGGAGATAGTAATATAACATTAAAAAAGTATATAGAGTCTAATGAATTACATACATTTGATTTGATTCATATTGATGGAGGTCATGAAACTGCCACTGTTGAAAATGATTTTACTTGTACACAAGAACTACTTACAAAAGATGGAGTTGTTGTTTTTGATGACTATAACTTTGGTAATATACGTACAGTGATTGATAGTTATGTAGATAAAGGAGTTATATCTGAGTATACAGAAGATGTAGTTAAAACTGATCTACATTTTATATATAAACTAAATGATAGAAAATAACATACATCAGATTTGGGTAGGTGATGCTAGAACACCAAGTCATATAAAACATTATATAGATGAAGTGAAAGAACGTCATCCAGACTTTAATTACTATCTCTGGACTGATGATAATCTACCTGAACTACCAGAACATCTTAAGAAGATATATGATGCATATAATGAACCAGCAATCAAAGCAGATCTATTACGAATGTATGTAGTGTATAAGTTTGGTGGAATTTATTTAGATGCTGATTTTAAAACAATAGAGGGGTTTTATTCAAGTGTTATACCACATAAAGAACATGATGGTTTTATTGTCTATAACGATTCTTATAAAATGTCTGCATTAGCTAACACTATATTTGGTTTTAAAAAAGAGAATCCACTTTTAGGATATATGATCGATAATATAACCCAAGAAGGTCAATGGATTGGTCCAAACTGGTGGGCTCAGATAATTTGTAAATATTTTGGACTTCATCCTGATAAATCTACAGTTGAAGAACTTAAAGAAAAATTAAATAAAATTAATTTACAAGTAGTTCATTGGAAAGATGTAGAAGATAAATGTTTTAGACATGAAGCATTAGCCTCTTGGGTACATGGATCTATTTGGAATGAAAAACTAAAAAGTGGAAATTATGATTAGTGTTTTAACTCTTACATATAAAAGACCTCATCTATTAGAAGAGGCAATTCAATCATTTCTTGTACAAGAAAACTCACCAGAATGTGAAATGGTTATTATAAATGACAATGCTGAGGTAGATTATATATATGATCATCCAAAGATAAGAATCATTAATCACAAAGAGAGATTTTCTTCTATAGCTGCTAAGCTTGAATGGGGATTCAAACAATGTAAATATGATTATATCTATAGATTAGATGATGATGATTTACTAGCCCCTTGGGCTTTAGAGAATACAAAGATTGATATAGATGCAAATCCTGGATTTGAAATCTATAGAAGTAAAGGAATGCATTTCTTTTTAAATAATATCTATGAAAGAGAAGGTGGTAGTGTAAACAATGGTAATGTATATACAAAAGCTTATATAGATAGAATTGTATTTCCAGATAGTAGTTGTGATGAAGATTCACAAATAACGTTTGGTAACAATTCTAAAATATATACATCAAAGTTAGGACACACAATGATTTATAGATGGGGCATGGGAACATTACATGTATCAGGAATGGGTAAACAGTCTAATGAAACTATATTAGCTCAAGCAGATAAAGTGTTAGATGATACAAAAGGAGAAATAATTCTCAATCCACATTTTGATAATGATTATTATACACAAATAAAAAGCCTCAATTAAGAGGCTTTTTTTATTTTGATAATGATTTTTTCTTCATTGGTTGTTGAGCTGAGGTTCTTCTCACTTTATCATCCATAGCTTTGTTCTGAGAGAAGGGTTTGTCCTTTTTAGGTATAGGCACTTTAGGAGCCATTCTTGGTGCTCCACTCTTCTTAGCTTTCCCAAATGTTGTTTTTTTACTTGCAGCCATACTTACACTTAGCTATTTTAGCACCTTTCTTAGCTATAACACCACGTCCTTTAAGGATGTCTGCTTTAGTTACCTTTCCATCTTTATTAAGATCAGGGAATGATTTACCATTTTTAGCAGTTCCCATTGTAGGTTTAACTCTTCCTGTTTTAGGACCAGTTGGTCTACCAATTTCGCCACCTAGATTTTTAAATCTATCTTTTTTAAGCATAGGTTTAATGACTGTACTTTCTGCTTTCTTTGCAGGTTTTTTAGGTTGTAACATAATATATTATTGTTTAGTTGTTAACAATTCCATTTCTTCAAAGCAAGAGCTTTTCTTGTAGGCTTACCACTTGGTTTCTTCATAGGTCCTTTTACACCACCCATTCTAGCACAAAATGATTTTCTTCTATTAGCTGATTTACTTCCAGGTTTTAACTTAGAAGGTTTAGTAGTTACAGCCATTTTTAATTTACTACCAGGATTAGCTTTTCTATAAGAAGCAACACCTTTTCTATTGAGGCCTCCTTTGGGATCTTTCCCTTCAGATCTAGTCCATGCAGGAGTTTTTGCCATTATTTCTTAGTTTTAGCTTTTATTTTCTTCTCTTGTACCAACATTTGCTTTGTAGGCTTCTTTCCAGATCCTTTATTAGCTCTTATGTTATCCCATAATCCTCTCTTAGACATAGATCCATCAGCACGTTTAATGAGACCACCATTCTTTTTCTTTTTGAAATCAGATTTAGATTGTTTAGCAGCAGCTTTACTTATACCACATTTTGTAGAACTAAAATTAGGATCATTTAAATCACAAGAAGTAGCATCAGGTTTCTTTTTATCAGCTACTTGTTGCTTTTTTACTTGCTCTCTTGTCATTCCTTTAGCAGAAGCATTTCTATTAAGGATAGAATCTCTCACTCTAATGTTCTTTTGCTTTACAATTTCTTGTGCTGCACGTTTTTCAGCATAAGTCATAGGTTTTTTAACAGTTAATGTGTCACCATTCTGTGCTTTCTTGATTGTACCACCAGATTTCAATGTGCTTCCTTTAAATGGGCCTTTCTTCTTAATAAGAGGACCATCTGGAACTTTTGTTATCTTACCACCTTTACGTAATACACCAGGGCCTACATAAGCTGTAGCGTTCTGAGGATTTAACTTAGACATAATTATTTCTTTTTAGCTATTTTACGTAATGTTTGAGCAAGTGCTTTACGTTTGGGAGTACAAGTTTTTTTAGTTTGCGGAGTACAAAATCCCTTATGTTTAGGGTTTATTGCTTTCTGTATCCACTTTTTATCAGTGGACATTATTTCTTGGACATTTTGGTAGCACCAAGTTGTTTATCTTTGGTAAGAGAAGCTTTTCCTTTAGCACCAGCTAATGTTTTCTTTTGCACCTTTGTGAATGCTCCTTTAGGATCTACAGGTCCAACTCTTTTGTTTGATGCTTTAAGTCCAGTTAGACTTCCACCATTTTTCATTTTCATTTTACCTGCTGCTTTTGGTGCACCTTTTAAAAATCCTTTTAATGTTCTTCTTTGAACAGCACTAGTTGGTGCAGAAGTATCACTACCACCTTTAAATTTCATTTTATAGTTTCCATCTTCAGAAACATATTTATTTTCTCCAACTTTACGAGCATCTTTACCCATAGGTTGAAAAGTACCATTTTGTGCTTTTTTAATTTTTGCCATTGCGTTTAAATGTTATATTGGGTTTAACAATAAGATCACGATGGGTATATTGCCAAAGTTCTCCAGTTTGATTAATTATTATTGTATAGATAGTATCAGTTTCATAACCATAATCGGTAATAAACATGATTGAGCCATCTCCCTTTGGCGTTATAACATCTATTCTATTCTTTGGTTCGTATATTCTCATAGAGAAGAGCTTTTGTTTGAAAAGAGCTGTTATTCGTCTCCCAACAGCTACGTTATTATTCTGCTATAGCATCAACAGCTTCTATCACTGTTCCAGCTTCTACAGCTTTAGCCATTGCTGCTTCAATTGCTGCATTAGCTTGTTGTGCTAATAAGATTTTAGCTGCTTCCTCTGTATTAAGAATAGCTCTTAATGTGTTTAGGATTAATCCAAAATCACGTCCTGATAATTCAAATGTGTCTTCAGGTCCCCATGTATATCTTTTTGAAGGATCATACTGTGTCATAATATGTTTGGTTTTTAAAAATTAACAGTAAAAGTAAATAATGTTTTTTATATATACAAGTATTAATATATTTTTGTTAGTGTAAAGTTTCTAGATAATATTGAATTACCTGCGTTAGTTGTATTCCATTGAACAGTGACTACAAGTGTATTATTAATAGTTGTATCAAATGTTGTATTATTTACTGCACTTAAAACATATCCTTCAAACTGTGTACCACCATTTCTTATATAAGAAAACAATCCTCCTGATGAAATAGATGCAACACCTGGTGCTCCTAATGTTCTAATTGTAAAATATAAACTTAATATCCAAGACTTGTTAGTAGCTGCTGCTAAGTCAATTATTCCTGTATCAGCAAGTAATGCACCACTTAATGTTTTAATTCTAACTTGTATTTCTCCTGAGCTTATACAAGATATTATACCATCTAATGCACAAGTGAAACTATCTCCTATTTGAAATCCATTAGCAGGAACTGTTAATGTTCCAACACCTGGTCCTATTATTGTTGTTTCTACTATTGTACCAGTTACAGGTCCTCCATCTGCAGTTTGAGCAAATAAACCTGTAAGTCCTGCAGGACCCTGTGGACCTTGTTCCCCTTGTATTCCTTGTGGGCCAGTAGGTCCTTGATCTCCTTGAGGTCCTTTTATATCTCCTGCATCAAACCATACTGCACCATTCCACGTCATTAAAGATCCATCTGATAAAAGAATCCATGAATCTCCAACATTAGCTCCAGGACTTCCACCTGCACCAGCTAAGAAAGCTGCATAATCTGCATATGAACCAAGAATAGTTACAGAGTTACCAGCAGTTCCTTGAGGACCTTGATCTCCAGTCATACCTTGTTCTCCCTGAATTCCCTGGATTCCTTGATCACCTTCAATTCCTTGTTCTCCTTGCACCCCTTGAGGGCCTTCAGGACCTTGAGGACCAGGAACTCCTGGACCAGCTATACTTTCTATCAATTGATCTAAATTAAGCCATCCTTTATATCCAATACAAGGTTTACATAATTTTTGCCAGAATCCAGCTTTTATCCAAGTTGCCATAATATTTTATTTATTTATAATTTTACTATTGTTAATATTCTGTTAGCAAGAATTACTTTTCCGATGTCAGTTCTCCATCTCACAGATATTGATTCAGTCCCATTAACTGTTACAATTGAACTTAATGCAACATCTTCAACATAAGTGTTGTAATATCTGTAACGTTCTGTAAACGGTATCAGCGTGTTACCCTTGTACAATGAAAAAACATTCGTATCACCAAATGGTTGTGTAACATCAAATGAAACACCGTTAAATACGCTACCTACAAATATAACTACCGTAGCACTTCCTGTCCCTAGATTTCCTGTAATTACTGCTAATGCTGTATTTTGAATACCTCCTCCATTTGTAAAACCTAAAAAACTTTCTAAAATTCCTATGGGGATAAGACTCACATCAATTGGCTTACTTATTGTTCCAGCTCCAAATGCAATTGATCCAGCAGTTGATAATAGTCTACCATTAAATGTAGCGTCTGCACCTAATGCAGCTGCCGCACCAACCGCAATGAAATTACCATTTAGAACATTATTAGCCCCTAAACCTAAAGCACCATTTGCTAAGAAAAATACATTAGCAGATTTCACTCCCCCTGTTAATTGAACTGTCGTAAATGATGCTGTGTTTATCGCACCAGCAGAACGAAACACAAATATATCATTTGCTCCACCACTTAATGTTAAGACACCAGCAATTGACATTGCCCCAGCAACATCATATACACCAGCTGTTAATGTTTCTCCACTTCCAAATGACAATCCATGAGTGCCTGTTGCTGTAAGGTTGTTAATATATAACTTTAGCACTTGCAGATCTAATGTAGCAATTGCAACAACATTACCAGGGATTGAAAGATAATGCCCGTTAAAATCTACCTTATACGTTCCTGCAGGTGGTGTAACTGTCAATCCTGTGGCTACAACATCAATGTTAGATGTTGTTTCAATTTGTGTTGATTCAGTTATAGATTGATGAAATTTATCAAACAAACTACCATCTCCTTGTACTAATTGAGAAGATGTACCATTTACATAAGATATAACACCTGCTGTTGATTTTACAATTCCTGTACCTGATAAAGTATTTAGTTTGTTATTAAAAGTGTTCCAATCATCAGCAGTTAAATATCCAGGAACTAAAGATGATGCAGCTGGAATAGCGATTACAGGAGCTGTACCACCACTAGATGTTACAGGTGATGTAGCAGTAACACTTGTTACACCACTACCACCATTTTGTTGAATATAGTGTGTTAAATTAAATTCACCTTTATTTCCAAATCTTTTTTCAACCCAAAGTCCTGCTTTTATAAATATTGACATAATGTTATTCGTTTAATGTTATTTCAAATGTAATCACTGAACTTGTTTTAATACTCTTGCTCATGTCAATTCTAATTTGAAACATGTTACAGAATTTTAATATTTCTTCTATAAGCATATTGTTGTACATTGGATGACTAGCTGCTATTCTGAATCTATAGTTATCAGCGTTCTTTGTTATTTCAAGACTACATAGTTCATCAATAGAAGAGACAACACCTTCTAAATGTGCTAAGAAGATTTCATCATTATCTTGCATCACTTTAGGAAAATGTTTTCTATTAATTTCCATTATGACAATGTTAGTAGATATTTTGTCTTAGCTGCTTCTCCAGATAAGCTATCTGCTAGATTACATACATCATGAAAAGAATTCTTTTCACCATATACTTTTAATTGAGAAGCAAATGACATAAGATCAGAAACAACAGATGTAGCATTTGCTCCACCAAGAGGTTCTATTTTATAAGCTCCAGGTCTTTTTCCTGTATATCCCATAATCTTTTCTACCAATCCATCTTTGAAATCATGTACATAATCATATAAGCCACCTAGGGCTTGATGTTCTGCGTAAGAGGTTGTCTGCCAGTGCAACAAATGTAGTTGCTCATGAAAGTAAGTAAGCTTAGCAGCAATGCTCTCTAATGAGAGCTCGCTACTAGGTCCTTTACTCATCATATCTTCTGGGAATAATGATTTTAGTGACATGGTTTAAATATTAAACTGGTGCAGTGGTTGTTGTGGTGGTAGTAGGTGCTACAGTGGTGGTAGTAGTCGTCGTGGTAGGATTACAGCACTCATATGCTGTTATTTCTTGCCATTTACCCACTTTAGGTTTGTTTCTTCTTAGGATTAAACTTCCTGCTACAACTCTGCCAGATCCATCGAATCTTACATAGGCCTTAAGGTCTCTCTTGTTACTCATGATAATTGTATTTAATAGTTAATGTTATATTTTATTGATAATTGTTTTAATTTGTTTGCGTAATACCATGTACAATACTTTTGTGATTGTTCATTGTTAAGAATAGCATCTAAGCTAGCATCTTTTGTTGGATCAGATCCCATATGATATTTTCCTTTATAGAAACATGGGTAACCATTCATTTCTGTTCCTGTTATTCCTGCATTGTGAAGAATAGGATAGGTGTCTATTTTTATAATTGGATCTGTGGCCCATGCAAATTCTAATTCTTTAGCCACCCTACTTTCTTTTTTAAAGAACCAAAGATTAAATTGTACAGCCCAAAGATCTGCACACCATGATTGAATTCCACTATTCTCATCTTTAAAGAATTCTCTATTCATTTGTTGAAGATACATTCTTATTTTAAGAACATCTGTTTCTACTTTTTGCCAAAAAGCTGAATCAATATCTTTTAATATATATTGTACTCCTCCTGTATTAGAATTGTTATCTATTACAACTTGTTTGTCTATTCCTATTATATCACACACTCCTTTTAAGAAATCTATGGATCTTGCTTCTTCTAATTTTTCTGGAAGCACATCTTTATATTTACTTTCAAAATATGTATGATTCAAATAAGAATTAGCATCACTTACATAGTTTACATCATCATCTAATAAATGATTTATGTTTAATGATTTCAACCAAAGAATGTCACAATCTGTATATATGATTGTTCTATCTTGTAATTCTGGAAAAGCTTCAAAATGTTGTTTAAGAATATGTGGTCTTAATATAGGAATGTATGTTCCTAAATATTGTTGAATCCCTTTATCTTGATATACAAATATATTTAGTTTTGGATAGTATTCTTTTAATTTATCCCAATTAGCATTATCAGGTCTCCCTATAGGATTGTATAAAAGAATATGTATTTGTTCTTCTTCAAATCCTTGCTCTAAACAAGATTCTATAAACATTTGATTTTGCCATACAAAATATGTATCAGTTGGCTGACATGTAATTAAAATTGGTTTCATAATGTAGTTTGGTTTTAATTTTTATTTTATTTTATAAACAAATACCTATATCTTCTATGGAATATTGTTCAGAAGGAACAACAGAAAAAGCACATAAATTATAAGTTTCTCCTATAATACTTTCTCCTTTAAGGCTAATATTAAAAAATATTCCTTCACAATTTATTCCATTTATGTTAATACTTGATGCTACTAAATATGTCAAAACGAACTGTCTACAAGGATTTTCTGTAGTGGTAGTTGTAGTGGTAGGACAACCTCCTATACACATTTGACTATTTAATCTATCAAGCTGTTTTGATATTTGCCATAAGAGATTAGCCTTTTCACTCCAGCCTATTTGTTTTGGTGGTATTGCCATTATTTTTTATTTAATCTATTAAACAACGCACTGAGAAACCAAGTTTCTTATTACTACTAAAACTGAATGCAGTACCAGTGTTAGATGCTAGGTATTGATACCTAGCATTTGGAGTATCGTACTCTGACGAAGTCCACCAGTAACCAATGTAGCCAATGTTGGAGAACGGCCCAATGTTGTAGCGATAACCTCCTGGTAATGCTGTAAAACCACTAATGTTAGTAGCATCTGTATTTGGAGCATTCCAATTAGTTGTTCCAACTTCTTTTAGTTTTCCTCCAGCAACAGTAAGTCCTCCTAAAAATGTTGTTAACGTGGTCCATTCAGTATCAGTAGGTACATGTTGACCAAGTGGAGCTAAACCCCTTGGGTCGTTCACAGCATACCAATTGTATATTTTTCCATAAATTGGTCCATTTGCTGGGTCATTGTTATAATAACACCAAGCCCCTGTAGTTAAAGCTTTCCAAGCTGTAGCGCCTTGCACTTCAGGAATAGGATCTCCATTAGCATATGTAACAACTTCTAAATTTCTTAAAATCCAAGTTTGATCTCCTATTAAAATAGAAGGTATTGCTTCTGTAGTTGTGGTAGTTGTAGTTATTGGAGCAATAGTAGTAGATGTGGTAGTGGTAGATGTAGGGCAATCACCTGTACACATAATAGAATCCATTCTATCTAATTGCTTAGATATTTCCCATAAGAGATTTTCTTCTTGTGACCACCCAATTTGTCGATTACCTATTGCCATTGTTCTTTTATGTTTATTAGTTATATACTCTGATTTCAATAGGTGTGTCAGATAATAAACTATCTCCATTAAAGTCACCACCTTGTGTTTTAATATAAAGAACGTCAGGGCCTTGATTATTTACACTAATATAAACAGGCTCTATAATACCATTATTATCTATCACTGAATCTGCTATTCCCCAAGTTTTATAACTATGTAATAACCCATTACTATTCATAATATAAGTTCCAACACCCTCATACGCAAACCAAATATTACCAATAGTGTTTTCTAATACTGTTACTACTGGAGCTCCTTCATCGTATTCTAAACTTTTTGTTCCCCAACTATTTGGTGTTGTTCCTGTTGCAACAAATGATGTATTTGCATCATTATTAGGAGCACCTACATTTGTAAAATCACCCCCAGTACCACCACTTTTAATTAAATAAGTAACACCTACTGTTAAATCACCAGATGTTATAGCAATAGGACTGTTTACACCACTCTGTGTTAATAAAGCTGTATACACTTTATATTTAGGCTTAAGCCCAAACATAATTGATGTTAATCTATTAAGTTGTTTTAATATTTGCCAAAGTAAGTTAGATTCTTGAGACCAACCAATTTGTCTAGAAATTATTCCCATTATCTTTAAATTTTATTTATTATACAAAAATATATTATTATTAACAAAAAAACAATATTCTTTATTAAATTATTATAACAGAATTAGTTAGAAAATTTATAACTAAAATTATTACACGATTAATAAAAAAATATTTACTACTAATCCAGCTATCACTGCTCTTACAACATCCAAGTAGTCAATCTTGTTATCTTTATTATACATATGCCAACCCCATTCCCAACACGTGCCTATAACACCAATTACAAATGATGTTAAGAATATTTGTATAGGAATTGGTATTCCTGAGTAAGTTAATGATAATACCCATCCTAATCCAGCACCTATTAATATGTGCAATCCATTTCTAATCTGTTCTTTTTTCATAATGTTAAATTGTTTTTTCTATATGTAAAATTAGTTACACCTAAGTCAATTATTGTTTGGTTACATTCTGCTCTTAACCTTGCTCTTTCATCTATTGCATATTGTGGTATTGGAATACCATCTAAATTTAATTTCTCAATATGCTTCTTTAGAAGTTCTGAAATCTGATTAGTGTAGTCTATGTCAATTTCTAATGCAATATTAATTTTATAATTATTTATTTCTTCTTGTGTAGCAGTTTCATAAAATACTTGGTCTATAGGATTGTATCTGGGATTTGTATAATTACCTACGTATAAAAGTTCAGTACTATTTATTGGTGGAACATCTGTGTTTGCAGTCCAAAATCTTCCTTCACTATCGTATATAGTATATATTTTCATTATTTATAATATGTTAACGATATTGTTTTTTGTTGTAAACTACCAGTTGCTGATGTTGTTATTGTTGATATTAAATAATATACATTAGACAATGTAAGACTTATTGATAAATCAGCAGTTATTGTACTATATATTATACTATCTGTAATTGCTGTTGTTGTTCCAGGATAACCAGTTAGAATACCACCACTGTCTATACTAAATTCTCTTGAAAATAATCCTGGAGATACATTTAAACCTCCATTATATACACCTATCTGTGTTGCATTAGCTGGACTTATATCATTACTGACAGAAGAAATATAGAATTTAATATTTCCTGTATTACCAGCAACAGGTCTTCTAAATCTTGAATTAAATTTTAATATAGAGTTTATTTTTATAGAATTAGCTGGTATAGTATTATTACTCATTATCTGTTCAGTTGTTGTTCCAATAACACTTGTGTATGTAGTTAGATTTGTAAAAATAGATATTAAGTCTTGTTTTAAATCAACTGTAGTCTTAACTAAGTTATTAGTTGGATATTTAGTTATTGAATTATCTAATAATGTATTCTCTTTGTTTGCTACGTTTTCTGGTGTAAAACCTAATGCAGTGGTTACATCTAAAGATGTTATACTTGTTAAATATATATTTGTGTCAAGAGCAAAGGTACCAGCTGCAGTCATCTTTACAAATGGTGTGCCAGTGGTCCAAGTTGGATAATTTAATGCTCCCCAAGTACCAACTGTTGGTATTGTTGGAAATGTAGCTAAACTACCATCACCTCTTATATATTGACTTATTGTACCAGTTGGTATAGCAAAGTATATACTGTTATATGTAGTTAAACCATTAGCCCATATAACAGATGGATTAGGATAGGTTCCTGATAAATCACCACCAGCAGGTCCTGAAGGGGCTCCTCCACCTCCTGTAGCAACTTCTTTCACCTTACCGAACTTATCTATTACGACAACTTTGGCAGAGTTAGCTGAGATGTTTCCATTTTTATTTATAAACTCATACATTAGATCTCTTCTATTGCATTAACATAATATGTTGTGTCAACTACATCTGATATAAATTGAATATAATCACCTTGATAAAGAGTGTAAGTTTCTGTATCTCTTATAGAATCTCCTGCATCTAAAGATAGTTCATATATAGGAACTATATGAATGCCAGGTCCCACCATAAATCTATTAAAATTAAATAAGTAGTTTGAATCAAGATTATTAATAATAATGGTTGTAATAGTCAATGATGTAGTTGTACAAGTGATTCTTGTACTTCCATCTAAAGCTATTTTTCCTTGATACACTATATTCATTTTGTTGCGTTAGTTTGTTTTTTTAAAAATACGTAATCATCTTTATATTCATTGGGAATTACAACTAACTGTTTCACCTTCCAAACTCCATTAGAAAATTCTGAATTAGTAGGTTTTACAGATTGAGAAACATTTACAATAGAATTTGAATATTCTCTCATTTCTATGAAATTTGTAGGTCCTCCAAAATTAACATGTGATATTCTCATATCATTGGAAATTTAAACATGCCTTTCATATATCTATATCCTAAATATACAAGTAGTAAAAGTAATAGCCACAACCACCATAAGTCTAAAATAAATTTGCTCCAGCTGAATTGTTCTTTATAAACTATCTTTGTGTTCTCAACCTTTTGAACTTCTATCTCATTACTGATTGAATCAACCACAATCTTAGCCACTATTTTTTCATTTACGACTATTGTGTTATTTTTTATTTTCTTCTTGCTTAAACGAGCATTTTTGTATTTTGTAACCTTACCCTCATTGTTAACTATTTCAATTGGCTTAGTAGTATCAACAGCTTCAATTACTATTTCTTCTGTTTCAACATCAAACTTTATAGATGTACTATCTTTAGAAATACTATCTGTTTTTACAACAGCAACAGTTTTTGCAATACTATCTGTTTTTGTTTCTTGTTTGTTTACATTTCGTGCACTACAAGATAAAAGTAAAAGCGATAAGAATATAAATATTGTTTTCATTTGAAATAAATTTTAACTTCTTCAGTTCTTCTTTTTATAAGTCCATTGTTGCGAACTCCATTTGCATTAACCCATTTCATAAACTCTTTAGCTATAGCTGGATCATTTGGGTTTGAATTAACCTTCTTTAGCAAGTTGCTATCTCCTAATCCTTCTGGTATATTATCTGCATCAATATCACTTCCTAAGTTAAAAGCAAAAGACACAAGAGCATTGAATTGATTTTGATTGACATTAGATGTAACTAACATGTCAACATCTTTAGCAAACATATTAGCTGTAGTCGTTAACATCCAAAGAGCAGTTTCTTTAGTAATTGCTTTATCCTTCATAGTAACTTTTTTACCACTAGGATAGAAGGTTGATCCATATCCAATTGTTGGAACACCAGCACTGCAGAGGTATGGACTTAGTCTTAATCCCTCAAACTTAGCAATAATCAAATAACCCTCTTCGTTTAGTTTCATTATTTTGCTGCTTTTTTATGTTTATCAAAGTCTTCTTTGAGTTTTTCATAAAGTCCTTTTAAGCTATTATACTTTTCTAAAAGTTCTCTATGCAATTTTTCCCAGTTTTGAGATTGCTCCACTTCCTTTGCATAAGCAATTTGAATAGTGTTAAACTGTCCTTGCATAATAGTAGTCTGTGCACGTAGTTCATCTATCTGAGATCTGAAGTATTCTTTTTCTAATTTAAATTCAGCAATTATATCATTTTTATCATTTTTTAAATTTTCATTTTCTTGTGCTAATTTAGCATTTAAACTATCATATAGCTCCCTCACCTTAGCAGCATAATCTATTTCAGCTGATTCAATCTCTACTTCTCCTTTTTTTAAATCTTGATTTTTTTGTTGTCTACCCCCTAAAATCCATCCAACAATTCCACTTATACTTCCACCACCTAATAGTGTAAACCAATTATTATTTAGCCATTCAAACATGTTCATTTATTTAAAATATTGTTACTTTTACTTTTATATAGAATGAACAAATTTATTAATAATAAAGTTAAAAACATAATGGATAAAAAAAGTAATATTTATAATATAGCATAAGCTAAAACTATTTTTCATTTAGATGATGATGTCTATGTTCATCTACCTTATACCATAATTAGATTGAACTTTTATGCCAAGATCTTTAGCAAGTGCTGGGTAGAACATAGGAAGATATCCTGCCATTTGATTTGATAAAGGAAACGTTTTCATTAAATATTTAATAACATATGTTTTCTCTGCAGTTTCATCATCTCCTGTAAGTAACGCCCAATTTTCTTTCTTAAAATTATTTATCAATTTAGCAAAATTAGTTATCAATGCAGCTGATGGAAAGAATCCTTGAGATATAAGATCTAATCCACTAGTAGGATCATAGAAGTACATAAGTTCTCCTTTGAATTTATCTGTAGCTTTTAATATAAACTTATATTGATTTTTAACAATTGGATCTTCATCATCATCTGGTTCGTTAGCTTTTAATGCAGCAATTGCTGAGAATACTATTGCTAAAAATACAACATCTACTAATTGAGATTTAATGTTTTGTCTAGCAAGATCTATAAATTCAGCTTCTGTCATTTCAAGTGTTTTACCTGTCTCAGCTTCATATTCATTTCTTTTCTTTTCCCACATTTCTCTCATATACTCCACTCCTTTTTCATTACCTGTTAATGAATTATATAAGTTACCTAATGGTGCAAAAGGTTTTGTAAGACTGAAATCATCTGTTAGCACCTTCATAACCATTCTAGTTCTTCCCCATTCATATGCATCAGAAGCAGAATTGAATTTTAAACCACCCATACGTACATCTACAAGTCTAGGAATCCAGTTCTTAAACACCATAAATGATTTTCCAACTACACTCATGTTAATCATTCTAAGATCATCCTCAGATAGATTACCTAATGCATCTTTAGATACTTGTTGCACCTTTCTTCTAAGTTCTATTACAGAATTAGACTTTTGATCTACACCAGGAATTACAAACTTATTATCAATAACCTCTCCAAGTTTTAACACTCCTTTTTCTTCAATGAGTCTTTTTACTTCTGCATCAAATTTTTCTTCATAAGCTTTTCTATCTTCTACAGATCCTTTATACTTATCTTGATATTCAGGAAGAGTTCTTAAATAATCTCTAACGTTAATCACTTCACCATCTTGAACTATTGAATTATTAAGAAATGCATAGAAGTTAGATGTTTGTACATTTAAATCTGTTTGTCTCATTAATATCATTAAGAAATCTTGAATGCTTTCTTGTGTCAATGTGTTAAGAGAAAGTTGTTTAGCTATTTCTCTATTGTAATTATCAGTTAATGGTAAAAAATATTCTAATGCACCAATCATTTTCTTTTGATCTGTACCACCAAATTTGTTTGAAAAAATCATCATCTCTGCAGCTAGATAATCTTTCTTAGTAAAATATTTACCAGAGTTGATTAATGATTGAGCATTACCTCCAAAGAAGTTGGAAGAAGCAGAAAGAACATTAAGTCCTAATGTTGTAATTTGAAATGTATTATTCAATTGATTGATAAACTTATTCACACTTAATTGTCTAGTAGACATATCTTCTGGAAATACACTTACACCAAGTTTTTTATTTAGTGTTTCTCCCCAAGATCCCATTTTGAATAGAAGTTGATCAAATGCTTGACTATCTACAAACTTCTGTCCATATATAATAGCTTTCATCATATCTTCTACAAGTTGAGCGTTCTCTCCTTTTGTATCAGTATATTTTAATACACCATCTTCGATTTTACTTTTACCAAATAAAGATGTAGCTATAGATTTTTTATTCTTTTCAACAGCAACAATAGCTTTTACTTGATCTTCTATTTCACTTAAGTATTTATATCTAAGCGCAGCTTCATTATAGAATGCCATAGTTCTAAATAAGTCAGTAGATGTTTCTTGTTCTAAAGGTCTAGTAAAATATTTAGGTATTTTGTTTACAGGTTTTCCTGTATTAGGATCTATTTCTCCATATCCTATATCACCTTCATCTACAGATATATCTGTAAAGAATTGTTGACCAAGTTTAACTTGACCTCCAGTGATTAACTTTTCTACTAAATTCTTTCTTATAAATGGAAGGAATGTTCTAGCAAATCTTTTATTAATATATCCAAGATCAGCATATTCATTATTCTTTCTGATGATATAATCATAGAATTCCTTAGCAGGTTCATTTTCTTTCTTTATAAGTTCTAACCATTCTTTAGATGTCCACTTATCTTTCTTTGGAAACTTTTTAGTTTCATTATATATAAACCATCCAGAAGATGTAGTGGTAGATGTATCATATAAGTTTTTAGCTTTATATATTTCCATCATCACTTCATTAGGAAGCTTACCAGTATTAGCTAATGCATCAGCTTCTTCCGATGTTAATAGTCTAGGTTTGTTTTTGATTCTTTCTATCTCTTCAGCAAGCTTCTCTTTTAAATGTTCATTGTATGCAGAAACATCTATATTTTCTCTTATCCATGAACTATCTCTATCATCTGATACACTCTCTAATTCTTTTTTAGTTTTAGCTTTTAGATCAGTGTAGAATTCTGGATTGTATTCATCTATAAGTTCATTAGAATCTTTCTTCTTAAGAATATTAAAATAATCTTTATATGATAATCCTTTTCCTTTAGCCCAATTTTCAAACTTAGTTTTTAATTCACCAAGTTTTTTACTTTCTGCTAATGTATCCATAGAAGAATAAGCAAATGCTCTATTTGCTTTCTTATATAATAACTGAACAGCTTTACTTTGTAGTGTAGCTGTAGAAGCAAACATTTTTGTAAATCCTTTAATTATCTTTTCTGGAGCAAGAAAGTTATCTACTCCTTCTCTTTGAGCAATTATGTTTTCTGTAAATTTTTCTAATATGATCTCTAGATTGTATTCTAATTTTCTTGCGTTATCAGATGTTCTTCTTAACTCTTCTTTAACTTTGTTATCTTCTTCACTATCTGATAGTAATCCTTCCAATTCTAAATAAAGATCTGTATAGATACCAATTGCATATTGTGCATCTGAGATTTCTTTAACAAAATCATTAACTTCTTTTTCATTAAATGAAGCAGCATCTTTATCTACAAACTTATCATTATATCTTTCTATAAGTTTATCAATACTCTTGTTCAATAACTGAGCTTGTCTAACTAATGGTTGAATGTTTTCTTTAACTTGTAATTGTCTTATAGAATGAAACAATGAATTAAGTAACTCATCTTTATTCAACTTCTCAGATTCAGGAACTGATTTATCAGAAATCTTTGTATATAACTTATTAAGTTCTTCTAATAACTCATCTATCTTTCTCTTACCTGTTTTCTCATTCTTAATTGGAACAGGAAGTAAGTAGTCATCTTTAATATTCTTAACATTAACATCTCCAATTTTAATACTAAGTAATACTGGAAGAATGTTTTCTTTTGAATTTGCTTTTGAATATAAAGCCTTTATAGGAATCATTCTTGTTTGTTTGAACTTCTCACCCTTTACACCATAAGCGTTCTGTAGAATAGCTCTATATTGTCCCATTTGTAGATTCCATGCAGTGTTTTTATACCAAGGAATATCTGTATATTTATCTACATCAAGATCCATAAACTTCCAGTCAAGAATGCTCACATCACCTTCTTTAGTAATAGCTAAGAAATCTACAGTACCTGCACGATTTGCTTTAGGATTGTAGATAGTAACCTCAGCCATAAATCTTGTATCTTTAGGAAAAGATTTAAGACGTGCTTCAAGATTTTTCTTTAATGTATCATACATCTCTCTATTATTAGGATTGATTCTAGATTTATATCCAGTATCATCTAATGGTGTATCTCTTAAGTATCCATCCTCATCTACAAATAAAGTTTGTATGTATTCAAGATCAGCATGTCCTGCTGTACCTTTCTCAGCTTTTAAATCATTAACAGCATCTTGAAATTCTGTTTTACCTATCTCTCCATTTCTAAATGTTCTTTCATACCATTCATCTACTAATGCAGAAACTCTAGGAATGTTTTTACCATTAATCATATATCCACCTTCCGTAGGTTTTGCTATAATGTTAGATACTTCTTTAATTCTATCAATAAGTGATTGTTGAGGATCTATTTGAAGGAAAGCTTTACCTTCTTCTTCTCTAATATCTTCTGCGGTACCAATAATCTTACCTGTCATAACATCCATAGACAATTGGTCAAATCCTGATGTACTAATTAGATTCTTAAACCAATCAACTATCTTATCCCATAAACTTTGCATTTTAGCAATGTTCTCTGGTTTTTCTAAAGATCCTTCATTGTTCTTAATAATAATTTCAGCTAACACCTTTGCAATAGCTTCTTCTTTAAGCATAATTACATCAGGCTTTCCATCTATTTGATACATAGGATTCTGACCATATGTAGCAAACACTTCTTGCAATATGGCATAACCATTAATCTCACTCATCAACTTTTTGTATAGAGCAGGATTAGTTTGTTTAATAATAGCAACAGCAAAGTGCATAGCTTCTTCAGGAAGAGACTGTGCTTCTTTACCTTCTACTACTTGTATAAGTTTCTGTGTAAGTAGAGCAGCACCAGCAGCATCTTGTTTGATACCATCAATAATAACATTTTTCATGGCTTTTGTATCTACACCAATACGTGTAAGAAAGTCATTAATCATTGCTATTGTTTTAGGAGAAGCTATAGATGATATAGGTCCTTCATTCAATTGATAAAAGATTCCTTTAGCATTATCTATTTCTTTAAATGCTGTTTTATTAGGAACAGCCTTGCCATCTTCTTCATAGAATAGTTTACCTTGTATTCCATATTTTTCTACAGCAATGTCAGATAGTTCTTTGTTGCTTTTTACAAATTTATTATAATCAAGTATTTTAAGAAATTCATCAATAATACCACGAGTTCTCAACCAAGATTTAGTTGAGGCCTCTGATGTTTTAAACTTTTTCTTATCGTTGCAATTTGCCATGGTTTATTTATTAAAATGGTACACAAGAATCATCGTTATCTTCTTCTTTCCAAGAGTTATCCTCTTCTGTAAATAGATCCAATTGTCCTGGTATAGGTTTAGGTGTTTTAATTTTAGACTTCTCTTTAGGAAGTTGATCTTTTAAATCTCTTAATTCTTCTTTCAATTTACTTAATTCAATAGATGTACCAATTTGAGCAGTATAATTTGCTTTACTTCCTGAAGATAGTATGTCAATTATAATATTTCTTACATCTTGTGTATCAATACCTGTATCTCTAAAGTTATCATCCCATATATCATTAGCTGCTTGATCTACAGTTTTACCATTTCCACTTAGTAAAGAAGGACTAATATCTAATTTAGTTCCTACCTTTGCACCAGTTTCTTTTGTTGCAGATATTGGAGTTATTTTAGGCAAGTTGTTTAATACAATTGTTTCTGTATTTGTAACATCAAGATCTTTTTGAATGTATTCTAACTCTGCAATTCTTTGTGTAAGATCATTTATTTCAAATTGTAATTGTTCTTCTTCAGTGTATTCTACTTCTTCATCAACAATCTCTTCTGTTGGTAAAGATACAATATCTTCTGTAACTTCACCACCAAAATAATCAATAATAACTGAATCAGGAATCTCATCCTGAATCTTCACTGTACCATTGTTAAGAACAGATTGTCTTCCATCTAAATAATATTCAGAAACTAAATTACCATCACCAAGTAAGTTAACTAGTTTGTATACATAATCACCTTCAGCAGTTGTTACAGGATTACCATTTGAGTATTTCACTTTTTGATATCCATAGTAGTCTGTTAATGATGTATCTCCACCTAGTCTTATAGCTCTCATTGCTTGTGGACTAATAGTTTGCCCAGTGACAATATTAATGTTCTGACCTATTTTGTTTACAATCACTTTAGGAACCTTTACAAAATCACTATTAGCACCATTGCGAGCATCATATTTTGGACTTAATGTTAGCACCAATCTTTTTTCTTGCATAGTTGATCCATCAAATACTTCTAAGAATGGTGATACTTTATATCTATATACATCATTTCCATATGGATCTTCTCCCAAATATTCTTCTACAGGTTCAAAATTTGCATCTCTTTCAAAATAGAATCTAGGAGTGGTAGTAGGAACTATTGTTTCATCTTTCCAATTGTTCTTTTGAAACATTCCTTTAGTAAAATATTCTATATTTACATCATCTACTAATGTATCTATAATAGGTTTGATCTTTTTAGCATAGTCTTCTATTGGAACAATGTTATTAATAGATACAGGAGATTGATAAGTTCCTTGTAGAATAGCCACCTTAACAATATTATTGTATAACTCAGGATCCAATTCTCTTAGTTCTCTCATCATCTCTACATATAAGTTCTCATCATATGCTTCTTTTAAGTTCACTTTAAGTTTAATAGTTTGTGCACCATCAACTTTTTTAGATGCTTCAGGAACAAGATCTTGTAACAATCTCATATTAGGATATTTTAACTTAGCTTTTGCTAATTGCTCAGCAATAGAATTATCTCCTGTAGTTAATGCTAATATCTCTGAGTTAAGTCCAGATTTAGTTTGTACAATAAAGTCAAGGAACGAAGCCTTAGCTTTACTAGCAATCTTAGAAAAGTCATCATCTTTGATAAACTCTTGTTCTTCAAATGATCTTAACACCTCATTAGTGATATCTACAAACTGTTCTTGTTCAAGTTTAATAAATGAACCAACACTCTTCATTGCAAAGTCTATCAATCTTTTTTGATTACCAATTGAACTTGACTCCAAAAGTTTATCTACAGAAGAGAATATATTTTTATTTCTTGCTACATCTGTTCTAGTTGTTTTCTTATGGAAAGTATCAGAGTTTTTAAACTTAGTTGTATCATAGTTTGTAGCTTGTGTAAATTTGAAACTATGTTCAGCCATTTTAGAATACTTTAAGAACTCTTTAAGTATAGCTCCTTGTGCTTCATTCTCTTGCTTAGTTGACATTTTATTCTTATTGTCAGCATACGTTTCAATGTTTTTCTTTAAGCTATCTACATCAAATGATTCTTTTTCTGTACCTCTAGCTCCTGATTTAAGAAGACCAAACTTAGCTCTCACCTCATTTATATTTGCTGGATTATATAAGAACGTAGTTCCTTTATTTTCAAGTAGGTCTAAATATTCAGAAATGATTGGTTGATTCATAAACCATATTGTATTTTGACCAGCACCAATTCTTTCTAAGAACATAAATGTTCCAATAGCAGGTTCTGATTTAATAATTTTCATAATGAATGGATCTTTTGCAATATCCACTACAGCAGTAGCATATCCAGAAAGTCTATAAGAAATCTTTTCCAATAACCCTTTAGCATTTGGTACAGCTGTTGTAGTTCCAGAGAGACTCACCTTACCATCAATTTCATTATGTGGAAGTTTAACTTTACGATCTCCTAATATTACTCTTTCATCAAAAGTTAGTTTATCTGCTACAGCATCAATATCCATTACTAGTTTCATTCTTTGAGCAAGAGCATGTCCTGTAATGTTTACAGCAACAATACCTACCCATTTTTTACCAGTAAGGAATGCATGTCTTAGATTTGTAAGATAGTTTCTGTTGACCATTCTATTTTTAATAGTTGTCTCATCATCTTTTCTCATATCATCTAATTCCTTAGATATGTCTTTTAAACCAGCATCTCCAATAGGAGTAATTAAGTTTTCATAGTTACCTTCTAATGTAATAAGTTTTTCAAATGCATCAAAATATCTATTTTCAAGAGCTTTCTTATACATAATTTTAACATACTTATTTCTCATCTCTTCGTTAAATAACTTAGAGTTAAGTTTCTCTGTCTTTTCAGAAAGAGATTCTATTTGAGAAGTCATATATTCTGAAGGTAACATCTCTAAATCATCAGCTTGAGAAACTATTTCATTAATTACATCTTCATTTGATTTATAAAACAATCTCTGTTCTTTAGATACCACTACATTTGTTTGTTCAAATGCATTTAATACATCAAGTAAATCTTTTCTAAATTCATCACTACTAGTTATTTTATCAATACTCTTTTTGATTGTATTATCATATACATTTCCATAAAAGTCTTTTGTATCTTTCTCAGATCCTTTATAATCAACTGCATAAAGTCTTCCGTTCTCATCTATATATATAGATTTAAGATACATGTTCAATTTATCAATATCAAAATCTGATCCAGCTTGAGATGTAATCTCTGAAGGAACTATAACTGTTTTACCCATAAAGTCTGGTAAGAAACCTGCCACTCTAATAGCAGCCATAGAAGACATAGCTTGAGCAGGAATACGGAAACCAATCCCTTTTAGAATTCCTTGATTCTCAGGTTTGTTTAATTCTCTAATAAGATCTGCATCATTAGCAAATTTACCTTTAAGAGATTTCTTAAACCAGTTAGGAATCAACACTTCCATATAAGGATCTTCTTTTGTAGGGAAGTGTAATCTATCACTTGTAAGAACCACTTTATTTTTTTGAGCTTCTGTTAGTGCATCATATTCTTCTCTAGATAGTTTTCTGTATCCATCTTTTTCTTTAATTGCCATTCCTCTACCTTCTTTAGCATTCTCCCATCCTGTAACAGGAGCTTGTACATATCCTCCTCCATTCATTTTTGGAGAAACTAATGATTTGTTAATCATTGAATATACAACATCTTTAATCTGTTTGTATGCAGGAGATGATTCAAATGGAATTCTAAACTTACCATTAGCATCTAATAGAATAGTGTCTTTGGCATTATTAGAAAGCTGTCTTCTAAACAATTCACGTTCAAGAGTTTTTGAAATAATTTTTGGATCTAGTAATTCAAATTCACCCATACCAAGATCTTCTACACCAAAGTTAGAAAGAAGTTCTGTATATGCATTATCATCAAGATCTTTAAGAGCTTGGTTGTATACATCAAAAGCTTCTTTTGCTCCTTCAATAGTTTCTTCACCATTGTCAAACATATCCAATGTAACAATCTTAGTAGGTTGTGAACCTCTTGTTTGTTCTCCTCCACCTTCATATGAAGTTTCTAATTGAATACCATTAATAGTCCAAGGAACTAACACTTTAGTATCTGTAGCAAATTCAGTGTCATTAAATGTTCCATTTTGATTGTAAAGACTATGTGTTTTTTCTATACCAAGTTTTCTACCTGATTCAAATATCACATAATCAATTCTTTCTTTAAACATTTTAATATATAACTTCTCAAGAGTTGTTCCTGCAACAGCACTGTAATACAAAGGCATTTGAGAAGTTTTATCTAATACAAGTTTTACTTCATTCTCTCCATACTGACTACCTGATACAATTGGTTTAGTGATATCAATTACATGTTCAGGTTGTGGTTCTGATAATGCTTTTTCATCAGCAGCTTTCAATGTTTTATTAGAATATTTATATTCTCCTTTATCAGATAATGATTTTCTAGTAAAAGCCATTTCATATTGGTGCCAAGCTTCAGCAGTTGCAGGCCATTGTCCATTTTTATTCTTAACCTCTCTATATGCTACATCAGATATATATGAGAAAGCATCTGCTTCATTCACACCTTCATATCTAATTGTATCCAGTTCAACATCTTTTAATGTCACTGTAGAAGCATATTCTTTATTCTCATGGTATCCAAAATCATCTGGAGTTAGTTCTATTTCACCAACCTTATTTTGACTATTTAAAAATGCATTAAACTCAGGACTATCAAATGTAGTTCTTCTAGGAGATAAGAAAGATTTAACACGTTTAGTTTCATCTAATACACCATCTTTAATTTTAAATTGATATGGATCTCCAAATAGTATTTTGTGAAATTCTATGTTATTGATAAAGTTATTTGCATTTACAAATGTTATTACATTATCAAGTTGAGTCTCAGTCATTTTTAATTTATTGATACCTGATTTCATAGCAAAGTTGCTATCAAGACCAATATATTTATACATGTTCTCAGAATCATTCTTAGTCTTAATAGCTGATACCACTTCACCTTGTTTAAGTAAAATATCTTTTGTACCTTTTGCAATATCTTGTATAGACTTAGCTACAGCATCATTGATAGCTTTACTATTCTTAGCAATGTAATCTTTAAACTCATCGTCTGATGTAGCTTCATCCTCAATCATCTCATTAAGATCTTTCAATTGCTCTGGAGCATAAACTTCTAATATCTCTTTGAAGAAACGTAACTCTTTAGCTTTTGACCCAATGTTTTTAAGACTACTTCTACTTCTCCAATCACGAGCTAATGCAATATCATCAATTAAATATCCTTTAAATATATCATAAATTTCATCCCAAGCTCTACCACCTACAACTCCTTCATATGATATATGATTACCAAGATTCATCATCCATTCTGTAGCTCCATCTGCAGGAATAAGAATGTAATAATCTCCATTAATGTTTTGGTTAATCTCTTGTGTAAATCTTTGACCTTTAGTTAGTTTACTTGTAGAAGTTCCTTTGTTTGTATCAATTGATTTCTTACCATCAATGTAAGAAACTTTAATCATCTTAAATCTATTTCCTTCTTCATTGAAAAATAATCCACCTTCTTTAAATGTAATAGCATTTTTAGAAAACACATCATTAAGTTCTGGTCTTGATATTTTTAATTCTTCTAATGTTTCTGAATCATTAAATGAATTCTCAAAGAATGAAGGAGCATTATTATCAGAGTAAGCTTGTTTCTTACTTCCTTCAACTCCCATTAATGTATTCTCCTGATTAGGATTAGTCACTTTAACTTGTAATTCTGCAAGCTTAGCTATTTGTTTATTAATCTTTAACGTTTTACCATCTAATGTACCTATATCTTTAGCTTGTGGTAGATAAGCATATATCTCTCCAACAGTATCACCAAACTCTTGTCTTTGATTTGATTTTAATTTTAGATAATCATCCATATTAAATGTCACACCTAAGTTCTTCAAGAAACCAATCATCTCTTCAACATCTTTAGGAAGCTTCTCAGGCCATAACTCTGAGTCTGTGTTAACTTGATATGTTTTAGTTTCACTATTAAATCTAACAAGCCCATTACGAGTTTTAGCTAGTGCTCTCATTTGACTAAACCAATCTTGTTCTACTTGTTTAGTTATTGTAAATTGATTAGCAGGAGCAGTGTACACTTCATTTCCTATAACATATTGAATAAGAGCATTTGGTTTTTGTTTTGTAAATGTTTGATAGAAGTTAATGAACAATCTCCAGTCTTCTGGTGTTTTGAATTTACCAAAATCTATATTTTTTGAAAGATTACCACTTGCATCAATAGAATAAGATCCACCAATACGTTGAAAAAATCTAACGTATGTAGCATCGTAGCTAGCTAGATCAACTAACTTATCAATCACTTTATCAATACTTGTTGTATTAGATATTTTATCCAATAACGTAGCAAACACTCTACTGAAATTTACTAACTTAAATCCTCCAACAGAAGACTTTTGTCTTACAGGTAATTTTAAACTAGTAGAATTTTGTTGATTAGTAGGAACTACTTCTGGTAATGTAGCAGCAACAAGTTTAATAGCAAATGGAGAAGTCTTTTTATGATCAACTGTAAATGTTTCTTGAGAATAACCAACACTAGTTATATTCTCATCATTAATGTCTTTAAGATCTTCTTCATTGAAATCAACACCTATTGTGCGTAACAATTGTTTACCTTGTGTAAACAAAGCATTAAAACGTTCTTCTCCTAATTGTTGATATACATTACCAGCAATGTATGCTTGTTTAATATAATTATATATTTCAGCTCCTGTAATTTGTTGTAAATCAAATATAGATTCTTTATTCTCACCAAATATATAATTTGCTGCACGAGAGAATATATCCTCTGCATATTCAGCAGCTTGTGTTTCTGTTATACCAGGAATTCTACTGTAAGCAGGTGGTCCTTTCTTTTGTGATTCAGAAATAGTAAATTCTTTATACTTACCAGCATCAATAGCTTTAAACAAATCTTTAGCTAATGAAGGATTAGCATTTCTAGACATGATAAAGTTTATAATTCTTCTAAAGAAGTTACGTACTAATTCACTCAATGATCTAGCAGGAAGTTTACCCACTTTGAATTCACCAAAGTCATCAGCTATTCGTTCTTCTATTTGTTTATCTGTAGCACTAGCATAATCTATTTTCTTACCAGAAGCTCTATCTGTAAACTGTCCAGGTTTGTTTCTAAACTCTTCTTCAAGAGCAACTCTTTCATCAGCTGTTAAGAAATGCTGATATACAGGGTGAAACAACTCATGATAACCAACTGTTCTTGGTCCAGCTTTGTAGAACTTAGCTACACCATCAACAAATACACCAAAAGCTTTTTCACCATCATATGTATCTACAAGATCTTCTAGCACTTCTAACGGTACACCAGGAAGGTTTTCAGCTTGGAAGTCTTTTAATATCTGAATATCATTCTCAGACATTACATCTTCTTCAGCTGTAACTCCCACTCTCATATAGTTATCATCAGGTAGGTCAGTGTCTTTTATATCAATAGGATCTATTTTGTCTTCAGGAAGAATCTGTGGATCAACTTCTTCTACAGCTGTAGGAGTTTGTTGTTTAGTTTCTTCTTCTTTAGTATAATTTTTTAATATTGTAAATATATTACCTTTTAATCTATACCAATCTGGATTACCTTTAAACTTGTAAGATTTTGTTTTTTCTGAAATAACTTCTATTTCTCCTTCTTTAATATTATTAGTTCTCCAAGGTTCTTCTCTTTGATTATATACTTCTAATATATATTGAACTTTATCTCCTTTTTTAAAACCATAAGGTCTAGAGTTATCTTCTTTTATTTCTTCTACAACTGTAGGAATTTCTTCTTCAACAACTGGAGCTTCTTCAGCTTGTTGTGTGCTTTGTATTTCTTTTAATGCAGCAATAAGTTTATCACCAACAAATGTTACAACACGTTGTTCATCACTAGCTTCTTCATCATATTTACCAATAGCTTGTAACACACCATCCACTGTAGCTAATATATCTTTATTATTTGCAGCTGATGTTATTGTGTCATTCACTTTAATATCTACAGATTCTACATTACCATCAGCATCTACAGTTCCTGTAAACTCAACTGGACCATTTGCAAATTGATATACATTAGGTGTAGTTCCATTCATTACATATTCTCCTATCATACCAGGGGTTGCTGGTGTAACAGGAGCAGCTTTAGCAGCCTGTGCAACAGGAGCAGGTTTTATAATAGGAAGATCAAAATCAACTAGTGTAGCATACTTCTGAGAGAATGAATAAGGAACAGTTGCTGTAGGAGCAGCCACTATAGTTGTAAGTGGTGTATTTTCACTAGAACGAGATGTTTTACCATCAGGAAGTTTAGATGATAACAAATAAGATTGGTAGTTTTTCCAATATCTAGCTACAAGTTGACCTTCTTCATTTTTAACACCTGTATATTCATAGAACTTACTCGTAAGATCTTTGATAGTTTTACTGTTGATATTATGATGTGTACCTGTAAGTTGTTTTACAATCTCTGCTTCTTTGTTTTCAATATCTATAATAGGATATTTTACACCGCCTAAATAAATACTTCTTGAGTTAGTATCAATATAGAATTGATTACCTGATGTGTCTGCACCCTTACGTAAATATAATACATTTTGTAAGTATGATAAATAGTTTACATCTATATCTAATGGTTTACCAGATGTAGATTTTTCTCTTATGTCAAGAGCCAATGCTTTAATAACTTGATATATTGCATTAGCTTTATCTTTACCTAATACACTATTGTTTAAGATTTCTAATACATCTTCATATTGAAGAATAACTATACCTTTTTCTTTAAATGTAATGTTTCTTCCTTTATGAGATACAAATCCTGCAGTGTTTATTTGAAGAAGTTTTGGTTGAGAAGATATTTTATTCTCAGGAATTAATATACCACCAATTTGATTTCTTTCGTAAAGACCATTAATTTTAGGATTAATGATAGCTATACCTCTAGATACATCAATAGCATAAACTTTATGTTCTGCTGTAGTGTTTGCAAATAATCCAGCTCTTACTTGTCTCCAACCATTAGCTGCAGATGCAAGATTTTCTTTTTCACCTTGTCTATATCTAGGAACTCTTTTTCCAGTTTTAGGATCTGTATATGTATAATACAATTCTGTTGTAGGCATAGCTTGGAAAATAGCTTGATTTACATCAATTGGTTTTCCAACTTCTCCTAAACGTTCACCTTCTTTATTTACAAAATATGATTTACCACTCTCATGTTCTACAAATACTTGTGCAACAAATCCTGTATCAACATCATTTATTTTATCATCTGCAGTGGTTGGTCTACCAAACTGAAGTTCTGTAAGTCCTTTTAGTCCCAACACTTCTTCATTGTTAGGTGTAACTAACATTGCACCTATTCTCTTAGCATTCTTAAAGTTTTTAAGATTGTTTAAGAACTCTCTAGAGTTTTTAACATGCTGAGGTGCATTAGCACGACTTTGAACATTTTCAGATTCACTAGTACCAGAGATGAAAAAGTTTCTCCATGTCTTTAAATAACTTTCATCATCTTTTACAATAGCTTCTGATGTTGTAGTTTCTGTAGGAATGGGTGTAGCAATCTCTCCAGAATTAAGCTCTGCTTTATTCTGTTGTCTATCCACTTCATTCTTAGTTACAAGCATTGCTTGCTCTTCTTTTTCTAAAGCAAGATTCTTTTCTTTTACAGCTTTATATGTTTCGTCTATGTTGTTTGTTATAATAGCAATAGTTTCATTCAACAAGTTTTCATTAGTTGTACCAAACAATCTTCTAAAGAATGTTTTTAATGAATTGACAAATGCTTCCCATGTAGAAGTTTGTGTATTCTTATATGGAATAGTTTGTAAGTATCTTTGGAAGTCTCTATTAGATAAAGCTTCTGTTGCAAACTCATATATGTTTTTAAATGCGTAGAATTCACCATTCTTAATCAATCCTGCTTCAGCATATTTGTCAGGATCATTCTTAAATGTTTCTTGTACAAATTTAAATAATGGATCCAACTCTTTGAAGAATTGCCCATTAGTATCTGATAATCCATATACAGTTAAATCATGTCCTATTTCATGTAACAATACATGTTCTGCAACAAGATTTCCACTATTGTCATAATCTGAAGCAAGATCTTCATAATTAATTCTACTTACTGCAGAATCTTTTCCTAGGTTTCCTCCTCCAGATATTCCAGCAGTAGACAATGTTCTATCACCTAATATAATTTTACTATCTCTACTAGTAAAGTTCAAGAAGGCAGTAGCTAATTGTTTTTCAAGAGTGGTGGCATAAGGTGACTCAGCAATCTTTTGTAACACTTCATATTTACTCTTCTCTCCTTCACCATATTGACTTACAAGATCAGAATAAGATCTTTTATCTGATTTGAATTTGTTTCTACTCTTAGAGAAATATTGTGAATTGTTTGTATCAGGAGCAGTAGTTCTTGTCTTCTTTCCTTCTGGTGTAACTTCTGCTTTCTCTCCAGCAGTTGTATAGTTTTGTGGATTATCTTTTAAATCATTATATTCATTTACAAACTGTTGTCTTCTTCTTGAAATATCAACTACATCTTTTAATTCTTGTTTAACAAGATCTGTATCAATACGTTTTGATTTTTGTTGATCTATGTTGTATAACACTTTAGCAAGACTCACTGATGTATCATTAGATAACTCATCATCTACAACATCCTGTACAGGAATATTTGCTCTTAAAAGTCTTGCAGATAGTTGAGGAATACGAATATCGTAATCAGCTATCTTACTAGCTGCATATACCATCTTATCAATAATCAATGGAGAATACTTTCTCATTTGATTACCTGCTTCATTAACTAATGGTTCACCATCTTCATCTGTTACAACAGCACCACTATATCTAAGGTTTAAAGATTTATATAATTCATCTGTATTTTTTGCTGTAGCTTCAAAAGCATTTAATTTTTTTTGAAATGATTCTACAGTATCATTAATGTTAGCAATACCTTCTTCTTTTAATTCGCTAAGTCCTTCATTAGACGATGAAGTTTGTCTAAGTTCTTTGACATCATCCATGATCATATCAAATCTACCATACTTAATACGTGGGGCAAGATATGTATGTGTTAAATCAGCATTAAGATCTCTTGCTTCTAATTCATTTCCATCAATAGTAGCATCTTGTTGCTCTTCTTGCAACTTAACAAATCTATTTACATTTTCACTTCTTTCTTTAAACGCATCTCTAAATGTAGGAGCATTATCAAGTTCTTTAATAAATTTCTCAGTATTAGACAATCTAGCTTTTCTTTGTGCAATTTCTCCATTAGGACCAAATGTTTGCATCACTCCTCCAGTAATACCACCAAGGATACCACCTTCAATACCTTCTTTAGAAACTAATGCACCAACTCCTTCTCCAGATTCATCTTCACCAATCATTCCATAAAGAAAACCATCAGTCCAAACACTTGCTTCTTTACCATCACGTCCTTTATTAAAATAGTTTTGTGTACCCACTTGTAAAGCATACTGACCAATCTCTTGCCCAGCCTCTTTAGGATCAAATGCATACTTAGCTATTCTACTACCTTTTTCATATAGTTTACCAAGTTTAGTTGTGGCACCAGCTTTTGCTGCATACCCACCTTCTCTTAATACTACATCATCTGCACTACCTAATATACTGTTTGCAGCTTGTCTTTCAGCAGAATAAGAACTTCCTAATAGTTTTGGAAGTTGTACATATTCTGTAACTCCTAATAATGCTAAATTTCCTAAGAAAGAAGTTTTACCTATTTTTTCTGAAATAGTATTTATATTTGATAGTTCAGCACCTGTAGGTTCTTCACCAAAATGGTCTTCTTTATATCGTTGTATTAAATTATTTCTATATTCATTTGATGTTTGTAATGCTTCAAATGCAGCTTCTCCTGATGAAGAATATGTAGCAATTGCTATTCTTCTTGCTTTTTGACCAAAGCCTGACATAGCATTAGTTGATTTAGCTATATTTAAAATAGCAGATTCTCTAGCTGTAAGATCAGCAATAGATGTAATACTCTTTTCAAGAATTGCAGCTGCCTCAATATTTTTACCTACAGAAAAAGCTCTTGCTGTATTTCTTAATAATGGTGTAAATAATTTAAATGCTTGAGATGCTTCTGCAGCAATTGATCCTGCAAGAGCAGCTTCTCCAATTGTTGCACCTGCTACTTTTAATGCAGCATTTGCTATATTACCAGAAAGCATTGCTCCTACAGCAAATCCAGAATTCTTAACTAATTTATCAAATAGAAAATTAGTTGTTATCCAGTTATCTGTAGAATACCATGATGCATTTTTTTCTTTATCAGTATAATAATTTGGTAGATAGTTTTGATCCACCTCATTATTATATTCATCTAATTTTTGCATTATAGGATTATCCCATATATCTGCAAATCTTCCAGAGAACGGAGCTCTAGCTGCACCATATAACATACCAAATCCACCAGCTATTGTTGTAGCAGCAAGATTAGTTCCTTTTAATATACCATTAGCAGCTTTTGAAAATCCTGATTGTGCATTAGCATATTGATCTTCTATATCAATTATGTCACGAGAGAATACATCATATCTTCTATTTGCATATAGTTCTCCTGATGTAACAGTAGGTAACAATCCTTTACCTGTAATTGGACCTTTTCCAAATATTGGATCACCTTCATTTCTTCCAGATAAATCTGTAGTCAATGGTCCATAGTTATTTGGAGCAGGAGTTGATGGATTAGGTAGATTAGGAAGTTGCTGATCTGGGTTTATAAGAATCGGATTAAGATTTTTAAAATCTGGCATAATTGTTTATTATAATTATTTTTCTAATTTATCAAAGTCAAAATTTGGGTAAGCTTGTTTAAGTACAGCAAGTAGCACTTGATCATTTAAAGCATTTAAATTATCTCTTCCTTGATCGAATCCAACTCTAGATAATCTATTATTTCCTGAAAGTTCAAATGCAGAATATTTACCATTTTTATTTTTAACATACACTGTTGGAATAAATAAACCAGGACTGTCTTCTTCTAATTTTGCTGTAACTTGATAATTCATAATTCCTGGAAAATCTCCAAAACGTTTTTGCATTAATGCATTAGTTGCAACATTTGTTCTGTTTATATCACTACTACCTTTTCCTATTGTCATTCTAGAAGAAGCTTGTACATTTTTATTTACATAGTTCTTTCCTAAATATGCTTCAACTTCTGGACCACTCACTTTAAAAGATTGAACATTATCTGGATCAGACATGTTTTTCATTTGTATTTTATAATTATCCCCATCTTGTATAACATACACCTTTGTATCTTTTATCATTTTATCTGTAAGATATGAATTGGCTGTTGCAGAATCATATTTACTATCAGTTTCTATTCCTTTAGCATCTTGTGATATAATTAATTGACTAAGTCTTGGTAATATTAATGGTGGTACTTCTCCTTTAGCATTCACTACAACTTTTATTTGTGGAACAAATGCATTAGCAGATTGTCCCATTTTTTCTGTATAAATTTTTTGTGATTTAGCATAAACATCTTTTACATTTCTTGCAGAAGGTCTATAGCTTTCTGTTATTGATTTTAATTTTGTATTAGTAGCATGATTTAATTTACCAGGATTATTATAAACTAGATCAACATATTTTCTTTGTTTAGCATTTAAATTTTCAACATCTACAGTCAAATTAGATGTACCTCTAATTTCATTAGGATCTTGTCCTTTAACTCTTAAAGGAGATGTAGGTTGTGTTACTCTTTTTTCATTCAATACTATTTCTAACATTTCTTTTGGAGTTAAGTTTATCACTTCTCCAGTATTTGTTTTTAAAGATATATTTCCTCTACCTTTTATATTTGAATTAATAACTCCAGCAACACCTGCTTCTTTTTCAGATTCAGCTTTTGTTCTTTTTTCAAAATATTGTAACTGCTTAACGTAGTTTTCATTCTTTGCAATATCTTGTATTAAGCCAATTGCGTTAGCTGGAATGTTTGCTTTAGACATTACACCTTGAGACTCATTCCATCTGTTTAACATTGATGTAACTTCTGTTTCATTATATCCTTTATCTATTAATCCTTGTTTAGCAGATTTAATTGATTCATCTGTAGCTATAACATGATTAGTAAATAACTCTTGTCCTCTATCTTTATTATCTGTCTCATTTCCTAACATTGTCCAAGGACCATCTTCACCATATGCTAATGCTTTATCTAAAGCAAGTTTCTCAGCATCTATAGCAATTTTTCGTTCAGCTTGTGAACTAGTGATACCAAATTCATAACGTTGTCTACTTTCAACTTGTTGTTTAAATTTCATGTCATTAACCCAATTCTCTTGTTGTTTAAGAGGATTAGTTACATATTCTTCTTCTTTAGTTTGCCATTTAAAAGCATTAGCAAACTCTTTAACAAATCCATCTTTATATATATTGAATTTTACATCATCAGGATTAGTTCTAGCTTGTTCAACATTTTTATAAAAGTTTTCATCAAGTTTACCCACCTTACCATCTCCACCTAATAATTCTTTATATTGTTCAATCTCATCATCAATATCATTTAACTTAGTAGGGTCTGTTGTAGTGGCTTTTTTAATTTGTAATAAATCTAAAGAAGCAACTGCTGAATTTCTTTGTAAATCATAATCTTGTTTAGCTTTCTGTGCAAGTTGTTCAGGGCCTGCTCCTCTAAATTCATATTTAGAATCAATTCTTAATTGATTTAAATCATCTGGAGTCATTGTTGCAGCTAATGCTTCAGCAATCTTTGCTTCACTAATGCCTTCAATCTTATATCTCTTCATTGCATCAGCATAAAATCTTTCATCTATTTTACCATTAGCATCCATTTTAAAAGGAATATCATATTTTAAAAGATCTGGATGTAAAGCTTTTATAGTATCCATTGCTTTCTTTTTAACATCTGTATACTGTGTGTATCTTCCATTAAATTTTTCTCCAACTTTATCAGAACTTAAATATCTATTTGCTTGTTCAGTAAAATCATACATGTTAGATTGAGAAGACTTTCCATCAGCAACAGCTTTTTCCATAACTGATTGTTGTTTTCTTAACCAAGCTGTAGATGATACAGCATTCATTACATTTTTATCTTTAGTTATTTGATTAGTCATTCCATTAACAGAATTAACTAATTGGAAATTAGAGAAATCTCCAGCAGCTACAGCAGTAAGATTATTACCAAGAGCGTTAAGTTTAGATTGAAGATATTTTTTATCAGCATCATTTGCAACATCCATTCCTGCAACGTTATCAATATTGGTTTGAATTTTTTCTAAACCTTGTTCATATTGTTGTTGTTTTTGCATACCAACTTTTACCATTGCTTCTACAGGTAATTGTTGTACGTAAGGATTAAATGTTGGGATTTTGTCAGTATATGAGGCCATATTCTTTTTTATATTTTACACACTATGTATGTCGATTAGCAAATGTAATATGAATTATTAGAACTACCAAAATTAATAATCAATTCTGGTAATTCTTTATAATTAAATTAGTTATATATTTTTATAAGATTTTACAATAGAGCCATTTCTTGCAACATCTTCTTTCTTTTTCTTTTTAAGAACCGTTTCATATTCATATCCTTCAGGAGCAGATTCTCTACTAGAAGTTCCTCTTCCTTCCATGTTAAATTGAGCAAGTGGATTCATGTTAACAGCTCTACCATCTTTATCAAATCTATAGTTGTACATGTTTTCATATATTCCTAATTCTCTATTCTCAAGTTTGTTCTTAGCATATTTATCAGATATAGAACTAAGAGCAGCTTGTGTTGTAGCTTTAGTGTTAGAAAGAGCTTGTGCTTGTCTTCCATATTGTTGATCATAGATAGCAAGGTTTTTAAGTTTAGCATCATTTAGAATGTTTCTATTCTCTCCATACACTTTATCTTTCATTGCTTGGTTAGCTCTAAACTGTTCACCTAGCACTCCTTGATTAGCTTGATACTTTTGTGCATTTAGATTAGCTTGAGCTGCTGGATTATAACCTACCATTCTTTGAGCTGCTCTATAGTCAGATTGATTTGCGTTCAATTGATCTTGGAATGATATATCATAAGGTGATCCAAGATCAGGTTGATACCCTTGAGCAGGTACAGGTTCTAATTGATTAGAAGATAGTGCATACATTTCTCCAGATAATTGATTAGGATCTAATCCTTCTTGATCTGTAGGTCTAAAATAAGGAAGTGCTGCATTTAATATATTCATCCAGTTATTTCTATTAGAAGCTGTTCCTTCTTCTGTATCTTCAGTTTCTTTTATAGCATCAGCAGGTGTTGTATCTTTAGGAATTTCTGCTGCTTTTGGTAATAGTAATTCATTAGCAGCCCAACCAAAACCTATTTTTTCATCAAGCATTGGATCTTGATTATACAACATTTTATGTCTAGCTTTAATTAATGGAGCACTTTCAGGATTGTTTAAAAGAAACTCTTGAAACTCTTTATTTCCTTTTCCTTTAAATCCTAATTTATCAGCTACATCATCCCATTGTTTTGCAGAGAAAGATGATGCTGTGGCTTTACCATATTTGTTTCCTGCAGAAGTGTTTCCTTGCCAAGGAGTGATACCATATTTACTTACATACTCTTCTGTTTTAGGAAGTTCTTTAAGAGGAGGATTTACTGTCGAAACATTAGCTACAGGAGAAGTGACTGCAGGGGAAGTTGCTGCATTTCTTCTACTAGTTCTTGGTGCAACAGTGGTAGTTTGTTGCACTGTTCTAACAGGAGCTATTGGTTTATATTCTGGTTCTGGTTGAGAAGTTACTACAGCTCTTTCATTCTCTTCTGCTATTTGACCAATATTTTTTTGAGGAGTTTGTTTTAAAGCTTTTGCTGCATCATATTTTTGTTGTGATGTAGGTTCCCATTTAGTTATTTTATCAGTAGTATTATCATAATTACCTTTTCTAATTAAACGTCCTTTTGCATCAAGTTCAGCAACTCTTCCATTTGAATAATAACTTTTTTTGGTATTGTTACCAAAAGTTTTTGTATAGTGATTATCATTATCATCATATTTATAATCAATGATATCATTAGCATCAGCTTTTTTAGAAGTTAATATTTTACCTTTATCATCTCTGTCTACAATAACATTTCCTTCATATACATATCTTACTACACCATTAGATAATTTAAATTGATTTTTGATATTTTTTCCTTTCCATAATTCATCACCATCTTGTGCTTTAGGAAAACTACCTCCATATTTAGCATATTGTTTAATAGCTTCTTTATCTATCTTCACTTTACCTCTTGCAAGATCATCTGCAACTAACCCATTTTCTTCTGCTGTATCATTGATAGCATTTTGAAGAGAAGCTGCGTTTATCTTTTTATCAGCTATAGATTTAAGTTTCATATTAGCTCCTTGTATACTAGCTTGTAAAGCAGATAGTTTTAATTTATCAAAAGAGTTTTTAGGATCTAATGCATTTAATTCATTAGTTGATTTCTCTACTAGTTTATTTTGTTTAGATTCTATCTTAGATAAATCATTTACGTAGTTTTTAAACTTCTTACCCTTAGCATTTTTATCTCCTAGCATATCTATATATTGATTAGGTATTTTTAAATTACCAAACACCACTCCTGATTTTTGTACTTCTCCTGTTTGAGGATCTATAACACCACCTTCTTCTAATTCAACCATAGGTTCTCCTCTTTCTACTTCTACTGGATTACCACCATAAGTTACACCTATTCCTGTTTCTCCATTAGGAGAATACTCTTCATGACTCTTACCTCTAAACATAACTGTTTCTCCTGTACCAGGTAAATAAGGATTGTGTGAAATAGTTTCAGCTCCTCCACCCCAATGTGTTTGTAATTCTCCACCTAATCCATATGACTTAACTCCTCCACCATCTCTGTATGTTTCCATAGCTCTTTCACTAGGAGGTGTATAAGATTTTAAATGTCCACCAGCTCTATATTTATGAGCATAATCAGCAAAGTCTTCAGCAGTGTGATCACCAAACATTGTTATCACTTGTGGGTTATATTCTGGGTTCATATATCCACCTTCTTCATAAGAAGGAATATCTCCACCATTTTTTACATAAGAACTATATTGAGCCTGTAAACCTTGTCCAGTAGCATTTCCAACTATTGTCCCAATGTTTCTATTGATAGCATTTTGATCTCTTTTAATAGCCTTCTGTGATGTGTTAAGCATTCCTCCTGCAATATTACCAATTGCTCCACCAATCATTCCTCCTACAGGGCCACCAAATGCTGTTCCTGCAGCTGTACCAATTCCTTTACCAATCTGACTCTCTGCACTATTGTTTGAAAACATATTACCAATACTTGTTATTCCTTGTGCACCTCCTTGTTCACCCATAAAACTAGAAAAGTCCATACCATCTTGTGCATTGCGTATATATCCACCATGATAATATTGTTTTACATTACTATCGTCTAATGGTTCATATCCTCCATCATCATATATATTATTAGGAGCATATGTATTTTGTATCTCTGTTGGGTTACCAGATATTTGTCTACCATATTCTGCTCTTTGTATAGATCCTCCATTACGTGTAATAACATTTGTACCTACACCGTATGTAGGAAACATTTGATTTGCTTGTACAAGATTATCCCAAGGAGTGTTATATCTTCTTTCTTGTTCTTCTTCTCTAGTGCCAGAAGCCAACGCTTGTATATCAGTAACCTTACGTGCTTGACGTGCTTTATTTTTTTCTTCTTTCTGTTTTGATAATCCTTGAATTCCTCCAATTATATCTGTAGCAGCTCCCATGTAACTACCAATTCCTCCAGCAGCACCATCTGCTTCAGGCGGTGTATAACCAACGTCATTAGGAAGAGCTTGAGGAATACCTCTCATACCTGATGTAGTTTGATTAGCTTTATTTATAAACTGTTGCCCATAATTAGGCATAGCAAAAGAATCTGTAGGTTGGAAAGCATTTTGTGCAAATTGCTGAGCATTAGGAGTATACAACGATGAAAAAGATTGTGCAGAAAAATTTTGAGTTGGGCCCATTTGTTGTAAAGATGCTGGTTGACTTTGATATGATCTAGTATCAGCATAATTAGCAGTTTGTCCAAATCTAGAATCTCCCATAGGGTTTTCTAAATAATCAGGAATACCATTTTGATTACTATCAGGTAATAAACTTGTTCCTAATTGAGCTTTATTTATTTCCATACCAGTTTGAGCTTTCTTAAAAGCTTTACCATGTACTTTCATAAATGCTTCCTCTGATGGATATTTTTTGTAGAATTCTTTTTCAGATTTAACTCCTGCTATTTTTAAAATTTCTGCTTTCATATTAATTATATTTGTTTAACCATCCACCGATAGTTGGTTTATTGTAATTGGTAAAGTTAATTAAATTATCTAAATTTTGTAAACCTTTTTGTTCTTGTCTTCTTCCATTCTTAGCCATTGGATATTCTGTAACTTTCTTTCCTTTAAACTTATAGTTTTTTCCTGGCTTCATTAGTTTTGTATCTCCTGTATCTGATACTCCTAGTAATGGTTCATATACTCCTTCCATTGTAATATCATTAGATCCTATTTCTACTGGTTTTCCCCAGTTATCAGGATTCCAATATCCATTATTATCTTTAATTACGGAACCATCTTTACTAATAGTCTTAGGTTGAAAATCTAATCCATTCTGATAGTATTGCATCTCTTGACCATTCTGTGCACTAGCCATTGTTTTCTTTGCATACTTCCCATTACTAGGAGCAGCTCCTTGTGTACGTGCGTATGAGAAACCTACAGCTCCTGGAATAGAACCACCCATTGCATATTCTTGTAATCCTTTATATATAGTACTCATTGGAGCAACTTCTTTATAATGTTCTGCAAAGTATTCTGCTTCTTCAGGAGAATTAAATCTAATTGCTTCTCTACTTCTAGAATCAGGATCTATTAATGTTAATTCTTCTTCACCAAAATCTTGTAATAATGGTACAGCATAATTATCTACAGATGACATATAATGTGTTCCTTGCCCTTCAGGAGTCATTCCTGTTTTAGGCATAGCTTGTGACATTCTTTTTATAGCAGGGTTACCAAAAACATTACCCATTCCTATTTTAGATTTCATCATTCCACGCATTGCATCTTCTGATGTACCATCCTGTGCCTGAGGAACATAATTAACTGGATAGACAGAACCACCCATTTGATATTGAGGTGTAATCTTTCTTGTATTACCAGGACCTAAATCATCAGGACTTGTTATATTACTTAAATCAGAAATTCTATAATTAGTTTGACTTCCTCCAAAGGGTTGGTTTATGTTTTCTTGTATATCATAATATTTAGCACGTCTAACATCTGGGTGTAATCCTGATATATCAGCATTTATATCTAAATCACAATGTACTAATCCTTCTGGTTGTAGATTGTTTTGTATTGCTTTTATTTTAGTTCTTTTTACAGGAACATCTTTTGTTTCATCTATAGGTGAATCAGAATCTTTTACTATTACTTGTTGTTGTGGTTTTTTATAAAAAAAATTAGGACTTTTAAAATCTTCATAATAAACTTTTTCTTTTGAGTATGTATCTGGAGAAAAAAAATGAGATTCTTTATATCTAGGACCTTCACCTAAATAATCCTCATATTTATAAGGTTTTATATTAGGATTTAAAGATTCTTTAATACGACGGTCTTCTTCATTTTTTTCATCAGGAGATAGTTGTGAATAAGATTTTGTTTTCACTATCTTTTTAATTAACTTAGGGTCAATTTTTTCTTTTGACTTTTCCCATCTTCCAGAAATAGGACGATTATGTAAAAGTTTTGATATATCTTTAGTTCCTTCATATAAAGAAAGACTATCATTATAAGCTCTATATCTAGGGTCATTTGTTGATTCTACATATACAGGTTTCTTTGTTCCATTCTGAGCATTAGGAATTTCTCCTCCTTCTTGAAACTGTCCTCCCCATGCAGGAGACTCCCATTGGGGACCATTGAAAGTTCCTTCACCAACAAACCCTGGGGGTAAACTTACTTTAGAATCATTAAAATTATCCAACCATCCAGTGGTTTGTTGAGTTTTATTTTTCATTTATATTATTTCTTCTATTGTTACAATTTTCTTTTTTAGTAACCCATCTACAATTCTGTGGTTCATAATTACCATTATTGTCTATTCTATCTATTTCTAATTGTTTAGAGTAAGTAGAGTACATATCTTCAATAAATAGATTTATATCTTTCCATCTTTCACATACTTTTATTCCTCTACCACCATAATATTTATTATTTAAATTATTACATCTATATAACATGGAATACCAAACATGATATAGAGGATGTTTCTTATGTCCATGTGTTATATTATTTAAACACATATTCTTCATTTTTTCTTTTTGCAAACATCCACAAGAAGATTTATTAATCTTAACTTTATCTATTATTGCTTCAAACTGATTTCCACAAGAACATATAAATAAAGCTTTTCTTCTTATACGAGTTCTTTTACTTTCTTCTGTTTTTAAAATAATCTTAGGAGAAACTTCTTTCATAAAAGTGCAGTTACCTATCTTATCTCCATTACTATAATTTACTTTAGTTTTCATAATAAATATTTATTTGTCCACCAAATGTAAGTATTTTTATTCTATTTAACAAATTATTTATAAGATATTTGACTAGGGCTCAGGATAAATTGGCTCACTAGGTGTGTTGTTGCAGAATTATCAAGTATATGTCTCACTCGCAATTCTTTGGCTCTTAGAGGGGATTTTTTGAAACTTCTATATCCATAGTCCATATTCTCTTGATTGACTATCTTATCAATCGATAAGCTTTCACAAGACACTCTAAACAATGGAACCTGAGAACTCTTTTGAAGAGCCCAGAATGTATTGTATTGATAAAATGAATCACTCTTAGTATATGTGATTGTTTTGCTATCTGTATTGAATATTGGATACTGCATATAAGAACTTAAATTGTTTAATGGTTTAGCTACAAGTTCTAGTATACCAGAACTCTGTTGGTTATTATATAATACAGCTTTGTTAAACCATTTGTTGTTTGTTTCTATTCTTACGTTATCATCAAACACACCATCTACTATAGGAAGATATTCATATGCTTTTGTGTAATCTTTTACATTCTGCAGGATTTCATCTTGATATTGATAAGCAAAAGGATATTCAATAACATAGGGTTCTATATTCCCATAGTAATAATTATATATTTCTACATTAGTTAAATGTCTCCAAATACAACCTGTTCTAGATTCTTTATAAGTTGAATCCATAAACTCTACAATATTAAAACTCTCTAGGTTAAATAACTTTTTAATTTTACATTCTCCTAAAGATTCTATATATATAGATGTCACTGTATCTGCTATTTCATAATTTACTCCTTGTATAAGATTTTTTTTAGAAACACTTTCTACAATAACATTATCTAAAATATCAGTGATTCTAAAAGGACCTGCAGATGGACCAGTCTTAGTTAATTTTATGGTTACTATCTTTGACATAATTATACTGTTGTTGTAGTGGTAGTTGTTATTATACTTTCAGTTAATGACGCTCCTACACAATTTATAATTTGTGCTGCTGAAGTTACACCAGTTAATTCTAGAGAAGTGGTAGCAATTAATAAATAAGGACTTGTTTTTTCAACACCGTAAACTACACCATCTGCTTGAGCAATGTAAACTGTGCAATCACATTCAAATATCGATAATGGTGCAACTGTTCCAATGTTTAGATCTAATTCAATAGTTCCTGTAGGATAAGTATATTGAGTTAAATAATAATCATTTGATACAGTGTCTTGATTAATTACAATTAATTTTCCATCATTTGTATATAACATATTTCCAAATGCTATTCTATCAACTTGTAAAGCAAACTGTACAGTAGATATCATTAACATTGGACTAATAGGATTATCAATTTCTAATTCCACAATATTTAATGGAGAAACAGAATTATCAACAGCAATGATTAAACTGTCACTTATTGCAACTATTCCTGAAGATGTTGTAAATGTTCCAGGAAAAGGAATTGCTGTATTATATGTAGCAGTGAATGGACTTAATGTAATATCCCATTGATTAAACTCTGTAGCTGTAACTGACCATAAATAATTTTGTGTTAAAGCTATTCCATATGAAGTGGTGTATCCAGGTACATTTAATTGTAACATTGTTAAAAATGAATCATAATAGTAAATATTATTAGTATCTGAAAATATAATTCCACAGCATTCGGAAATACTTGGAATAAGAGTTGTTGTACTTGTAGTTGTTCCACAATCACAATCTCCAATTTCAATAATAATTGCATTTAACACTCTATAAGCAAAACCGTAAACTTGACCTTCAAATGTATAATACCATCCATCACTTACAAATGTACAATCTGTAGAATTTGCATCGTAATAAAGAATAGAATTTATTTCTAAACTATTTGCGTTTAATGAAAATCCTGATAATGCTACATTAGGATTATTTAATTTTGTTATAGAAAGTGCATTACACGCATCCTCTAAACTACCTGTTGATACTACAGGAGGATTTACATCAACTGTATATCCAGAAATAAAAGAGAAAGAGTTTAACCCTATTGGTCTTGTACAAATTGTAGTTGTTGGTACTGATGGAACTGTTATAATAGCATCTCCTTCTAGTTCACAACTAGTGGCTATAACTACTCCTGCTAAATTACAATCTTTAGGTTTTTCTGTTGTAGTGGTTGTTGTTAATTTTGGTGAAGTGGTAGTAGAAGTAGTTGTTGGAATAATTCTATTCATATCTCCAACTAATGCTGTAAAATCTCCATCAACATCTGAACAACATCCATTAATACCAGAATAGAAGAAATTGTTTTCTCCTACATAAAAGTTTGGAAGATAACTATGAAAACTCACCCAAGTTTTAGTATTGAAGTTAAATGATATTGTCCAACTCTTATTGCAGAAGTATTCTAAATCTGTTAGATAAACTTGTGTTTTAAATACACTTCCATTAGTTATAGTTTCAATATAAAATTCATTTAACGCTGCATCATATTTTATATCTTTATCAATAGGGATATAATCTAGTTTAGTTAAAATAATTCTATCAAACTTACTATCATACACTCCATGTAATCCTAATCCATTAAAATGATTATCTGTATCTGCAGTGGGGTAGTATCTAAGTATCTCAAATGCTAAATGATCTGTAAAGAATCTATTCATCCCAGAACCAAATGCTGATAGATCTACAGCTTCTGTACCAGATATCAAAAACACTTGTCCTCTTTTAGCATCTATACTAATTTGTCCTTGTGGTATCTTTAATAAGAACTTATTCTGACTTCCTACATACCCAAGATCTGTTTCTGCAAAATCAATTGGAGGAGCACTAAACATGTTAGGATTACCTACGTATGCTGCTTGTGGGTTACTTGTATCAATTGTAAGGAGGTTGTTATACATCAATGACTTATTCTCAAATCTAGCAAGTATGGCTCTATTCTGAATACCATCTAAAGAAGTTAAATTTCCATAATTCTGTGGAAAATCAAAATACGAAAGAGCTCTGTACACTAACCAATTATTCACTCTATTATCAGCATCTGTTTGTTGAGCATCTGAATATATAGCTCTAAATGGATAATTTGTATAACAAGCTTTATCCCAATCATTTGGAATATGTGTAAATGTATTTTCTTTATTTTGTTTAGAGAATGTTACATTATATGTATATGTATTATCATTTGCAATACTTACATAACTTTCTTGTACCCAATCATCAGGAATACCTGTACTTACGTGAGGCCAGAAGTCTCCTTCTTTATTATTGAATGCTTGTCTAAGATCTAAGTTATAACTTGTTTCACAATAGAAATTAGGTATCCCATATGCAAATAAATAGAAATACCCATCATAAAAAGTTCTACTAGTACTAGTTAACACTTGACTTGTTAAAACTGTTGTTGTAGTTGTAGTAGTTCCTGGATCTATTAAAGGATTTTCAATAAAATCTTGACTGTTAGGACAATCAAAATTATGTGCTTTATAAGAAATAATATTAGAAATTACTTTTCCTTTTAGTGTATAATTTTTTAAAATTGATCTAGCAGAATGCCAGTATTTTGGATAGGCTATATTACCAATCTCATCATAGAATATATCACTATCATCAGGAGCTCCCACTCTATTATCAAAGAAAAAAGGAAGTTTAGTTTTAAATGCAAATCTAGATATAAACGTATCTCCACCAAATATAGTTGCAGAAGATGATCCTGTTATAGGAGTTATATCTTTTTGAAATCCTGTGTCAATTGTTTCATATGAATATATCTGTCCCCATTGATTTACAAAATTATTTTTCATAGATGCATAATAACACACACTACTTATGTTTTGATCTCTTAATGGCGTTGCACAAGAATCGCTACTTGATATAGTTCTTCTAGATATATCTGTAACAATACTTGTTCCTCCAGAAATCATATTAGGAGAATCACTTGGGAAAAGTAATGGTGGTATAACTACTCCTTCTCTCTCTTCTACTGTTTTTATAAAGACAGAAGATTCTCTTTGGTAGTTATTTATATTAAACTCTTCTCCTATAGATTGTACTCCTGGAATTAAATATTGTGTTAAATCAATTTGTCTTTGTTTAATTCCTAAGTTGTTATCTATAGATTTCCAATAATCATAATTCATAATTGAATTATAAGAATAAGCATAATTCTTTCTTGTTATACCATTTACATAAATAGTTAAATAAGCTTGATATGCTGTCCACATTGCAGTGGCATTAAAAGAATCAGTAATATCTCCAATTCTTTTTGAACTATCAAGAGCTTCAACTTGCGCTTCTTCAGATAATAGTTTATATTTAGCATTATTCCTTACTGCAACAAAATGTGCTTGTCCTTTTCCAAAAATAACATTTTCTAATTTTAATACATTACCTAAGAATGGTTGTCCAAATGCTGTTTCAGGAGAATTAAATACTTGTCTATATCTAGAACTATCTGTTGTAAATGCAGATAATTGTTCTGGTTGTAATGGGTTTAATGTTGATCTTCTACTTACAGTGGGAACAAACACTTGATCATAGTCAATATATCCTGTAACTTCATTTAAATTTTGTATAGTAGGAAGTGTAAAAGTAACTTCAGCACCACAAGATGGAGGAAGTCCTCCATCAGGACATATAATTTGAACATCGTTGTCTACTGTTACAGATGCGTATAAATCTTCAGCAGGAATTAAACTTCCTAAAAACAAAGCAGTAGGATCTAAAAAATTAGATTTACTTTCTGAACTATTGTTTCTAGAAAAAGGTGTATTCCATTTAATTGTAAAACCTGATGTGCTATTTTCTGCTGTAGCATAATAAACATCATAGTTTCCTGGACCAATTAAAATTCTACCTCCAGTTCTTACTGGTCTAGAAACAGAAAGAAACTCATGCGTTTCTCCTACTGCAATTCTTCTAGTAGTTTCTTTTCCTGTATTAATGTCTATGTATTTATATTTACCTGGACCATTTAGTAGAGAATATCCATAATCAGGATTTATTACTAACCAAGGTTCGGCAGCTGTTTCATATGCATTATTATTTTTTATCAAGAAAGGATCTTCATTAAGATCATTATATGGATAATTAGGAAAGTAAAAAGTTTGTTCTTGTTTAGTGTATTCACCAACGTTTCTTAATATTCCTTTACCAACAATAGATTTGTTTGTTCCTCTGTTACCTCTTACAATTTTAAATCCTTCTATATTATCTTTTTGAGCTAATGTAAGATTTGAAGAAGCAATTAAACTATTTACTTGATTAAGATCTATTTTTACACCAATAGGAAATACAGCATCGTTCTGCATCACCATACCCTCTGCTGATATAAACATTGCAGATTCAAAATGTGGAGATACTAATACATCTGGGAACTTATGATGTCTAATTGGTTGATTAGCTAAATCACCCCATATAGCCTCATTACAAGGATATACATCTTCTGATTCCCAATAAGCAAATTCACCATATTCATGTGGTGTAGCATTTCCAATATTAATAATAGAAGGTGATGTTCCAGTAACTGAAGCTGTATTATAAATTCTCCAATATGGTGCTTCTGTTCCTTCTCCTATAAAATCAGGATTACTATTTAAAATATTTGGTAACGATTGTTCTAAAAAAGATATAGCTCTACCAGGAATATGAAAACCATCTGTTTGTTTTCCATTCTTAAGCAAGAAGACAATTTCAAATGCATACACCTCATCACGTAGGTATCCTCTAAGATTAGTAGCATTTAATTCATCTGAATAGTTTTCTGTTGCAGGAATTTTATATGTTTCCCACTGTAAGTTTATATTAGACGCTATAGATTGATAATTAACTCTATCAATAGATGTTAGTCCTTTCCACACAAGAACGTCTTGTACAGCTGTTATATCATCTGCTAATTCATAATATGGAAACTTTTCAAATATATCAGAGATACTTAAACCTATTTGTATTTGACCTGTGTAGGTTATGTTCTGTGTTAAAGAATCTATAAAATATGTTCCTATTAATTCAGGAGTGGATATATCATTTATTGTTTTAATTACAGCAAGATTGAAATATTGAAACTGTCCTGTTTCATCTAAGTTGCTAACATTAACAACAATAGATTTACCCACTGCATAATTAAAATTAACAGTGGTTATCCGTGGATCAGCAATAGGTGTAGGATTTGTAATTGAATAATAAGCTGTGTAAGGATTCCCTACTGAATCAGCATATTGTATAGCAAACTGATATACACCAGCAATTAAGTTTCCACCTGTCACTACATCAACAATAGCTAATTGTGGGATGTTAAAATTAGGTTGCAATTTTAATTGATTACAATCTAGTTCATTTGAATACAATGGATCACATCCTGAATAATTTGAAACAATAGTTCTAGGAATACTTTCAATATCTAAATATCTTCTTCCATTATTATCTGGCCAAAATATCTCTGTTGAGCAGTTAGATATTTTATGTACCACTTTATGTATTGGATAGTTTACATCAAAGTTTAAACAATTAGCATTTACTAATGTTTGATATACACAATCATTATTATCCATAAATCCTATTTCACTTTCTTCAGTTACAGGATTCTTTAAAAAGAATATATGTTTATTTTTTTCTTGTATGAAATGTGTACCTAAAAGAACAAAGTTATTTGGGAATGTAACACATAATTCATTACCAGGTTCGTTTTGATAATTAACAGAATTAGAATCAAAATTTTCCACAGCAGCATTCAGGGCATAAGTTAACATCCCTGGTTTAATTTGATTAGCTGTTTGATCTAGATTTAATCCAACAGTAGCATTGTTATACTCTTGTTTAATATTCCCTTGTTGTTGTTCTTCTGCCATAACTATTAATTATTACGTCTTCTACCAGCTCTATTAGTTCTGTTTGGAAGTTCGTACATATTAAATCTATTTAGATCATTTTTAATTCTTCTCTGCTTAGCATATGCATCTTGTTTCTTAATTTCTATAGATGCCATGATAAATGATTCTTCATAAGCTTGCTTATGATAAATTAACTTTTGCTGTAACTGATTAAATGTTTCATCATTAGTTTGATTAGTAAGCATTTCAAACACTTTAAACTTAATGAATGCTTCTACATACTCTCTTATACGATAGTTATCTGGAATCATTTGATTACCGATAGTATCATACTCTGTAGCATAAAATATTAATTGAACTGTTCCATTTCTAAAATTAGTAACAAACTTGTTATCTCTAATGTCAAATGAATCTAATCCTGAAGAACCAGGAGTAAAGTTTTGTCTTGGTACATTTTGACCATATGTTTCTAAATCACTTGAATAATTTAAACTACAATTCTGTCTTGCAGAAATGTTTCCTGGTTTAAGTAAATAAGATTGTTTATAAGAACGTGTTTGTTGTGTATTTGTTTTATATACAGCTTGTATTAGTTCAGGCATACACTCAGGACATCCTGTTGTACATTCTAAATTTGTACAAGCCACTCCTCCATAAGTTACTGGAGCTACTTGTATAGTAGTTGAACTAGCTGCTTGTGAATAAAATGAATTAGCTGATTGATATGGTAGCTGAGGAATTTCTGTACACATCCAAGCTTCTCTAACAGCATAAAAATTATCAGGAAGTCTAGCTTGAAAGTCTTCAATAAACAAAACTGTTTCACTAATAACATATGTTGTTCTTCCTAACTTCTGAAGAGCTTTGTCTAAATATGTTGGAAATAATAAATCATCCACTGCTCCTGTATCAAAATAGCTCTTAAGCTCTTCTTTAACTGTAGAATAAACTGGTTCAGGGGATATAAAATTGTATTTATAATAGTAGCTCATAATTTATGATTTCCATTGATTGTAAATGTGTTGATACTTATCATTGGTTTTTAAGTAGTGTGACAATAGTCTTGATGTAAGTCTAGAAGGTTTGAAATACCAAAGATCAGAGTTTTTAAATCTTGCTGATTGTTTAAACCACATCCATCCAAAAAAGAAACCTTCTGTATGATAGTTGAAATTGTATATCACCTTTCCTTTTTCTTTGGTCTTTTGCCAATCTATAGGAAGATTAACAAACTCTTTACCATCAATATTATTCTTTAGTTTTCTTCTTTTCTTTTTATTAATTGAAAATTCTCCAAATCCAAAAGGAAGTCTTGCTTTTTCTCCAGTCTCTAAAATATATTCTTTAAATGCTTCATTGTAGGTGTATAATATATTCCTCCATTCATCGTAAGTAAGTGTAATAGCTGGATGTTTTTTACAGAAATTATTATAACTGTCTTTACTAGAAGATCTCCAATCAATTTTTGTTCTTGACATTAATTAGTTGGTTTTGAGTTTGGAGCTTGTCCATCTATTCCTTCTTGACTAATGTCTGTTTTAATTTGGAAATATGTAGATAATAATTTTCTTGATGTTAATTCTAACACTTGTTGTTCTAAGTATCCAGGAAGAGGAAATTCTTTGTCTAAAGGATTTTTACATATATCTTCAAGTGCATATTCACCTCCACATCCACATTCAGGATACATGATATTATTGTCTACATCTTCTTCAAAGAAAGCTACAAATCTAATTGCTTGTAGCAAAGGGTTAGTAACATATAGATATCCGTTAGATATCCAAAAATAAGTTTCATTTTTAATTACAGGAAGTTTAAGTAAGTTTATATATCTATTTACAGATATTTCTTTTAACTTCTTTCCTTTACCACTCATTGCATTAATGGAATAAACTCCTTGAATAACATATTGGTAATTACCTTCTGATATACGTGGAAGTTTAAACTTAGTTCTTGCAATACTACATTCATCAACATAATTACAACATTCAGAAATAGGAACTTCACACATCTCAAGACATGGTATAGTAGTGAACAATGTATCAGTTGCCCAAAGCTTTCTAAGATTGGTTTCACGTTTAATAAGCAATAAAGAATTATTTCTTATTTCGCTAGCTATTGCTCTATCTGTTATTAATGAATCTGTAGAAAGTATCTTGTGAACACTTCTAACATCTGATACTAATTTTCTTAATGTTGCCATAATTTATATTCTTTCTTTAAACCATTTGAATTTATAAGCAGTTGGTTTTTTATTATTAACACATGAAGATATATGTGATATATCAAATTTTAACTCTCTCTTAATATCTGACATACTATCCCAAACTTTAATAAATGTATTATCTAAACTATATTGATAAACTTTAAATGCTCTATGATGATCTTTTCCAAATTTACCTCTAGTAGAATGATTCTTTTCTAAATTTTTAATACATTGTTCTTTTCTAATACCTATCATTCTTTTTTTAGCAGAAATAGATTGTTTAAGTTTTGTCTCTTTAGAAAGTATTACTCCATCTCTTCCTTCTCCTCCATTTGTAAAATTACACAAAGTTCCTAAATTTAAATCTTTTCTACCGTATAATTTTATAAATTCTTTTTCTTTCTCTATTATAAAACTTCTATTATCACTTTCAAATAAAATTTCTACATCATAGTTTGTAAAATTTATTATGTTTAACCAGTGATTATTTCTATTCTTAGTAGTATAAGCTCTTCTATATTTTTCAGAATCTTTACTATAAGATTTAGTATTTTTATTAATTTTTCCTATACCAATATAAAAAATCTCATTCTTATCTAATCTAATATGTCTATATAAGTAATACATTATATACGACATTCGAACTCTGCAATCTTGCCTAATATAGGATCATATACAAGAGCTAATGCTGCACGTACTGAGTGTACAAAGTTATTATCTAGGTGCCATCTATCTGTTCCAGATAAGCTAGGCATTTGTTGTATTCTTACACCTTTGACTTCTTTAGCCATATAATGGTGTTTATCTCCTGTGTGTATCTCTCTGTATTTAGCATTACCAAAGAAATAACTATATTCAGGATGTGTAGCAAACAATAAAGGAAGATCATCTAATTTACAATTACCATGGTGCCATCCAATAAATGTATTACCGAGCACCTTTGCTTTAATAACTGAATGTTCTCTTATAAAATCTACATCAGCATCTTTACTAAAATACACATCTAATGCGTGTGCTAGATAGAAAGATTTAGTTCTATCATGGTTACCCTGTACAAGAACAACTGTAACATCATTACAATGTTGTCTTAACATATTGATTGTATCTACAAGAACAGCAAATCCTAATTCATACTCTTCTGCATAATCCATTATAGTGTCTTGTGGTGTACCTTGTGTAGTTTGGTTTTGATAGTTATCTGTATGAAAGAAATCATTTGATATAGGAAGTACAACAGTGTTTATATTGTAATTAGCTTCCACTTTATTAATCAAAGACTGAGCCACATTAAAATATCTTAAAGCTCGTGCCCCAGGACTATTGTCACCATCTACACATTTTTTAGCTAAATGAAAATCAGCTATAGATATTTCTACATCCACGTGATCTTTTACTAGACTAGGATCTGCTTTAATGATTGATATATTGGTTGGTGTGTAGTTTTCTAAAAACTTAGCAAAGTCTTCAGGAGAATAGTCTTTAGGTTGTTTTCTCTTTGAGAAGATGGAAGAAGTAAACTTTCCATTGGGTAACATCTTAGACCAGTAGTTGGTAATGATGTATTTATCTAGATTTATCTTGTGTAGTTTGGCTAGTGCTATATCATCTTTAGGTTCAAAGTTACTAGTGACAGTACTTTCTATTGTACCTTTTTCAACATTTACCTTTCTAGTTTCTTCTGTATAATTCTTATTTACATTTGCTGGATCATCGTCTTTCTCTCTGAGTTCTTTAAGAAGCTCATTCACTTCGTATTCACTTATTCCTAACTTATCTGCGTAGAACTTTTTACTCTTCTTCTGGGTTAACAATTCTTCTAATCTGTACAACAAGCTTTGATTTTCAGACATATTTGTTTATGTTAGTTAAAAAATATCGTAAAGATAAAGAATAGTTTTTATATATTCCAAATAATTTTAGTTAGAGCTGTAACTATTTATAATCAAATTAGTTATAAAACAAAAACTCCCCAAGAATAAACTTGAGGAGAAACTTAGTAAAACCAATAAAACTAAGTTTTTTATAATGTTAAATAGTAGTAGTAGTGGTAGTTGTTGGTGCCACTGTTGTGGTTGTAGTGGTTGTTGGTGATACTACAGGTATATCAATAAAATTAGTACAAGACAATCCTAATGATAAAACTCTAATAGTTGTTGTAAAATCAGGAACTAATGCTGAAGCATATCCAGCAATTAAAGTGGCTCTACTAATGTTTGTTTCAAAAGCAGAAGTAAATCCATCTATATCTGAATATAAGTTAAAGGGCCCTGCTGAAGTTCCTGCTGTAGTTAATGTTATGTATACTGTCATATTATATTGGTTTAAAGTGGAAGAGTTGTGGTTGTAGTGGTTGTAGTAGGACAAATTCCTCTATCTGATTTAATAAATACACCAAACCTTTGTAATGTAGAAGGTATTATACAAGGTGTATCTATAGATTGTGAAATATTTAATACTCCTCCAACAAAAACTGGATCTTTTCCAGAATTACATAAAGCTGCAACCCATATTCCAGGACTTGCTTCTCCCTGTAAATTATAATAATGACATTCTTCTACCACTGTAGTAGTAGTTGTAGTTGTTTCACATCCCCATACAGTTTCACAATCTACAGTGTTATTTACAATTGTTGTAAATTGATTATATAAACTTATATTGTTAGTAATGTTATTAATAATTGTTTCAACCATTCCTGGACCACATATAAAGCCATCTATAGATTCAAACACACTAGTTAATGTGTCACAGTTTGCCACTCCTATACAATCTAAAGCAGGTCCTTGGTATACGACATCATCTGTTGATGTTTTACATCCACATGGATTGTTTTCACATCCACAATTTGTATTAATATTATTTGTACAAGACATTTTTATTTATTTTTAAATTATTATTAACAAGTACCTTCAAAAGATACTTCACCTTTATATAAAGGGGCAGTTGTAGTAGGCGTACCATTAGCACATACTATCTGAGTTGTATTTCCTGGAACTATTATAGGAATATCAGGTCTTCCTAAACAAGCATTGTAGAAAAATAGTATTGAGTCTTCAGTCTTAGCTTCTAAACCATAAGAAGCACAACCAACAAATTCTGTAGTGGAAGATGTTGTTGTTGTGGTTGGTGCTGCTGTAGTAGTGGTGGTAGTTGTACACTCTGTTTCATTTACTATAACAGCTTGTGTCAATACTAATGTATTATTAATTATACAAGGTGTAACAACTGTATTTCCAGCTAATGGTATAATTCCTCCTGTTCTAGCAAATGCACACGTAGTAGCAATCCAACTTGCATTGTTTACCAATGCTTGAAGTGTATAAGTTACACACGCATCTGCCACAGTGGTAGTAGTGGTTGTTGTAGAACTACTACTTGATGTTGTTGTAGTGGTTGAACTACTACTTGTTGTAGTTGTGGTGGTTGGTTCTACCGTAGTGGTAGTGGTAGTCGTAGTTGGTACTGGCCCACATGCATCTATAGTCTCACAACTTATCACTCCATTAACAAGTTCTATAAACTCAGGATATTCTTCTGGGTTATCTTGTATAAGATCTAATATATATTGAGTTAGTTCTATACTACATAAAAAATAACTTAATTGTTGTAAAATTTCAGAAGCTGTCATTCCTGGAGTAATACCAGAACATTCTCCAGCAATACCCTCATAAATTAAATCACTAGCTGTAAGTCCAGAGTGATTACAACTTGTTCCAGGATTATTTGGAGTTTCTGTACAATTACATTTTTTTGGTAGGAATGGCCACATATTAAGCTGGGATATACATTATATAATAACAAGCAAAAACTGGTTGAATATTTGAATGAGGTAAATTACCTCCTGTAGGTTTATTATCTATTGTTGTAACAACAGTTAAGTTTGTTGATGCTGGAAAAGTTGTTAATCCTGAAGCCAACACTCCATTGTTATAAGCTGAAGGACCTCCTGATCCACTTCCTCCTCCTGGTAAATCATGTTGATGAGGTTCTTCTGTAACTACAGAAGCAACAGTGTTTGGATGAAAATGACTTGGCATTTGTGTAACTCCTAATGTAATTTGATTTGCTCCTTGAGTTGTACTTAAAGCATATGCTGGATTACCATTTACTCCAGGTAGAACTGCAGGATCTGTTATAGTATTTCCTAACATAGAAGTAGATGTTACTAAAACTCTTCCTCTTAAATCAGGAACTCCTGGGTTAGCTCCATTACATAAAAATATTCTATCCCATATACCTAGTCCTGCACCTGATCCATCAAAATTAGCAAATGATCCTCCAGGAGGAAAATAAGGAACTGCAGCATAAGGAACCATTCTGTTACTTATTAATTGTTGCGAAGGTGCTGTTGCTAAATAATTTGCTGCATAAGTATTAAAGTCAGTAATTAAAAGATAATTAACTAAATTTGTTGAAATTGTTGATACAGCACTATTCAATGTACAAAGATTAGTTATTACTGCTTGTAGAATAGCATGTGTATTTGAAGAAGCTGTTACACCTGTTAAACATCCAATTGTGTAATCTGCATTTAATATATCTAATTCACTATTGATACTAGCTACTTCTGTTTCTAAATCACATACTGATTTAATAATAGCTGTTAATATATCATTTAAAGATATTCCTGTACATCCTGAACATACAGGAAGGTTGTTATTAATAATTGTACAAAGTATAGAAGGATTTAGTGTTGGGAATATTTCTTCTCCTAATATAAAAGATTGTATATAATTAAATATTGTTTCTTCTATAGACAATAAAGTATCACCATTAGTAATACCAAGACCAGGAACATCTACTCCTGTATATTTTACGCACTGATCTGAGATAGTTTCAGCACATCCATTAAAGCAATTTGTACAAGACATAATATATATATTTTATTTTATTTTATTTTATTTTATTAATTTAAAACTACATTACCTGATCCAATAAGTGCAACTAATGCGTTGTAAGCAACATCACTCGCTGACGTTCGTTTAGGTGTTGAACCACATTTAATTATAAAGTCACTATAAGGGACATAAATATAACTAGGTTGAATATCATTTAACAAATTGTCTGTTTCTGTTGAGTTAAACCCTGTCCAACTACCACCAAATGCTGGTTCTATAGTTAAACCTGTATAGGAAGAAGCCCAAGTTCTACCTGATGAAGAATAACTAAAGTTATTATTACCATTTTGTACAGTAAAACTAATTATTAGTGGTGGTAATAAAAATAAATCACCAGTTAAAGTATTAAAGCCTCCTATGCGTATAGCAATTGATGATAATGGTAATGTTGTTATATCACCACTAACTGTATTATTACCAAGTATAAGAGCAATCTCTATGTTTGGTGGTAATGTAGATATATTACCACTTATTGTATTATCTCCATCAATTTCACAGATTATAAGTGACCTTGGTAAATTTAAAACAGTTCCACTTATTGTGTTATCACCATCAATTCTTAGTTGTCTTACTGAAGGTAAATCAGATGTATCACCACTTATAGTATTAAAACCTCTAATTATCATCGTTGAACTTGTCAGCATACGTGGTAAATCAGATGTATCTCCACTAACTGTATTATTACCCTGTAAATCTAGTGTACTAGTTAAAGTGTTTGGAAATCCTGATGTGTCACCACTAATAGTATTAGTACCATATATACCCATAAGTGTTAAAAATCTTGGTAAATCAAATGTAGTTCCACTAACATCAGTATTTTGAAGAACTAACTCAGTTATAGTGCGTGGTAAATTTAAAACATTTCCAGTAATAAATAAACCATCATTAGGCCATGCTCTTAAATCATCTAATTGATCTAATTTCTCTAATTCACTTGTTGATGTCCATAATGATTGAGAGTTGTGAGGATTTGTTTCTGATTTAAAGGCTGTTATTGACGATAGATCTGTTGATAAAATTTTAATTTGTCCTGTATATGGTAATAAATATGTGTGAAATATATTAGTTGATCCTGATGGGAATGATTCTATATTACCATCTCCCCAATCTATATAATAAGGAAGTGACGCTGTTATTCGAAACCCATATATTGGTGTGGTACTACTCACAGTAGGAAAAATTTCAGTAACACCTTCAGCGTTAATTATAAAATCTTCGAGTGGTGCTTCTGTAGTGGTGGTTGTAGTAGTACTACTTGTACTAGTAGTTGTAGTACTAGTAGAAGTACTGGTACTAGTAGAAGTACTGGTACTTGTACTAGTAGAAGTGCTTGTACTAGTACTTGTAGATGTTGTTGTAATTCCTGTACCAGAAGTACGACAGCTACAATCTTTTATACATCCAGATGTGAACCTTCTCACTTTACTAGCAATCATATTAACAGTGAAATGTCCTGCATAGTTTGGATTACACACCTTGTACTGTAGAATACGTTTATAGTTCAATAAATCAGAAAGTAACTCATGGTTGAAAGATTTGTTTAGCATAAATACAACATTGTTATATAAGCTAACACTCATCTCTGCAACCTTGCAGTCTATACTTTCAATTAATGAACATATATCTTCGCATTCTGCACAATTAGTTAATCTAGGTGTTAACATGATCTAAAAAATTTTAATGCTTTATTTACAGCAGCACGACAAGTTGCGCATAAGCCATCTTTTAATTGACACCCACAACCAACATTAGTACCACAAGTTCTACAATTTGCCATTTGATTTTAATTAAAGTTGTTTATATAATTATTACCAGAACATCCACAATTATTTCTTATGAAAGCTGTTAGTGCTTTATCTGCTTGATTATATAGTTTATTTGCATTTACTATTGCACAGTTATTAGCTGCTGCAATTGCTCCTTGAATAAAGAAATATATGGAATTTAGTTCCACTTTTGATTGTGTTCTAATTGCACTATCGCACTCCATCATATCAAGTGTCATAAAAGCTTCATCGAATCTCTCTTGAATTTTATCTGTACGCATAATAGATTTTTCTATAAAGTTTGCATATGCAGGTGCAATGGAATATCTCAAGTGATATACACCATCAGGAAGAGGTTGATTAATGCCTGCTGATGAAATTCCTAAATTAGCTGACGTAAATGTATTATAACTATTTACATCAAAAGGAATAATTGCAACATTGAATCCAGGAGGAGTTATTTCTATTGTTGGAGAAGTAACTACAGGAGGATCTGTTAAATACGTAGAAGTATCAACAACACCAAGTGTTAATGTATTATATGTAGGAACTACTAAGAAATCTAATTTTAATGTTGGCATGTTTTTATAATAAATATGCCAGAGGAATATGAGATTTCCTCTTTCCCCTGGCATAGGTTATTTAATAATAATTTTTTTACTTCTTCTTATCCTTATGGAATGTTAGTAGAAGTTGTAGTAGTAGTTGAAGGAGCAGCAGTACTAGTAGTAGTTGTTGTAATAATACAAGCATTGTTATCTACAACAGCACCTAAAGCAGCTACTAACACTTCTTCAATGTCAGCAGCAATTGTACCAGTACCTGAAGCAGCATTTGGAACAGCAAGGATTACCATAGAATCTTCCATAATGTAATCACCCCATTGGTAAGCAGATTTATCATATTCATTGAATTTGATATAATAAGTATCATATGTAGCACCACTAGATACCCAAGACTCAAAGTTCTCATTGTAACCAGCCATTCTGTAAAGGTGTTTCAAGTAACCAGCTTGGTAGCTATAGAAGTTTTTCTCTAATTGAGCAATTTCTGCAGATTGTCCTGAAGCGTAAGAAGCACGTTGTGTGATTACAGAGTTAGCAACAATGTTACAGTTGTCAGCAACAATAAAGTCAGCAGTAGTAGCTGGACCAGAATAAACAAAAGTTCTAAAAGACATTCTGTCATATTCAAAAGGGAAAGCAGCAACATCACATGGCTGACCATATACTGTTAAAGGTTTTCCAGTAATACGTAAAATAGTACCACCTACATTTTCAAATGTAAAGAATGTGTTAAAGCTAATGTTATCAGGATTGATACCAGGAGCTTGTGCAGTTAATTTTGCAATCAATTGATTAATTAATGCATTTGCATCAACATCGGTACATGGGTCACCACCACAATCACAACAAGGTGCTTGTACAGTTACTGAACGTGTAAATCCATTGAAATACAATGTATTAATGTAAGAAGAGCTAGCACGCAATGTAAGTGTTAATGTATCACCACATTGTACAGAGAAATTAGTTACATCTGTAATTTGATTCGCAGCTGTAGGACATCCTGATGCTTTGTACCATTCTGTTACGTTAGAGCTGTTAGGTCTAACTGTCTGAGCAGCTCCTGTAAGAGGCAAAGCTCCACCAGCAATTCTGTCAGATCTTTTAGATCCTTGTAAATAAGTGTTATCTCTACCTTGTGCAATGTAGAAATAAGGAAACGTAGCAATATCTGTGCTATCTACTGTAGCATACAAATTGTTAAAGATTCCCACAATACCTGGGTCTAGGTCTTGTGTTGAGCCAGAGCTAGGGAGCGTTGCTTGCCCTACTGGAACCACGAATACCGTGGTTAATGAAAAATCAGCCATTTTTATTTATTTAAATGTTAATAAAGTTTATTCGTTTGTTTGTATTCTATATTGTGCACTTTGAACTGCAGAAGCATTTTCTGTATACATTGCTAAATTTTGCACTGTAAGATCTAGAAGTTCATCTTCTAAATATAATTCTAATTCACAATCTGTATTAATTGATGGATTGCCATCTAACATTATATATCCTTCTTTATTTATATAATCAGGATAACGCATGTACATTATATTTAAACTAACTGGTTCAAATGTACCATCTGTAAAAATACTTATTTCATCAGATGCAAGAATATTAAATGTTTCTTGATATTCAAATGAAGGTTTATAATGATCATTATTTAATATAAATTGAAGATCACCATGTTTAGCAAGATCTCGATTAATCCAAATCTTTCTGTTCTTACATCTTCCTTTATCTGCTAATAGATAACTATCTACATAAAACATATATTCTGGAAAAAGATCATGAACGCTAGCAACCCATTGATTTATATTTGGATCTCTTAATGTCAATGTTAGAGGTTGATGGTTATAATCCATTACAAGACTTTGTAAATCTTCATAACGTTTTTTAAATGAATCTTGTCCTAATTGACTAACAATACTTATACCATCAATTTTTTGCTTTATTAACTTAATCTGAGCTTCATTTAAAGCTAGGATTTTGTCTTCTAATTGAATTTGTTGATGTTCATTAGTTGATAGTTTATTTAGTTTCTGATCAATCTTATATAATAAACTATCTACTGGTATCATATTCTTTTATATTTTTAAACTAGCTACTAAATAGCAGCTAGTTTTTTAGTTTTTAATTTACCTTCTAATATTAATAACTCATCTTGGTTATCATCATCAGCAAGGAATCTAATTAAATCTTCTTCATCTTTTGCCACTTCATATTCACCTTCATAAACCTTACCGTTAGGTTTGATTCTATATACTGAATGTGCTGTAGCTTGTTTAACAAGATCTTTAATATGTAGAAGGGCATCTTTCATGTCAGCAAATCTGTTGAATACTTCAACTGGACTTAATCCTGAATATTTACCATTCTTGAATTCTGTTTGTTTTAACACATTATCAACTAAATTATACACAACCTCTTCTTTTGTTTCTTCTGTTACTGGAAGACCTAATAGTCTTGCAACTTTTTTCTTCTTCTCAGGAGACATAGAATCAAACTTAACAATTGCTTTGTTAATCAATTGTTTTTTCTTGTATATAACAGCATTCTCAATTTCATCATCAACAACATAGAACTGTGTCTCTGCTGGATACTCACCTCTTTCCCAAGCTTGGTGACTTGAAGCAATTGTGGGATGTACTCTCAACCATGAAAAAGCAATTTCTTGAAAAGCATTTCCTAGATCAAAATAGTTATCACCATCCATTAATTTAACAGATTGAACATGTGTTTGATCATCTGGAGAAAGTGACAATCCATAATTCCAGAATTGTGAACGAGGTCCTAAATCAATATCCCCTATTTCCTCTTCTAATCTTTTTTTAAGATTTGTTACTCTTTCTGTTTCAAGTTGTCTTTCAGTATCATCTTTGATTCGTTTGATGTAAGATGCAGTTGGATCTAATCCTGTTCTATACTTTCCATCTAATTCTTTGTAAGGATATTTAAAAACTCCTGTACCAGGAATTCTTGTCATTCCTTTTTGTGATAGACCACTGTCCATTGTTTGCAATTGCGAACTGTTATACTCACGTTTGATTGTAGAGATTTTGCCTGTTTTAGCCATAATGTAGTTAAATTTAATAATTGGTTTATTTTAGTAGAGTGGTTCCATCGAAGGAACTTGATCCTGGATACTATCCATACCAAACACTCTTGTTTACTATTTTAAAGTGCAGGTGCTAAGGCAAATGCTTAGTTGGGCACTATTTGAGATCAATCCCCTCTAGGAGGGAGAGGAGGTGAGGGGATCTTTCTCGGAAATAAGAGATGTATGCTGTTCTATAATGGGAAGCAATACACCTTCAATTTTATTATTAGAATTGTGGGATTTCCTCAATCAACACAGTTCTTGATAAATCTTCAATAAATACATCACATCTGTCTTTCATCCAGATTTCGTATCCTGGGAATTTGTTAGCACTTGACATACCTTGAGATTTAGCAAAACCTAAGTGATGACGAGTTCCATCAATATAACCCCAAGTCATAGAAGGAGCACCTTTCATTCTCACTTCTCTAATGTTATTCACCATTGAACCATCAGACATTGGAGAAACATCAAACACCATAAATACAGGAGTGCTCTTTTTGTTTTGTCCAAACTCTAAGTTAGTTTGTGGTAAATCTAATTCTTTCAAGTGAATCAATTCAACTCTACCAGTCTCACGTGTTACCATTGCATCAAATGCAAAGTTGTAAGTGATATGTTGTCCTTCACCTTGCATAAATCTGTTTCCAGAATCAGCCATAAATGTAAGACCAGAATTCAATGCATCATTTTTCAAAGCTTGTTGGAATACATCGAATCCAGCTTCATTAGTATACATTTTTACACTTCTGTCTTTTACATCCACTCTTCTGTAGAAAAGATCACCAAATACAGAACGAATTAAGTTAGCAGAGAATTCACCTCTGTTATATTGTACTAAGTTTCCATTATTACGCATTCTGTGATATACACCAGCAGACGTACGTTTAACTTCTTGTTTAGAACCACCAGATTTAACTGTACCTGGTTTAGCCCAAATCATACGTTTAACTTTCAATTCAATCATAGATTTACGCATCCAGAATTCGATGAACGGTTCCCATTTAACATCATTACGTGTAAGTGGTAATTGGTTACGTCTTTGTGGAGCATATACCAAAATATCAAGAGGTTTACCAGAAGCATCTCTCATCATTTTGTCATCAGCCCATTCTGTGATTTTGTGCTCATAACCATATGCAGAACCTAAAGATTCAAACATTGTGATTTGCTCACCTAATCTTGGAAGACCTAATAAGTCTTGATCAAATTCACCAATAGCAGCATCAACTAATTCTAGTTCAATACCATACTGTAAGAATGTAGGATTAACAAAGTCAATAGTTGGATTATCAGTCACAAGAGTGAATGAATAAAGGTAACCCATGTTCCAAGGTAATGGATCTTTGATCACGTAGAAACGTGGACCGTACTGACGTGTACCTACAGAGATGATAGCGTTTTTAGAAAACTCATTAGTATCTAATACTAATTGGAATTCTTGACCATCAATACCTGTTTTACCAGCATCGATTAAATCTTGTGTGGTAGAAGGAATGTCAATAATTTTTGGGAACTTGTAAGGAACAGCTACTTGCCATTTCCACGCATCACTATTATTATCAATATAATAAGGTGTGCTTTTGTTGATCATGTCTAAGAAGTCATTGCTATACAATGAGCTCTGTGTGTAAAGACTGATGATTTTTTTATCATAGTCTGCAGGCTCAGTAGAGTGAAAACTCTCTAAGTGGTTAGAGTCTGTTAGTTTCCCTACTGCACGTTTGTCCATAGACGCTACACGAGCATAAGTAAAACCAGTTAACCCAGGAATTGTTTGAATTGCCATT